TATATTATCGTTAGAGGTTCCAAAAGCTCTTACATATCTTCCATCATGGTTGTGGTCTGAATCAGATTTACCATTAATTAATCCTGCTAAAACTCTACCCTAATTAGCAGAAAGAGAACTAGTAGTGGAATCACTAGTTAAGTTATCCACTACTGGTCTCCAAGTAGAATTGATAATTACTACACCATTAGTATTAGTTAATGTAGTATTACTACCATTTCGTAAGTCTAAAGTATGAGAACCTATACTTACATTATTTATTTTTATATCTCTCCAAGTATTTGTATCTGTGCCCTAAAATTTAACCCCTCGTGCAAATATATTATGCCCTCTGAGGTCAAATGTAATATCTTTGTTATTTGGTGGAGATGTTAAGGCTGCCACCGTAGAGGGATTAAATGCTATTTTCATTATTTATTAAACATGTTCATATTCATTTGTATCTAAATTATACCATGAAATTCCAAAATCTATTGTGACTGTATTATCAGTCTCAGTTTTAGCAACATATATATCTCCTGAAGCGTCTATATTTAAAGCTTTACTACCTATAGATACATTACCTATCTTAATATCTCTCCATGTATTAGTAAATGCATTAGCAGGTAATTTATACCAACTAGGAGTTGCCGTTCCATTTGAAGAAGCTAATAAATAGAAAGCACTATTAATTAATGTTGTATTAGTATTAATTACTTTAGGAGCTAAACCATTTGAAGTATTATTTACAACTCCATAAGTAGTATTTGCCCATGGTACATTAACATACAAACCTCCTGTAGTAGAATCTGCTTCTACTTTATAATTCTTATCTTTAGTTGTGTAACTAGTATTAGCACTAAAGGTAATGTTATGAGTAGTAGTGTCTTTAGTTATAGTAATACCTAAGCCATGTTTAATACTAAGATTTCCTGTATCTGTAGCACCTCCTTGAAATTCATCTCCGTCTACATATATTGGACGCCAATTATTTACTCCTACTGGGTCATATCCTAACGCATTTCTAACATTAGCTGCAGTTAAAGATATTTTACCATTTGTGTCAACTGATATAGTAGCTTTATCTCCTGCTGCATCTACAATAACACCCCCTATAGTGGTAGCAGTTGCTGGAGCAAGAGCAATCTTTTTTGCACTCGAACCATTATAGGAGAATGCTATAATACCTGCTCCGTTAGATAAAGAGTTAGATACTTTATTAGCTGTTCCAACAGTTAAATTAGCAGGATTTGCCCAAGTAGGTGCACTACCAGTTCCACCTGAAACCAAAATATTTCCAGTAGCACCTGCACTTACTGGGGCAAACATAGTTAAGCCAGAGGTATCATTAGAATATATTTTATGTACCTTACCGTTAATTACAAAATCAATAGTACCATTGATATTAGTCTAAGCTACTGTCCATTCGGCAGCCTTATTAGTACTACTAGCAGTAATACACATTAACAGGTCGCCTGCTTCACATTGAAACCCTTCATAATTACCTGACTTAGTAACTCGATAAGTATCACCCACCTATGCAGATGGTATATCTGATTTTACATCATTAACTAAGTATTTATTTGTATCTGAGGTACCATTGTATGTAGGATTTAACCCAATAGTACCTTTAAATCGCATTGCTGAATTAATTACATAACTATCATTAATTTTCTAATTAATAGTTGCAGAATCCCACAAATGCTCATTATCTGGATTGTTACCATCTGTTATAGGTAATTTATTAATAGGAATTGTACCATTCCCCCAAGGAATATAGTCAGTTCCATGAGTGATAATATGTCCATCTTTAGTAAAAATTAATTTAACATAGTCATTTTCCTAGGAACCTTCTAAGCTAGGAGAACTTGCTGTTAAATCTTTATATTTAGCTACATCCTTATATTGTGTTATAAAATTAAGTAGTGCCATTTCCCCAAATTAATTTAATATTATTATTTTCGTTAATAAAATCATCTCCTAAATTTAGATTAGCTTCTGTATTACCATCATATGTAACATATTGTACTCCATTTACAAATATGTTTAATTTCTCAACTGGTTCTGCATTAATTATTTCTCCCTATTTATTATATTGAATCTTTAGATTCTAAGGACTTTCATTTGGAGTTATTACAGTTCTTTCTATATAATCTCCTAAAGTCTATACTCTATTTTTATAATTAACTAATACTGCTTCTTGTGAAGTTCTTGGAAATATAAGTGTAGTACCATGTTTAAGTTGTTCAATATGTTGTGACATTACTTCCATCCATTAAGTTATCATATAAATCTTTAGGAATTTCGTAGTTAACCTTAATTATAGTGCCACTACTATTAGTTACCGGAATACTAGTTATGTAATCTGATAAATCAATAGTAGTTTTAGACTCTCCTAATTTTTCCCACTTATAAGTTTCACCTACTTTAACACATAGCCATTCTACAAATATATTCATTCCATCTTCAGTATTATCTGAAGTAGTTGGAACTAAATATAAAGTATTAGTTACTTCTGCAGATGCCAACGGTAATGCGGAAACAATCTTATAAATATCTCCAATATTAGCAGTTGTACTAATTACTCCATCTTTAATAACTATACCGTTACCAGCTGTTAATTTATCCTATTTAGTATCCTATAAATTTTTAATATTTATAGTATTAGTACCAACTACTCCTGTTAAACTATATAAGACTCGATCAAGAGTCGTTATCTTTAAGGAATTAAATCCCGGAAGATTATTAGTATTAACTACAACTGCTTCTGCTAAAGAAATAGGAACAAATTCTTTACCCTTTTGAAATAATCTTCTAATTTCTGTCATAAACTAAATAATTGTTCAGGAATTTCATAATCTATGTTTGCTTTAATAGTAGAGTTAACAAAATCTAAATTCTCAACCAAATTATATACTTCTTTTTTAGTAATAAAAATAGATGTATCTAGATTTGCAACTGCATCTGCTAAAACTTTACTTACTTCATCTTTACTATAAACTCCTAAATTATCCCTAGCTAATGCTTTCTCAGATTCTTCCTTAAATTCTCCTAAATAATTTTCTTTACAAAGATGAGTATGTAATTCTGGTTTGGGACAATTTGTAGTTAATTTATCATCACAACTAAACCCACTATCTATAGTTGTCTTTTTAAATTCCACTTTATCAGGAATTTCAATAGGAATAGAAGGAGGTTTTTCAGGCTGTGGTGGAACAAAAATGGACCAGAAGGAATTATCTCCCAGTCCAATCTTTATGTCATTCATTGTAATCTTATTTTCTTAGGATAATTTGCTGTAAAATCATAATTAAGTAATTCTTCTGTAGATTTTAACTAGTTAATAGCTACTCTATGCTTAGCCGTTGCAGAGAAACATTCTCCTGCATAAACTTCTAACTTATTTAAGAATTCTTTTAATTTGTCAGCAGAAATATCTAATAATTCAGAACCTAACTAGACAGTTATAGTCTAAGCTCCACAATTAATTAAATTCTATAATCCAATTCTGGTATCTTTGTCCAACCACTTCTTATCTTCTTTATAATAGAAAGAATTTACATCAATAGATTTATCATAAAATATTAATTTAGCTTGCAAAATATCTTTTAACTAAAAGTCAAAACAAGCTCCATCTTTTTCTATTAGTAATTCTTTCCATTTAGAGAGAGGAAGAGCTAATAAGTCCTCCCTCTCCAACAGATTATTTAAAGATAAATTCTTATCAATCATTTTAAGCGCCTTTATTATAAGTAAATTGTGTAAATGGAACTCCCTAATGCTTAGTTACTCTCCAAGCAGCTTCATACTAATACTAATTCTAATCATATGAACCAACTGTAAACTTCTTACCAGGAATCCACTCATATCTATGTGCAACACAGCTATAATCTGTACACATACTCTAATATGAGTAACTATTGTAATTAGAAGAGGTGTTTATAGTAGTAGTTGTATTCTAATTATTAGCTATATTAGACCATACTGAAGGGAAATTAGTTCCCATAACCTATTTAGCATTAGAGAATATGGCTTTATTTTTAGCTTCAGTACCAGAACTTTGTTTAGTAATAGTTTCTGCAACAGAAGTGCTAGTTAAGAATTGAGTTCCCTTAGCACTATAACCTCTATAATACATAATTCTTGCTAACTACTTAGCAGATGGTACGTACCAATTACCCTATGCAAACTAACTATAAATAGTACCTTCAGTAGATCTTAATGTAGGCTAATATAGAGTTGCTGCGTAATAATAAGGGTATAATATACAACTAGATAACTCACTTATAGTTACTGAAGGTAAAGTCAATCCCTTACACAGAGCTATTAACTTATCCATACTCTTAATACTATATCTTTGATTAACACTATCATAAGTAATATAGTTTTTAACTGCAGTGCCAAATACAGAATAAACTTTACTTAAAACTGAATTATTTATAGTATTAACATAAATAGCTGTATCTTCCTTACCTGTAAATCCTGTTGTAGTGAAATCAGTATATGATGTATAAGTAATCTCATCTACAGGTTTATCAGTAGACACTCCTGACATAGCTATATAGTCGTTAGAGTCCGAACTATCCACTTTTGAGATTAAGTTTTGGTTCTTAAGCCAGTTACCCACATAGAATAAGCAATATTCTAAAGTACCTCGGTCTGCTCCACTATTACCTCCATCAGGGCTAAATCCAAGATAGAATGAAGCATTTTCAGTCATATTCTCCTTACCTATAACATAAGCTGTTCCACTAGTATCATTAGTGTTCTCTACAGCATATACCATACCTACACAAGTCTTATTAGCATTATAGTTATTAGAATATGAACCATCATAATAAACAAAGTCTCCAATTTGAGGAGCTGTCCACTAGATTTTAACTTTACATGTAAGTTTAGTAGGAGTAGAACTTCCAATTCTATATACTAAGATATTAATTACGGGCTATACAGTAACACTTTCTCTAATTAAAGTAATATTACCTGTCTTTGAGTCTACCTTTAAGTACTAATCATAAGTAGAACTAGCTAGCTAATAATCAATATGTAATCTAGGAGTTGGATCACTTACTATTCCCACCTAGTTACTATTAATCTAAAGATTAAATTTACCAGTTCCCTTATCGCCTAATCCAAATACAGTTATTTCAGAATCACAAGTAGCAGAGAAAGCTGAACTAGATGCTTTATAATTAACTTTTGGATTATTAGTTGCACTATCAATATCTCCAAACTATTCTACCAAGTTCTTCTTAGTATCATAACTAATTTCTACCAAATCACCTGTACTATCTACAATATTAATTGTTCCAGTAATATTGTTTTTAACAGAGAGTAACTTAGAGAGAGTCTGCTCAGTTACATTAATAGTTAAATTACGTAAAGAAACAGATTCAAGACTGTTGCAATCAACTAACTATTCTAAGAAAGAATCTACATCAAATTGTCCAACATTAGATAAATCTACTGTCTTTAAATTACTAGTTCCTTCTAATCTAAGTTCTTTAACTGGATTATACAATTCTAATGTCTCAATAGTCTCAGGGAGAATTATAGTCTCAGCTTTACTTGGTAATATAACTCTCTTAAATGTAGTTCCACTTAAATTGACTTCTTTTAACTTATTAAAGTCTGTAAGATTAAGAGTTTCAAGAGTAGTCATGTTATTGAGAGTCAGACTTTCCAATACAGGACCCCTCATACTGAATACATCTAATCTATACTCTGGATAATCTGTACCAAAGAAATCTTTATAAGTCTTTAAATTATTATTATCAATAGTAAAGTTAGTTAATCTAGTGTATTCTTTTTCTGGAGCTATACTATAGTTAACTAAACCAGTAATATTAAGTTTCTTAAATAATACTGTAGATATTAAACCTTCGTTAATAGCTGTACCAGTTTCTTTTAAGTTAACTACATAATCCTAATCGGCTTTAGCTAAATATTTAATTATATCAGGTCTATAGTCAGTATTACTATTAGGCATCAAATATTTAGTTCCATCATAGAAATAAGTAGGATAGAAATCCTAGAAAGGAGTAAACTCTAATCTTAACTACAAAGGTCTCTTATCATTACCACCTGCAGAAGAGCCAGTTTTATAATCAGGAGTTTCACTCTATTTAGTATATGAAGCTAAGAAGTTTCTTCTCTTTTCCATAAACTATTGTTCACCCTCTAAACAAGAACCATGGCTCTATTCAATAGGTTCAATTTGGTTATTGTCATAGTGTTCAATAGCTCCTGCATTCTTAATTATCTGAGCATTCTCATAGTAAATTTGAGCAGTATGATTATATGCAATAGCTGGATACTTATCTGCCTGAATACTATAGAAGTATTTATAGAAGTTAGTATTTTCTCCAGATGCTGTTCCAAATGCTTGATTAATTACTTTGTAGAGTTTATTTTTAATAATATCTTCAAACTACAAATCAAACATATAGAAGAAAGCATTTAATCCACTATCACCCCATTGAGAGGCAGTCTCAGGAACATAGGATGGTTCAAGTAAGTTATAAGGTTTAGACTACAGACCATTATTATCAGTTGCAATAACAGTATCTAAGTCATCACCATATAATCTAATTAGGTAATCGCCTTTATCTGACGGCTACCAATTATCCGTTTCATCAGTCTATGCTTTATTTTCATAGATTTTACCAAATATCTAGAAGTAAGTATTTTTAGCTCTATTATCAGTACCTGATAAGAATCTAATAACTGCTTGATGCATAGCCACATCATTTACATCAATGTATTTAGTTATACCCTTCTTAAATAAAGATTTAAGTTCATCAATAGCTATATCAAGCTGATTAATACTAGAATCCATATCAAAGTCTTCATAGATATTAAGTCTTGACCAACCCGTAGTAGGATCATATATAGTACCTCCTCTTACCCAGCCTCCAATAGCTTCTCCAGTAGCACTTGTACTTCCTGCAAACTCATCATAACGATAAATATCACCTTCTCTAGAACCAGTAAATGCTGGAATAGCCTTAGTAGCTATATATCTATTTAATGTATTCCATTTAGTAATATCTGTTTCACCAGTCTTAACTAAATTAAAGTTATATTTATAAACAAAGTCTACAAACTCTCCAAACTTATTTAATGATTTACGAGTAGGTTCTGTGAAATCAGTAGCTTCATCATTCAAACCAAAGTCCACATCCCAAGAACCACGATTCTGGTAAACAATAGATTCATCAAAAATCCAAAGATTCTTTGAGTAATCTCTATTAGATGATTGCTATTCTGCTACTGTTACAGTTGGGAAGTTAGTTAATGTTCTAGAGCCAGCTGAATTTAATCCTACACGTTGTAAAGCAGCCCAAGGTCTTCTAAAGTTAACATGAGGGTCAGAGTTCTCGCCACCTTCTATTAAGATATATTCAGGAGTTTTATTATCGTCATAACCGAAAGTAGCCTTATCTCCTTTAGCTGAACCAAATGTTTGGAATCCCATAAACTAAACATTAGGATTCTTAAGTAAGTCTGCTAATTCATAGTTAGCTACAGACTCTAAGTCAGTAATTAAATAGAAGTATAAGAAAGCTTCCTCATGTACTGCTTTACGACCTCCGTTAAGTAATCCCTTCTAATCAGTGTCTGCTTTATATGCATCATTATAAAGTTTACAAGCTCCCTCTTTATGGGACTACATAGAAGAAGCAAAATTAACTTTACCTACAAGTTTAGTTACCTTTAAATCTTTTTCAGTAGAATCAGTCTAACCGTCATAAGGAGGCATGTTATAATAGCCTTTCTTCTCGTGAGCAGGTTTAGCAATAAACTTATTAGTAGCAGTATCTAAATCTTCATAAGGAGTAAATACACTCTTTACTTTAGTTTCTCCATCTTTAAACTTATTTAACTAGAATGCAGTATTCCAAATTAAATAACGCATAGCAGAAGAACCCTAACCCTTAACAAGACCATTATTTATTCTACCACCATATATTTTATTAATTGCCTAATCAGCATAGTTAATAAATAATGTGCATCTAATTTTCTTAGCTGCATTATCTTGGTCTCCAGGTTTATTATTTTCACCTTGCCAAGTTCTATTTGGTAACTTACCTCCTTTAGGGAATACATATACTAATGTATTGTATTTACCAAAGCTCTTGGCGAATGAGATAACACCATCAGTTCCTAAGATATTATTTCTATCGTAGAACCTATCTTTCTATTCTCTAGTAGCTAAGAAGGAAATATAGTTATGCTAAATCTAATCAAAAGTAAGTGCTGTAGAATTATAAACTCTTAATAAATATAAGTCTAAGTCTGACCCCTTAGGATTTATTTGTAACTAAGCTTCCTTCTACAATGCAAGTAAAGTGGCATCATCAATAGATATTTCTCTATTAATTACTCCATTGACATAGATTCTTACTAAGTTAAACTTAGCACTGTCCAAATTAGCTTTTAATGTATTATAAGAATCCTATGCTAAGAAATAATTAGGATAATATGGATCATTCTAATTAAGAGTAAATCCTTTCTATACAGTAATAGTAATATGAGTATCTACATCTTCTTTAAATTGTGCAAATCGAGCATTATAAAGCTATTCTGCTGATGTATTCCAACATACTACAGTTGGTTTAATTAACATTTGACCAAATGTAATTACTGGAGACTCTTCATTACTTACATTATATGATTTAAATCCAAATTCAAGAGTAAAGTTATTACTTAATTGTAAATTAACTGGAGTTTCAAATACTTTATTAGTATTAGCCTCAACTCTATAAATTATTTTACCATCGGAAGCTTTCCAATAGTCTGGACTATCATTAAATAATGTAGTAGTTCTACCACTTATCTAATCAAAGTTAATAGTAGGTCTAGGGCTAGAAGTATATAAGTAATTAATATTTGCTTTAGAGATAGAGAGAGTCTAGTTATTAGACATAAAGGCTTTATCTGAACTAGCTGACTAGAACTAGTAAAGCTGACCATTTACTTCTACTTGTAAATACTATTTAGCATTATCACTATTTACTTCTATATATTTCTTATAAGTAGTTTCATATTTATTATCTGAACCATAGTTCTATGCATTAACTACAATAGTGTCAAGTAAGTTTTGTCTATCCTAAGATGAATCAGAATTTAAATATGTATTAATAGTAACAGAATCCTTAGTAGGACTATAAACTGTAATAGTATATAATTTTACTGTATCATGATTATTAATAGAACCAGTAATACCATTTACTGCTACTGCAACTCCTGTAAATCCTTCTGATTTAATTACACATGCATTTACATAATCTGTTGCAATATTCTAGGATTTATGTACTGCCCTAACTGTTAATATATTTAAACCAGATTGTAATTTATTATAAGATAAATTACCATCAGTAGTATAAATACGATTTGCATTTAAATAACCCTCAAGATGATAATCTGCAGGAGAACCTCCTTTAAGAGTAAATTCTGCATTATTAGAAATAACATTACCTGTATAAGATAAACTTATCTTTTGACTTTTAATAGATACATTAAGAACACTAGACTTTTGAGGGTAATCTACAAGTGTTGCTGTAATAGTACTCTCCTATGAATCTGTAAATAATTCTGTGATATTAATCCATTTTAATTCACTATCCTCTTTATTAAGATGTTCAATTTTAGTACCAGAGGAATCTAATGTAAAATCTTTTAAAGCATAAGGAGCGACAGTAGTTTCCATACTATTTACTCCATATTGTATCTTAACTTTTACGGCACCTGCTGCATCCTAAACACCAAAAGACTAGGTAGTAGAAGTATGACTTGTAGCTACTGCTAATTCTACCTTGCTCTTAGAATTGCACTACATAACTACTTCCCCAGTTTTATAAATAGTACCATTAATTCTAACAGCAACAACTAACACATCCTAATCATAAGATGGGGTTTCTACAGTGACTCTAGTAGAAGTAATTGCATCTCCATTATAATCTCTTAATGTAAGTGTGCTATCAGCAAAATCCATAGAATTAACAAGATGGCGAGAGATTAAATCTTCTACCTATTGACCGGTCTTTTCATTCCAAGGTGTCTCAAGTTCAATTTTATTTTCTAAATCTTTAAAGATTGCCATTTTATTTATTTATTTTTCCAATAATCATTATCTAACCAATTTTTATCTGAAAGCCAAGAACCACTACCATAACAGCTCTTTATAGCATTTAGCACAGTTAAAAATACTAACTAGGAACCCTTGTATACAGCTCCTATACTTCTCTGTGCTACCTATTCAATTGTATCAATTAATTCTGAAAGATTTTTATTAATTTCAGAAACTAACTTACCATTTCTATATATCATTTAAAATCTAATATAATTTATTAAGCTTCTATCTAAGTATTAGTTTCAGTATGCTTGGCTTCAAGTGCTGCAATACGTGCTTCAAGTGCTGTAAGAGCTGTAATGTCAGCCTTAGCAGCAATCTATTTAGCAATCTCACTTTTCTTAGCATATTCTTCAAGAGATTGATGCTCTGTAAGATAATTACCCTTAGGCTGCTTTGCATCAATAGAAGCCTTTAACATATCAACCTGCTAATTAAGTGCTGTTGTAAGAACATAGTCATTAAGTACAGTAGTGTCTGCTTTCTGTGCAAGCTTTTCTGTAACATCTGATGTAATAGACGCTTCTGCTGTTTTAGCTCTTGTAATCTCTTCATTAAGGGCAACTGTAGTAGCTTTAGTAGCAATAGTATTACTAATAGCTGTATATAAATCATCATTATTCTTGAGTTTATCTGCAATCTCCTTCAATGTATCATAAGCTTCAGGGGCTCCTCCAATTAAGTCTTTTATAATTTTTCTAAAGGAACCTTTAGTATTGGAATCCCCATTTATAATATTTACAAGGTTAGATAATAGTTTAAAATCTTTATTAGTGACATACCTAATTAAAGGCTAATATTTTCCATTTTTCCAAATTGTTGACATAATAAATAAGTTTTAGTTTAATAAATAATAGGAAAAGACAACAATATAAGAATATTATTAAACTTTGAATTTATCTATTATTTCATTTACTTTAGAAATACAATCTGCTAAAGTTGCTGAATCTTGTAGTTTAGTCACACCTTGCATAATAGACTTTATCTATCTCTCTAATAAGTCTGCAGTTACAAACCCAGAATCGTCTGTATTCTTACCATATGTTAAATAATAAGTATCATCCTGCAAAGTACCATCTGCCTCTAACTATTTATATTCTTCTTGAGATAAACACATCCACTTAGGCACTTCTGAAACTTTAGCTAATTTCTCTGCACCATAGAATATACCATCAGTTTTAATACTCATAGTATTACCTGAAGTATTCTAGATAGTATTTACCATTAAACTTTCTAAGGTAGCTCTAGAGTTTTTAGTTATTTTAGTGTCTAACTATTCTGTAACTGTAGCCTTATATTCCTCGAAAGCTGTAGTATTTAAAAACGAAAACTAAGTATTTACATCTTCTACTCCAAAATTTGAGGGCTTTAAATATTTAGAATCAGATGTTTCCGCAGTTTGATACTTATCTGTTACTTCTTTTAAAGTAGTTTCTGTAGTACCCTCTAAAAATGATTTATTTATATAAGTATTTGTAGCATCTCCTTTAGATAAGTAGTTAGTAGTAATATTAATATTATTACTTTCTACTTTCTTTTGTAAAGCTAAGAAACTGGTGTTATCAGCTTTAGAAGATGCTAAGTTCCAAACACGTTGGTACTATTCTTGATTTACATAATATGTATCTTTATTTTCGATACTATCCTCATAGATATAATAATAAGTATCATTATGTAAATAAGGCTTTTCAGAATCTATTGCAGTTCCTTGTTCTGTAGTATTTTTCTTCCATTCTGTATACTCAGCTTCTGTGCAACTAACTAACTAAAGAGCCTTATAAGAAGCTACCCATCCATCAGAATTAGTTATATTAGTTTTGTCTACTAACATATAAATATAACCATCTTCAAGATTAGAAACTGACATACCTTCGTATGCTATTTCAGCAGGAATAGTATATAATTCCTAAGTAGTATCTACTACAGTTCTACAATCTAATGGTTTAGGAGTTTTTACTGAAAATGAAACTCCTAACAACGAATCACCTGTATATTTCATGCTAATGTAAATTGAATTTGATGAGGTAGTTCAGAAGTATAAGAATCATTCTTAGTCCATACCTAATATGTATAATCATTTATCTGTTCAGTAGTTTTAGTCCATCCAGACATATCAACATCTAAGAATCCTAAACCACCATTTACTTTTAGACTATCTAAAGTTGAGTTAGTACCTGGTATTTTAATAACAGCTTTGCCAGATAAATTAATTTCCATTATATCAGATTGAGTGCCATATTTAACTAAGGTACCTTTATGAGTATTATAATACCAAGGATATGTTGCTAAAACAGTAGCCACAGTTTTATTTATGGAACCTGCTTCAATTCTTTTATCAGTAGTCTATCCTCTATCATCAATCAAATATTCTCCAGCAGAATAATTAATTACTACTTTATAAATGTAGTCTCCTAACTCTGTATATGTAGACTCTGTGTAAGTCTAATCATTATGAGTTATAGAATCTGTTTTAGAAGTTACATCTCCAGCATCTCCTTTGATAAAAGTTGTATTTGCTGGAATAACTGGACTACCTACTTCTACTAACTAACTAGATACATTAGATACTACATAAGGTTGAACCAATTCTCTAACTAATACTGGAAATAATAGTTTATCTAATATAGTAGAGAATGCTTTGCCTTTTAAATCAGATACCTTAGTTCCCTATTTAAGTCCTCCCACAGAAGTATTCATTTTAATATTATCAGACAATTCTGACTTATATACTGCAGCAGAAGAGCTTTCAACATAAAGACCATCTTCATTAGATTTAATAGCATTACCTTCAGCTTTAGATATAGCAAAATCTAACTTAGATTCTTCATTTAGAGCTACTGAACCTGAATGGGCTCTAATCCATGCTTCTATTTTATCATCTACATTTAAATTAGCTAATTGACCATTTAAGATTCCTACCTATGTATTAATAGTATTAACTAATTCCTATAAAGTAGATAACTCCTATCCCTAATTAGTAACAGTGCTAGTTAACTAATTTATATTAGCTTTAATAGTTTCTATCTATTCTTCTATCTTTTTATCTTGATAAGACTTAGCTAGAGTTAAAGCATAGTCAAGTGCCTCATATATAGATGTAATCTATTCTGTATTTGTTATATGGTCACTATCAGGTTTATATGTATATTTACCTGTAACTGTTACACCTATACTTTCTCTAGCCAATTTCTTTTCTAGTTCTGTTTGAAATTCTCCTAAAAAATTACTCTTTAAAAGAGGTATAAGTTGTTTAGGTCTTTCTTTAGAACATGGTGTTAAACCTACCTTCCCTACCTAATTGTAAATAGAGTGTATCATTCTAATTTAGTAAGTTCTCTTTAATAAATTCTTTATTATCTATATCTATAGGTAAACTAATAAAACAAATAATATTTAACAATAATGAATAATCATCTTGATAACCTTTCTTTGCTCTATTTAATAAATCTCTATAAAGTTCTATTGCTTTACGCTTTAGAACATCCACATCCATGAGCTGTATGCTATCCATATTCATTATTCTAACAGAAACCTCCACAAGTATTAAATTCTTCTACTATTTTTTCAGCTTCCATAAATTGTTCAAACTAGATTAAATAATCTATTATATTAAGAGTCATCCAAATGAAGTCTCTAGCATATAAATCTTCATTATATGCAGAAGTTCGACATTTATTTAATGACGCATTAAATAATTTCTTACAATAATTAATATAACATTGTTGCATATTTCCTGTAAAGAAAGTATTTATATGTTCCTACTAAATAGGAGTTCCTTCTAAGTTCATTTCTAATACTTCTCTAAGAGTAGTTTCTTTTAATACTCCATCTACTTCTTTCTTAATAACTCCTTCATCTATTATATATACTCTATTTATTTTATCTTTATATTCTTGTGAAGCTTCAGTTTTATACCAATTATACCAATCTATATTCGGAAATATATAATGGTCAATAGTGTAAAAACCATCTTCCTTAAGGTTGAAAGTACATGCATCATCTTTATATACCCCATTTTCTAACTAATTGTGTTCATGTATTAACGCATCTAAGAATGTTATTTCTGTAGTTCCTATTTTCATTAATACATTTACAGTTACTGACTTACTGTATTTAAATAATAACGTATCTTCATAAGTACTGGCTACTTCTTCCCCTTCAGATAAATATTGACCGTACTCTTTAGATAAATCTAATACAGTTAAATCACCTTGTACTGAATTACATATATCTATTTTAAATTCCATTACTTAACTATTGAAATTAATTGAGGTTCACTCCATATATTCTTATTGTTGTCTAAAACATAATTATTATTATTCTAAGAGGCAGAAATCATCCATAGATAACCAGTAAATTCCTATTCATTAGTATCTGTCCACTAATTGCCGGGATTTATTGCAGTTCTAGTTAATTGAGGTCTTTCAAAAGTACTAGTTACTGTAAATTTAGTAACAAGTCTACTATCATAAGACCATTTAGAATATAGAGCAACTTTAAATAAACTCCAAGCACCACTTACTCTCTATCGTACTGCCATAAATCCATATGGATTAGATGCAGTTATTTCTGATGGATATTTACTCCAATTATTCTTACCTTCTTCACTGGCTTTGATTATTTCATCTATAGAAGCATCTGTATCATCTACATTCTATAATTCTCCACCTACTTCTACAGCTTTCTATGGATATATCACCTTAGGCTACTAAGAATTATCTTTAACCATATATAGAGTCTGACTAATCTCAGCAATATCTGCAGTTACAATTTCATAAAATTTCTAACCATCTTTAAGATTCTGTCCTTCAAAATACACAATAGTTCTTTTCCATGTGTAAGGAGTTTTCACAGAAGGTAATACAAAGTTTTCGCCCCACTAATTAGTTTCAGGCTAACCTTCTAATTCTTTCACTTTATCAACATTTGCAGTATTAGTAGCTAAATAGTCTATTTTAAACTTTAGGGATTTAGCTATCTAATCAGCTCCCTACATGTTTGAAATCTTTTTTGATAGGTCAGCTAAATATATATCAAGAGTAGTATTTGCAGCTAATACTGTAACTGCTTTATCGGCTGTCTCTGGATAAATCTAATCACCAGTTCCAGAGTATACTTTTTCACAACTGATTGCCATTATGATTGTCTAATTTTGTCATTATAAGGATTACCATCATTTAACTAAGCTAATTCAACTTTAGTTCTCTAATCCTCTATATCTAATTGTCTATCTTTGTAAGTTCTATCTGTTTGAGCTTTATACCAATTAACTTGATATTCTAATTGAATCTTCTGCTAATCAAGCTGCATTCTTTGTTCATTAAGAGATTCTGCTTTCTATTGAGCCTTCTGTAACTCTTGCTATGCCTATTGTAACTACTAACTAGTTTCCTCCAACTTCTGCTACAGTTGCTATAACTAATTGTTTTCAGCTTTCTATTTTTCTATAGCTTTTTTAACAGTGTATTTAAGTTCAGTCAAACTCTTAGCAGTAAGCGCTTCAAATATAATATCAGCACTAACTAATCCAGACTTAATTAAATCAGGTAATGTAGATTTAATTGTCTACATATCCTACATAATTTCAGTACTAGATATTACATGTATATCATAGTCTGTAACCGTAAAATATTCAGGAAGGGCTGTAAATATTTTCTAATATTTATCTCCTAAAGTGATAGTACCAGTCAGCCCTTTCTTATAAACTATTTTAGCCTAATTAAGACTATCAAGTAAGACTTCTCTTACAACTAAATCCATTTGCTAATAAATAGGTTTAGTTACAGTATAAGAATTAGTTACTCCCTATTTAACATTAGTTACGGCGTCTCTCTGTTCAATACCATTAAGTCTTTCTCTAAATACACCTGTAATAGATGATACAGTAGATTCAATAGATTGTATAGCTAAATCAATTGCTTGTATTACCTATGCTGGTAAAGATTCATCATAGCCATTAAATATAGTATTTAAAGGAGCCTATCCATCTTCCATTCTTCCCTCTTGAGAAGAATCAATCAACATTTCTCCTTGTTTCTTATAAGCTCTCCATTTCTTTACTCTAGCTCCAAAATCGGGTCCTAACACTTTAGGAATCATAGAAATATCAATAATACTACCTTTAACTCCACTATTTGCTACAATAGCATCTCTATAGTAATGTAAAAGATCATAACGATCCTACAAATGAGCACATTTTAAGATTAAACTATAAGGCTGACGAGCTCTATTTAAAAAATAAACACCATTTACTGATAATCCACAATAATTAGGATTATCGTGACTTCTAACTACCTATTTATCAATTCCCCTAAGAATATAATATTCATCACCGATTCTAATTGTATTATATCTCTACATAATAAATTTATCATCAGTTTCTATCCATTCTACTTCATATACTGGAATCAGATTATATCTATGAGAATCATCTTCAGGATAACCAGGAAGTAAATCCTGTTCTTCGTCATCGTCACTAGCTTCATCTATATCTACAACTGGACCATATGCTCTTCTATATCTAGCTGTATCATCATCTGTCCAATTCTATTTAAAATTACGTAAGTCTTCTTTACTTAATTCATTTCCATATTTAGCTAATATCTAACTTTTAGAAAGCCATTGTCTCACAACTGACCTATAAGATTTCTTAACATAAGGAGATTCAGGATTTCTATCTACAAAGGTATTTAAAGGATTTAATACTTCTATCTCAATGTTAGTTTTACTAAATGATGGTTTTACTCTGTAAAAACAATAACCTGTAACTAATAAGTCTATAAATAATTGTCTAAGTTTAGTTACAAAATCAATTTCTTCAGACTACATAATGTATTGAAGAATATTCTAAGCAGCAATCTCATATTGAGAAACAAATTGCTAATCCTACTCTTCAATTATTTTATCTAACTACTATTTAATAGATTTATCAGTAATATCCTAGTTATTAGCAAATTTAAGTAAAGAATTATTTAAATGGGTTTTTAAAAATCCTATTATTTGTGTCTATATTAATAGCTATTTTTCTCTATCCATATTACTGATAGTCCCTGCATCTTTACAGGATATTTTTGGTAATATAGGAGTTCCTAGAAATTCACCAACTAAAGCATCTACATGCTTTCTTAGTAAAGGTGTAAATTCAACAGAAGTAGGACTTCCTATACCAAAATTTTCTTCTAAATAACGAAACTATTCCTTGTCTCTTTTTCCATTATAATAATTATAAGCTTTCTATAGCTTAGTTTTATCATATACAAGTTCAGAAATAGTTTCGTTAGTCTTATCTATAAGCTCTTTGTCTGTCATAACATAGTTTAGGTTCTGGAGGTTGTATTTTAATTGCTTTAAAATACTTTACTCTATGTAATTTACTTCTTCTTAATTCCTCTTTTATAAAATCTACAAATTTATCATCAGGTAAATCTGCCATTAGTACAAAGGGGTTCTCAGAATGGTCTAGATTAAGAGAAACTTTATATCCTATAGGGTCCAAATCTTCAATACGAATATCTCCTATAAAATCTATCTAAAACTGTGTTCTCATATAATCTAGGATCACTTGTTTCAATTCGGTATGGGTCATTGTTTTCCTCCTATTTAATTACTATTTGATTTGATTGTTTCTTTGGAATAACTCCAAATTCTCTATAACCTTTATCATTTATATAATATCCGTAGTCCTAAAATTCTTCAACTTCTTTGTCAACTTTTGTAGGTTGTCTTCCTGATAATTCCTAATCTGCAAGTTCAACCATTCCAAGAGCAGCTACAATATCAAATTTTGTTTTATTCTCATCATTATAACCATTTAACTATTCTAGCATATCCTCAAACCAGATATTATGTCCATAGTCTTCTACATAATCAGCTATAAGGTCTGTTTGCTATTCTATAATAGTTTTAGTTGCTGGAGTACCGTACTATTTAGTAGTACCATATTTAATATCAGTTAAAGTAGCTCTAGGTCTTTTCATAAAGTATTGTAGACATTTATTTTCTCTAGCCCAGGTAATCATACCTACACGGGTAGCCTCTATATTAATTCTACAATTATAATATCTACACATACACATAGCTATCTTATAAGCTTCTCTAATATTTTGAGGTCTGTCTTTATACATAGCTACATATTGAGGTTCATTAAGACCAAAGGCTCTACGTTTAATTACAATACAAAAATCAGAAGGATCTCTAGTTTCTTTAGAAGTTTGAGCAGCACCAATATCGATACCGTCAATACCTGCTACATATAAATCATTCATTTCGGTATATACAGGAGCTTCAAAATCAATTCCCTATTCCTCAGCTTCTTTCTTCTATTTCTCAATCTATTCTTTATATAAATCAGACCATACTGGATGTTCCAATATCTAAACTTTACCGGAATTAAGAAGCCATCTAAATCCATCTATATTTTCTAAAGAATGCTTATTAGATTTGTAAGTATAATCAATAGTTCCTACTTGTGGTCTAGGTCCAATTTTATGAAGACGTATTTTAGCTAACTAATCTGCTATCTTCATTTTATTAAACTTATTCTAACCTTCGAGAGTAAATGCTTCTTCTGCATTCCAACAACGCTCAGCACACTTTTTAAGGTAGTCTTCAGGAACAGCTAACAGATTATTTCTTTCTTCTTGTAACAATTTCTTATACTCCGTCTAATTACAAACTCCTCTAGAATCCATGTATTCAGGATTCAAAGACTGTAGAAAATAAGGAAGGAAGAATCCACTCTCTATAGTAGTTCCATCTTGTGTCCATTTATGTCTAAATGGTAGAATCTTAAAAGCCTTAGGATTATAATAAATCTTTTTTAATCCTTCGAGAGGAGGACCAAAGTCACCTCCAGTTCCACCAAATAACATAATACCTCTAGGAACACCCTGTACTTCACATAACTCTTGTCCTTGTACTACAGCAGTAGTTAAATCAGGCCACGAACCAGCCTCATCATAAATAAGAAGGTCAACACGATCACCACGAATATTAGAAGGCTTGCTTCCATTAATTCCTATTACAACAGAACGCCATCCAAAGTCTGTAAACTGACCATCTATTTTAACTTGGTATCCTGATTTCTTTTCTAGGGCTTTATCTGTTAATCTAGGCTTAAAAAATCCATCAGCATTTGTATTAATAAATGTAAGGGCATGGTCTAACTTACTAAAGGTACCATTTAAATAAGTATCTTTAAAACAGGTAATCATAGTTCTACTTCTCTTTATAGTAGTGTATAGTCTAGCTGCAAGAGAAGCATTTATCTCACTGAAACCAATTGAACGTGCCTTCATTAAGGCAGCATTTTTATGTAATACTCTACACATCTATAAGTAATGAAAGAACATATATTGTGAAGCAAAGAATACTGGAAAACTTTCATTTGTACCTTCACCTGATGCTTTATCCATATCTACTACTGGTAACTAATAAAAATTTAAGAAGAAATAGTTATCTCCAGTAATAGTATATCCATGTGAGGTCATACCATATTTACATCTAGTATATTGTTCCTTCCAAAATGCATCCCATCTTTTACTTCTAGGTAAATAAGAACAATATCTTCCAGTTCTTAGAAATGTTTCTCTAACTTCAGTAAACCACGAAGGGTCAAAATCTAAACCATGGGTTTCATCTATAGGTCTATAACCAGTTAATTCATAAGATAAAGTAGGATCAAAGCATTCTATTTTCATATCTTTAGTAATATCCCAATATGTCTTATCATTAGAACGTTCAATTCTATATTCATCAACTAATTTCTTAGCCTCTTTAGTATCTTCTTCCTACTATTTCTTTTTTACTTCATCTACAATTAACTAGATTTCATCAGGTAATACTTTCTTCTTTCTAGGCATATTAATTAAAAATCACCTGGGTCATATCCAGTATTAACTCCACCTCTAGTTGCAGATTCTTGTGATACGGACTCTTTAACTTCTTTCTCCAAAGTAATTAATTGCTCATGGACATTACTTAACTAAGCCATCTCTTTCATTACCTTTTCTGCAGAGAAAATAGGTTTACCATTAATATCTCGTTCATTTAAATCTACAATAGTCTCAAAATAATCTATAAACTAATCTGCTGCCCTTCGAGCTGCTTCTAATAATTTCACAGATTTATTTGATTCTTGTAATTTCCTATATTTTCGACAAGCTTCTCTAAATATAGGGTCATTAAACTAAGCTTCTGTTAAACCACTATCAGCTAAAGCCTCTTCATGTCTTTCCTATTCTAAATAATTAGAATAAGGAGACTTCCAATCCAAAGCCAAATAAATATAAGTGAGTTCTTTATTTACTCTAGTCTTAGTTTTCGTTTTATCTCTATCTAGAAGAGCCTTAAATTCTCTAATTAAAAGAATCTCAGGCTCATTTAATTCTAGAACAAGATGGTCGCTATCATAATTAAATACATTCATAAATCATTAACATTAAACATCAGTATTTTATTTCATCTTTTTCTTTTTCTTAAAGTTTTTAATAGGGTCAGATTTTCCCCCATCTTGCATCTTTTTACCTGCACATATTTTACAGATTTCTCCTCCCTTTTTAAAATATACTACTTCTTGACCTTCAGGGCATTCTCCAATAGACTATTTAATATAATCTAACTTAGCACCGAGTCTTGCTTTACGAGATCCCTTCATTTGCTGAGCAATAGCTTGTAGTAACTTAGCTACCTGAACTGCTTGCTAATCACCTTGTTGTGCTGCCTACATAATTTTCTAAATAGTCTAGTTAGCTTGCTAGTCACCCTACATAGCTGCCTAAACTAAAGCTATTGCCTACTATTCCATTCCCTATTGTCCACTTGCCTATTGCGGTTGTGCCATTTGTGCTCCTGCTGCGTATTTATACATCTACCCTCCTTGTTTAAATTTTAAATTAACTAACTAATTATTCTGACTTGGATTATATCCTAAATTAGGTTTAGTTAATTGATACTAACTAGTCTAGTTCTAAACAGCATTATTTAACATATTCTACTAGATTTTACCATCCCCTATAATTTTACTTACAGATTGAGTATAGTTATCAGTTGTAGGATTATTTAAATATGTTCTTAACTATTTTCTATCTGACCCCGAATAATCATAAGGATTCATCCCATTTGCTCTCATACCCTATCTAATATCACCTCTATCAAAATTATGTTTAGTAAGTTCTGAATAGCTATCTAATGGTCTACTTTCTAGATAATTAGTAGTCATACCTCCTAAATTAGGAGCTTTATAATTACCATTATTAATTAAGGTAGATACATTATGAGAATTAGTTATATCTGTAGTCGAGCCATTTGGAGTAGATAAAGTTACACTACCATTTCCAACATGAATGCCATACCCGGGAGTTCCTTTAATAGGAGTTGCTTGCTTAGTTGATGAATTAAACTAGTTACCCCCTCTTTTACTATAAATATTATTTAAATAACTAGCTAAATCTCTATGTTGAGACAAGTAACTTCCTACTTTACTGAAATCTCCCGTCTTATAAGCATTTGTTACATCTGCTTGGGATACTCCATTATAATTCCATATTCCTCTACCCTTATTAATCCATGAATTAGATGTAGAAGTTTTTGGAGCTAATGTAGTTCTTGATCTGTTAGTAACAGGAGAATTCGTAGGAATTTTATTCTATTTATTTACCTACTCTTTATAACCATATAAGTAGTTAGGATTAGTCACCTAAGATACTATATCTTTGGATCCAGTAGAGGACTACTATTTTACAGAAGTAGCTGGTTTATTTACTTTTTTCTTTAAAAAATTTCCTGTATTTATGTCATAATTACCCTTTGCTCCAGACCTAGAAAAGAATCTGCCATTAGAATAAAATATTCCATTGTCATTTACTAATCGGTAAGATTTATCTTGAGGATTATACTAAATATTACCATTAGCATTTCGATGTGACATAAGTATATTAGAAAATCTTCTAAAAGCATTTTGACTTTGAGCATCTATTGACTATGCTGCATTAACTGTTTTCCATGCCATAATTATACAAGTATTAGATCCTTAGTGTTGAATACTGCTTCCTGCATTAAACCTGAGTCAGTAAACCATCTACATCTCAATCCTTTCATTTCATCTTTAAATAATGCTTGCTCTTTTCTAATAACAAGCATAGCCGGACAATGCATTTTGTTACGCTAACGTAACTAAACTACATCTCCCGGCTGCATGTAAACTTTATTACTTGTTTCCATTATTTTTAATTTGATTCTTTCTTTCTGTTAATTTCTCATTAACTATTGCCATAATTCGTGATTCATTAACTACTACAAATCCTTGTTTAAAGAATGGAACAGTAGCTTCACTAGCTTTAGTAAAGAATACTACATCACCTTCTTTTAAGAATTCACATTTGAATCCAGTCTCAATTACAGTACCAACACGAATAAACTGCTCTAATTCATGAATTTGACCATCCTCTTCACTCTTATATTGAGGAGTAAATCCGCCCAAGTCTGTAATAATTCCACTCTCTACTGTTACCTTTTGGAAAGGATTCTCCTCAAAGGGTTTAATCAATGCATAAGAACCCATTGGTAATATCTCTAAACCATTGATGTCCTTTGAGATTTCCTTAGCATAGTCCTCAAGTGCTTTATTGTGTTTTTCAAATTTATCTACATATTCATCTACTTTAGTATTAAATTTAGACTTCTTTTCATTAGCTAAAATAACATCTGCTCTCTGTCCATTAACTACAATAGGAGTTCCTGTACTTTCCATACCGATAAGTGATTGAGCTACTTTCTCTTTTCCATTTAATTCACTTCTAAAATCCATAGTCATTTACATTTAATTTATGGCAATAATTACCATTTACCTTGTTCACAAAATTCATCTTTAATTCTAGTTTTATTATCTAACACACATCCACATAAATCACATAAACCACCGAAGTTAGTATCTAATTTATGATCACATCTATGACATATATCTAATCTCTTGTCTGCTAAATCTTGATGTTTATTCTTAATATTATAATATATGCTTTTTAATATAGTTAATGGCTTAGTTAAAATACCATGTAACCATTTAATTAATATGTTTAATTTCATTCTGCTTCCCATTTATTACAAGGACAATGTGAGTTCTTATTATTAATCTTCCATTTGAGGTGGCATCCGCATCCCTTTAAATATCCCTTCTTAGGTGTTGTACTTACATCATTATTTTCAGGATTTAAATACAAATGTGCATTACAGACTTCATTTTCTTGGTCACAAATAGGACAAACTCTACATATTTTAGTACGTTTAGTTATATATTCTTCCATATATTAATTTATATATTAATTCTTAGTTAATTCTATTATAGTACTATAAATTAAATAAGCTATTAGTAATAATGCTATACATAGTATCATATTAATATTCAATTCGTTTATTCTTTAATCTACGTTCTTGTAGAAGATGTTCCTTTTCATAATAAGATAACATACGTTCTACTTCTTTTCTAAGATAAGGCAGATGATAAACAGTCATATTGTCATTGTGGTCAAAATGTACTAATACTAAATCTTCTATACTAAAGTCAGGATTATATGATTCAATTATATAAGCATAAGTACTAAGCTGAAGACAATAATGATAATAATTACAATCATCTAAATTATTTAGAGGAAACTTCATCTTAACAGAACTTCTTACTTTAGAATCAAAATAGCTCTTAGTATCAATCTTCTTATTCGTTTTCCAGTCTCCGATTATGATAGAATTGCCCTTTTTAACTAATAAATCAATCTGACCTGCAATATGTAATTTACCAGATGGAGAATCCCAATGAATTAAATACTCAGGATATACTGCATTCTCCAAATCTAGAGAAGTTCTATCTTTTTGACACTCAAATTTACCCCCTATTTGATACTTATCTAAAGTAATATTCTTTTTCTTAGTATAGAAGGAATTCTCTAATCCTGCATGTATTTTAGTACCTCTTTCACAAGACCTTCTATTTTCCTCATCCCAAGAGTCTAATATTTCTTGTTGTGCTTTATTAAAATCTAGCTCTGTAATATTATGTGCCTCTAATAGAACTGGATCAAATTTCTTAGTATTTAAAAGAGATTTCTTCTCAATCTTAAATTCATCAGCAGGTAACAATTTCTCTAAAGCTTTATATGCTGACCAAAATTCTTTATCAAATGGCTGACCAAATTGCTCAATCATAGTAGTTACAGAAGTAAACTTGATAGATGAGTCATTAACATCCCAATAGCGATGCGCTTCTTCATTAAAAGCTACTGTTCCGTTTTGTTTATCAATACTTAAATTTTCCATATAACATTAACATTTTGCATTTATTTTATATTTATCTAAACTAATTTTTAACTTTTCAATAATAATATATAATTAGGTGTATAACAAATTAATTAGTAATATAAACTCTTAAATTTAATTAAAATGGAAGATTTAGAAATATTTGGTATTCCTTATCTAGCTAAAGGTTCAGGAATACACATTAAAAAGGAAAATAGAGGGAAATTTACTGAGACTAAAAAGAGAACAGGTAAAACTACTGAAGAATTAACACATAGTAAAAATCCCCTAACTAGAAAAAGAGCCATATTTGCTTAGAATGCAAAGAAATGGAAACATGAAGATGGTGGCGAAGTACATAAGCCAAACGGACATAGATCAATATTAGATAATGGATGTTGAACCTAATAATTATTCAGTCCATTTTAAAACAGATAGAAATGGCTTAAACTATGGTAATAAAATGTAGCTATTTGCTAAAGTTGCAGATGAGGTACCTGAAGGTGCTAATCTCTCTACTTGGGGTTCTGTATCTAAAGGAGGCATTCATGGTATAAATAGATTTGGTAAGGACTTTGGGTTTATCTAGAATGGAACTAGACAGCTTACTATGAAGGGGACTAAAGAACCTGTTGAAGTAGGGATATTTTAGAAACCTTTAAATCATCACTTATAGGGAGATGATGCTATAAAAATGTTTAAAGAATACGGCGGAACTCCGATTCCTGAAGGAAGTCTTAATGGAGACTAGTTACGTAAATATGTAATGGAAGCTAGGGAACGTTATGGTTTAATAGATAATCCCAATATCTCTGATGAAGAAATAGCCTAGGCTTTATATAAACATACTAATGAACTCGGTAAAGGCAGTGCTGCTATAAATAGTCAAGGAGAACCATAGCTTTTATTTAGAGGAGATACAAAAGCTTATACTTAGCTAAAAGACCATCCTTCTCCTACTGACTTAGCTACTAAATCTGGAACTATGGATAATTCTTTAGGAACACTATTTCTAGGGGAATTACCAGGACAGAGCAGCATGGGATTAGAAAGATATTTAGTAAGGGGTTAGGAATTTAATGGTAGCTCAAAATTAATTGGTAATGGTACAGGAGCAAAAGTTTTAGGTGGTGATGGTAAATATCACACTGAAATCAGTTAGATAATTCCTAAAGATGCTAAACCTTTAGTAACTTACCCCACACGATTTGGAGATAATGCAGTATATAAACTTCCAGCAAAATATTCTGAATCAAAAACTAATAATATTAATGCTTTTGTAGTTAGAACTCCAGCTGTTAGAGACGCTTCTAAAGAAATAAGTGTACTTAATGATGATTAGTTAATAAAGGGAGGCAGTAAAGTAAACTATCATGGTCCATTAAATCCTACTAATGAGAGAAGTGCTATGGCAGAACATTATGACTATATTTTAAAAGATGCTTAGAAAAAATAGTAGGGATTACTTAAATCTAATCCAAATAGTCCATTAAGAGATGAGCATGATGATTATACTTATTTTGCCGTTCCTGATTGGAATAAATCTAATGTCAAATCTTTATTACCTTATGACTTACGTATTCCTAGAAATTGGTCAGATCCTAATATATTCAGAATAGCAGCACCTATAGGTATGAGTTTACCATTCTTAAATAATTCTTAGAAATGAAGTAGTTTTTAATTAAATTAATAACAGCGCATACTGGAGTAAGTAGTAAAAGAGTGTGTGGAATATTAGGATGGATAGTTAGTTTAATTATTCTAATATACTGTTCTATTAGTTAGATACAAGCCCCAGATATGATAGATACAGTTTTATATTGTTGTATGGGATTACTAGGTATAGATAGTATAACTAGTATATGGAGGAAATAATTAATTATAGTAATTAATAGATACAATAAAAGGCGGCTTAGCTTAATTGCTAGGTCGCCTTAAATATTTTATAATTAAATTGAAGAATTAACTTCATTGTCTTTACGTTTTTTAACTACATCGGTACAATTTACTGAATTACATGTAGTATGGTCTGTTTCTAATTGCAAAGAATATAATGCATCTGAAACAGATGGAGATTTCAATTTTGAAGTTAACAAAACATTATCCATACTAGGATACGTATGACCTCCGCTATTAATGCGTACAGAATTATTATAACTAGGAATCTCTTTAATACAATCAAGTATAATTAATAATTCATCTATATTTAAATCAGACAATGCTGAGTGTATATTTTTAATAGTTGCTTTATAATCAATCATTTATTATTTAATTAGTTACAATTTAATACTGAGTACTATATGTATTTAATTCATCTAAATAATCTAAGTACCATTGATTATCTTTAAATTGTGTAACTAAAGTATCTTGATTTAAAGTTGCACAATTACCAGCTAACATTGCAGCTTTACGACTTAGATAGTTAGCCATTATATTATTTTTAGGTTTAATTAGTCTGTTAAAAACATCAGTCGATTTGTTCATATCCTTCTAAAATTTCATTATCATATATACTAGTGTGTGTATAACCAGTTTGTCTATTGACATAATGATGTAAAATTACACTACTAGTATCATCTACATTGTCATCTATTACATAGTTCTTTTTAATTATGTAATCTAAATAATTCTCAGCCTCTTTTAAATCCCCCTCATAATCCTCTTGGAAAAGAATTTGTACTTTACTATCTAATTTAGACTTTTTCAACTTTTTAAGTTTCTTTTCTAAATTAGTGGTTTTTAAAAGCTTGTCATTTAGTCTATAAATTGCTATAATCATAATACATATCTTTTATAATTAAATTGTTCTCTCACAAGGATTCGAACCCTGACTAAAAGATTTAGAGTCTTCTGTGCTGACCATTACACCATAAGAGAGTATTAGCTAGTTATCAAGGGAACTAGCTAAATGTGTGTTTAAGTTATTAGTTAAATTTAACTAATTGCTCATTTAAATAGTTAGTTTTATCTGCAATGAATTTTCGTGCATGTGCTTTAAAATAAGAGACAGCAGAACGGACAGATTCAATATTTTCTGAGTCCAAACAATTCTGAATCTTTTGTAATCCATCATTACCAATCTGTTCACAAATGTCTACAAACAATTCATCATCCAAACCATTTAAAAAATCTGTAAACTTCTCTACTTCAGATTGTACTGGATTAGTGTATTTAACACTAAGTTCAAAACCATTATCTGAACTATTCATTGAAATATCTAAACCATTTTTATTAAATTTATAATCTTTATTATTTTCAGAAGCTTTCATAAGCTCTTGAAATTCTTCATTTGTCATTATTCCTTCTAACAAGTTTTCGACCATACTATTAATATTTTAAAATTGTTTTAATTTAGTTCTTTTTTAATCACATTCTACAATAGATTAATTGTCAAAAATATAAAAGTTAAAATAATTTAAAATGTGACAATTAGAACTTTATACCTAAATTATTGCCAAAAATCACCATTTTAATCCCCCCCCCTGGATTTAGTCTAGCGCTAAAAATTTAGAGAGTTATTTAAGCTACGGTAGACACCCACTTTAGTCCCCCCCTCATGTTTGAATAAAAAAAGAAACATATAATATTAATTTTAAAAATTGAGAATTATGAAAGATTTTAAAATGACAGCAGAGAGCTTGAAAAAGCAGTTGACCGAGTTAAACAAGATTCGCAAAGATGCAGGTCTTGCCGAACTTACAGATGAGGCGTGGAAACAGATGCAATCTCGACAAGAGGGCGGTAATGGTTTCACTATTGGAGAGGCCATTCACCTTACTGGTGAGGTTGAGATTGTGGTCGTTTACGCAAACGTAAATGGCGCACAGGTTCCACAAAACACCTTCTTTGGTGCTAAGTTATCTGATGGTCGTAATATTTCCTTACGTAACTTAATTAAGCCAAGCTTAGCCGGTTACAAGTGGGAAGGCACGTTCAAAGAGGACAACGGAAAAGAGGGCAAATCTCGCACAGAGATAGAGTATACAGCTCAACACATTGAGGGCTTTGACCCTGCAAATGTTGAGTTCTTTGACGCAGAAACCCGTAACGTTTTAGAGCTGTTTATGGCTGTAAAAGCCGGAAAGAAACAGCTCCCAAATGAGCTTACTTTAGTGGCTCAGGGATGCCGACCAATCGTGGCAACACGTGCGGTATCTCAGGGAAATCTTGACTATGCCAAAGGTGCTCATCGTGTGATGAGAGTGAACGTATGGTCACTCTAAATTAATAGGTAGGGAGAAATCCCTACTTATTAATTATTACATTTGTAAGCTAGTGCCGATGGTACAACACTCATTTTGTACTAGTGTATATTTTAAAATTTGTAAGCAAGTGCCGATAATGTAATTATTTTAGTGTATGAAAAAAATAAGAACAAAAAAGGTTATTTGTCTTAAAGGAACCTATTCAGGTAGTACATTTGTAAGTGATGATGGTAGAGAGTTTACATTATGTGGACAATTCACACCTCATCCTCAATATGGCTACTTTGAATTACATGATTTAGACGACGGTTGGTACCGAATAAGTCGACGGGTGGTACTGTAACTGTCGTAAACAACAAAATTACAACAAAACAATAAAACAATAAAAATAAGAGTTAGTTAACAATGTTTCTATTTTTTATTCTGGCAAGCTGGAAAGACAGCTAAATTTAACAACAAAATTAACAACAAAATTAAAAATAACGCAAATTGTAGCAGCTCTCTGATACACTGGAGAGGTAAGCGCGCAACGGCAGATGTGTGGAAGGGCACATTTAGTATATTTTCATTTCATTTGCCATTTTGCCAATTTGGTGTATGGAGAGCTGTTACTTTGTATTATTTGAAAAAACAAAAAATGCAAAATTAAAACAACATTAAGTCCTTTATTTAGTTAGACGGTTAAACTAAAAATAAGTTTAAAGTAAAAAACACAGCTCACTTCCTTATCTAGAGTGGGGTTGCTTCTTAGTATATAATTAATTAATATTATTATAAAGCTAAGTTGTATGAGAAGTAGATAAGAGGTCTTACACCTGAGCAGGCTCTCTATGAGTGGGATTTATAATCTCACTTACACTCCAGTAAATAAAAACATTGTATCAGGGTTGTAACCTGACTGGAGTTCTAATTATTAACTCTTTAACTAAATAAATTATGACATTTCAAATTATTAACACAACAACAAAACAGCCAATTAATTTGGCAGAGTTTGACAGTAAGTATTGTACATTTACTGGTATTCCAGAACTTTCTAAAGAGTTTGGGTTATGGTTTCATTGGTTAGAAGGTGTATTTTATACTTATGCAGATATTGCTGACAGGGCTAAAGATTCCATAATGTATGAACAAGTAGTACATAATCACAGTAATCGTATGATGACTTGTGATCAAGTAGTAAAGTGTCTCATTATTTATGAGGGTAAATTAGTATTACCTACTGATGATTTTGAGACACTTAACTATGAACTTGAACAGGTAAAAACACTCATTAAGTTCTTTTTATCAGAGGGTATTCGTAAAGAGTACTATTTTGAGTTTCATTATTAATTATCAACACATTAACAATAAAATTATGAATAAGGTAAATAAAGTAACAGCACTTATTATGTTAGTATTAGTAAGTGCAGTAGTTGTATTGTCAATTAATTTAGTTAATTGTCACACAGCTAACAAGCAGCTGAGAAAAACTGTACTTATGCAGGCTAATCAGATTAGTGAGATGGATTCTGTAGCTAATAACTATACTACTATGTATGTAGGTTTAGTTAAATAATTCATATTCGCACATAGTTTTAAGACGAGCTCCTGAGCATGAGTTTAAACTGCTCATTTTTATTAGCTAACAATTTAAATAACAATAAGGGATAGAGTTGTAAAATAAATATGGTTGCAGTATCACCCAATGTGGCAACTAGTAGTATTACGCAATAAAATACTAATTAAGGTAGTGGGTTATCAACTCTATCCCAATTACACACTTAACAAAAAATGATTACAGGCAGTTCAACACTTATTCAGGTATTCCAGTTTTATCAGAATAAGATAAAAGAAAAAGAACATAGAAACTGGAAATTCAATGCTGCTAGATATCATAATATAGCAGTAGCTAATAGAAAGGCTCATAATTACGCAGTGAATCAACTTATTAAAGAATCTGGATTAGAATATACTCCAGAGATGTTTAAGTTGATGTCTCTCGTAATCAATGAGAAATTCTCAATTAGAAAGATGTCTATTGTTAAAGTAGATATTGCTCTATTTAAATTAGCTAATAATGTATCAATTTAACAGCTAGTAATAAAATAATTAAACACATTAACAAATGAAAAGATTTTATTTTTATTTCACAGCATTCTATATCATTATTTACATATGTGGTATAGATTACATTGCTCATATGTCACTCTTTGTAGCCCTTTTTATGGGCTTTGGGGCATTTGCCCTCTGTGTTCTTTGTTCTACTTTTATGAACGAAGAACTGTTTAAGGAATATACAGGTTGGAATTGGCTTATTAAATGGGCTAATTCCTAGTTATTAACAATATAAATAATAATAAAAATGAAACAATTTAAGAAAAGTCGTGAGCCTACTAGTTTTGAAACTAATGTAAGGATTTTGCCATAAAATTTAATATGGTTTTTAGTTTAATTAAGTGTAGTTAGGTTGTATTTAGGTATCAATTCACAATTATAATAAGACAGACACTATGTCTGTTTATAGATTCACAATTTTAGATTTACAACAATGAAAAATGGAATTTTTTCTTGGACATCTGAGGGTGTCAAAGTAACTACCGAAACAGAGGTAGCTAACGGAGTGCAGAGAACTGAAATCATCTTGAACTCAAATGGTGATTACAAGCCACATGAGTTTGATGACGTTGAGTTGTTGCACTTGTTTAAGGATGACATTATTTATGCGCTTAAAGAGCGTATAGATAAATGTGAGCATGAGCTTGTTAACGCTAAGGAGCGTGGCGAGCGTAAGGCAGACTCTTGGGAATATCGTACCAAGGGAGATTGTGATGATACCTTTGAGCTGAAATCATATCAAGCAATGAAGGAAGCTATTAAGTTAGCAGAAGAAGAAAAGTTTGATGATTTTACAGCTCATATGTGGTGCCAGTTGGAGAAAGCACTTGCTTATGTTCCTAAGAAGTGGCATCGTAAGCCATACACATTTGGTACATTGTTTGGCTTTGTAATGGAGAAGGCACAGTACGCTATGCATCTTCTCTATAATGAGAAGAAATAATTTTTTCTGTTAAGTTCCATAATCAAAAAGACCTAATTAGACTTTAGTTAGTTAACTAATTATTGTTTAGTTAGGTCTTTACTATTTAGTAAGGTTGTGGGACTTGTTAATTATGGAACAACTATGACAACAGCAGAAGCAGAAAAGATTGCAGCACAATTAGAGACTATGTTAATGGGTGTGGATATTAAGCCTGATACTATGACAATAGATTCTAGTATCATAGCTGCTATTCAGTACGAAGATAATAAACCATCTAAATATATAATCTCTGATTTACAAGGGACATGTGTAGTAGACGGACGTTCTTTAAAATGCCCTGAATAGTATACACATTTATATAGAAATACGAATAAAGATAAAATAGGACTCTAGTACTATAGAGTATAATAAATAGTTGACATCTTGGAAAGAAAACTGGTTAATCATAAGACAAGACTTATGTATTTTTTAGATAATTAATTAAATAGATAAGATTATGGATTTTACAAAGAAAGTAAACGATTTTGGTTTGTTCGGTAACGTATTGGTAGTTAACAATGACATCATGGAGAGTGTCAGTATTACCAAGACTGACGAAGATAAGGAGGTCCTTATGATGGCTGCTCACATCACTAGTAAGGCTATTGAAAATAAGGTTAAGAGCGGTGACCTTAATGCCTTTGAAGGTCTGATTGCTGGCATTGGTGCTACAGATTCAACAAAGATTACTCTTGTCACTCCAAATCTCAAGGACATTAAGATCTTCACTGAAGCAGTAATTAAGACTGCTGAAGATGGCAATATGTGTCATATGAAGGATTATGTGCATGAGACAGGCAACAATATTCCTCAAGACATCTGGGATTATATCTACAAGTTAACTAACGACAAATAGTTATGACACTATTAAATATAATTTGTGGAGCAATTCCTATTATTATTTTAGTATTAAAAAGTAAAGAATAATGGAGTTTCTTAGAATTGTTTGGGCTATAGTATTTGGATTAATATTTGTAGCCATTATAGGTTCTGAAATGAGTAAGTAAACAATGATTATCGATAAAGATAATTTCGAATTACTAATTGAAGCTTTAGATTTCTGGGTTAAGGATAGTATCCTTCCAGTAATTCCTAAGAATAGAATAAGTGTTAGAAAAACCAATACTTGGACTACTAACTATTTATGCTGTACTAAGGAATGGAAGAAGAGATACAAAACTAACCCAGCTAAGGCTTTGTGCGAGTTAGTAATAGACCATTATAAATATATTTATATTAGAAACTATCCAATTATTGAATTAGTTAATAACTATAAGTATCTTTACTATTGGTTAATAGGAAATGAGTATAAACAAAATAGAGAAGCACCTCTATTGTAGTAATTAATTAGATTATGGTAATAACAGTAATAGCCTTACTAGCTTTAATTATATTTATTATAGTTGGAGTTATGGCTCGAAAAAATCAGGAGAAGAAGGATAAAAAGCATGTGATAGAACATCAAATCCTTCAGCTGACTAAATTTAAGGGTGAATTGATGTCTCATCACACTCTTGAAGACACTTTTAAAATTCATAGACAGTTAGGAACAATGCATTTAGCATGGAATTCTGCAATATGTCCAAATAAATATGGTATGTTCAGAACTTCTAACATAGCAACTATGGATCCTAGTGAAGTATTCTTAGGTGATATTTATGGATTGTGGACACATTCTCTTAGTTATTGGCTTACTTGTTGTGATGAAGATGCAGTCTCTAAAATAACTAATCAATATTATCAACAGGTGCTCAGTGGTATTAAAGCCGAGATGAAAGAATTAAAGAAGAAAATTAATTCCCTATAATCATTCTATGCCTATAAAAGAATTGGTAAGTTTTTAAGTGTTGATTATAAATTAACATTTATTAACTACCAATTCTAAATAACTGACTATATAGTTAGTTCACTTGGCAAGGTTAATGAAAAAAGGCTAATTATTAGCAGCTCCCATAGCTCAACTGAATAGAGCAACAGCCTTAAAGATAAAAATAAATAAATAAATAAAAAATAAATGGAAAGTAAATGGGCAAAGGAAAAAGCTTATTTAGAATAGGCAATTTTAGTAGATAAATTATCATATGAAGAAATTGGCAGGCATTATAACTGCACAGGAAGTAATATTAAGAAAGTTGCTCTGAAATTAGGTATAGAATTACCTGTAAAGCGCAAAGTTAACCCCTGTGAAACATTTACAAAGGAAAAATTAACTCACACTTGTTTAAACTGCGGTAAAAATTTTGAGCATAAAATAAATTGTAGTAATAAATATTGTTGCAGTGAATGCGAAAAGGAATATAAACATAAAAAGAAATATGAGCTAATACTAAAGGGAGATCCTTCTATTATGAGAGCTAATTATAATCCATAGATTTTTAAAAAGGATATTATGAGAGAACAAGGTAATGTGTGTTCTATTTGTGGATTATCACCTCTATGGAATGGTAAGGAATTAGTCTTTATATTAGACCATATTGATGGACATGCTTCTAATAATAAACGAGATAATTTAAGATGTATATGTCCAAATTGTGATTCTCAATTAGATACTTACAAATCTAAAAATAAATGTGGAGAACGAAGTTATTATAGATACCATAAAGAGGATGCTGAAAATAAAATAGGAAAATAATAGATAATTGGAGGAGTAGCACGTAATTGGAAGCGTTACGGTCTTCTAAACCGTCGGCATACGCCCTTAGGAGTTCGAGTCTCCTCTCCTTCACAACTACAAGTTACAACAAAGATATTTAAAATATTTTCAAGTTGTAATAATTGTGAATTAAAATAGGTTGACAAAATATTGTTCTACAATGGTTTGTGATAAATAGTTGTAGGTTTCTTCAGAGATAAGTTTAGTGGATAACTAGAGTATTATTTAGGATGTACTATTTAATATATCTAGCACTCAAAGTCCACTAAACTTTCTTTTAAATTGATATTTATTTTAAGTTATATTGATACTCTCCTCCCAGAGGAAGTATAGGACACTATTAGATTATCTAGCAGCTGTGAGTGATGGATAGGCAATAAGTGTTTAGTTTCAAAATATTGCGCAAGCTTACTTAGGTAAGATTAATATGAAATAACTGTTAGTTAAGATAGCTAATTAATTAACAGCCTGCAATCAGTATAACTATTTTAAATATAGTGATAGAAACAGGGGTTCGAATCCTTTAATTTTTGTAATTAGTTAGCTATCTAATTATGGAGATTTGGTCTAAATTTGGGAAGTAACGGGAGAGAAATGATTCTCTTAGTGCCTCATGTATGTAGAGTTTCTACAATCACCGGCCATGATATGAGAAGACGCTATCACTTTAATTTGAATTTATTGTAATTAATCATATTTTGTTAGTGTGTTATGCCTATTTGGGCAAAGTTCTTACCACTATTCTACTTATAGAAATGTGGGCTATGGAGATATAGCTTAGAAGGTCAGAGCGCGGGACTGAAAATCCCGAGATTGTGGTTCGATTCCACGTATCTCCACTACGTACGGATGCCTGAGTGGTCGAAAGGGTAGGTCTCCAAAACCTATAGAGACGAGAGTTAAACAACGTGGGTTCGAATCCTACTCCGTATGCAAATAAAGTTAAATATTAACTAGTTCCCTTAGCTCAGTTGGTTCCGTAAGGCTTGAGAGCATTGGATTTTTAATCCAAGAGTCACGAGTTCGAATCTCGTAGGGAACACCGATTCTCTTAAAAGAATATTCGTTTTAAATTGGTGCTTCACTGGTTTGTGATAAATAGGTGAAGATTTGTATCCTTAGTTCAGTTGGTTAGAACGTCTGACTGTTAATCAGAAAGTCGCAGGTTCGAATCCTGCAGGATGCGCATAGAATTTATCTTAATATTACTTTTATTATTATTAAATTTTGAGATTCTTGGTTTGTGATAAATAGAGAATCTACTTGGCACTATCGTCTAGCTGGTCAGGACGTAACTCTTTCAAGGTTAAAAGGCGATTTCGAGCATCGCTAGTGCTACCCTTTCATATTATTTGATAAAACTAATACGATTAATGTTTAAAATATAAAGTCAGCGGACTTTATAACGTTAAAGAGTTGTTAGGCTTCTGGTCTGTGAAGATAGGAAGCCATTATGGTCCGTCTAGTGTAACTGGTAACACGGTAGTTTGTGAGACTACAGTACAGGGTTCGAATCCCTAGCGTGACCCTATTGGAGAAATGGCTGAGTGGTCTAAAGCGGCACCCTGCTAAGGTGTTAGTCATGTTATGTGGCTCGAAGGTTCGAATCCTTCTTTCTCCGCAACATTTATGACAAATTGTGAACTTGTAGTTGGAAAATATGGTTCGTGAGAATAGTATTTTATTGGACTATGGTGTAATGGTAGCACTACAGATTTTGGTTCTGTCAGCCCCAGTTCGAATCTGGGTAGTCCAACAATTTTAATAGGTACTAAACAACTCTCAGTAACTCTATTAAATAGCGTAATTACCTTAAAATTAATCATTTGGGTTAAAAAGAGAAAGAACGTTAGATAGCTGAGGACAATGGAATAGTTTAAATATAACCAGTGAAAATTGCCTATTATTTAAATAGATTATTAACACATTAACAGATAAAATTATGACAAGAGAAGAACATTTTATTAAAAAGACCCAACTATTGGCACAAATAGATAGTGCTGAGAAGCTTGGATGTGAGAATGTACTTAAACATGCTAAGCTAAAATTAGCTAAGTTAGAGAAGAAGTATAAGAAGGAACATCTTTCTAACCGTTTATTTAGTTATATGGTAACTAGAGAAGAAACGGATAAACTCATAGAAAATGGAGTAGATCCCACTTTTCAAATACGTGTAACCTTTAAGAATGGTGAGGTATATGATTTAATGTATTATCACGAAATTGCTCCAGGTGTTAAACATTCTGCTATTGAAAAATGGGCAAAAGATGAATTAGCTAAGACTATTCATCATCCTGAGGATATTGTGAGTACTCACTTTATTATGGGTTAATTAAATAAATAATATGGAAATAAAAACAATACAGATTGATTCTGACACATTTCTTGTATTTAAAGGCATTGAATACAGACAAATAAATGTAGAGAATATTGTTAGTTTAGAGACATTAGATAAATATGTCTTAATAATAACTAAGGATAATAGAAAGTTTACTATTGGTTGTTCTTTAACTAGTATTACTAAGAAATTGTGTCTTGATTATATAGTAGTAACTAAAGGATTCTTAATTAATAAGAAATATATATCTGAATTAACTAAGAAACCTGATGATAAAGATAAGTATATTTTAGTACTTAATGATTCTTATCACACTACTAGAGAAGTGTCTTCATATATTGCAAAAGGAATTTTAGAACAATTATAATATGAAAAAGATAGTATTAAAAGTAACAGTAGAAGTTCCAGATGATTATGTATTGGATTATCCATCTTGGTTGCTAGAAGACCTCAACACATCTGGATTTGATTATGATGTTGAACAGATTTAATTTGTTTGAAAAATAAGAATACCAACCCCATAAATTACATGTTGGTTTTTTCCCAAATATTGTTGGCAACTAGCAGATAATTAGTTGCTCCTTTTTTGTCTAAAGGTTGGCAGTATTATTCCACTTAGACGTTAAATACTAAAACTGCCAAATGGCTCAGTGGTGGAATTGGTAGACACGAGGGACTTAGAAATTAATTTTATTCATAATTTGAGTGCTCTGATACGAAAGTTCAGAAGTAGAATCTCCCTAATTAAACAAGTTATTACTAATCGTAAAAAGGTTAGCGTCTGTGTAAGAAGCAGAGTAATGATTATAGAAGCAGTATTCAGAAATCTAATTAACTTGCACGGAAGCCTCACTTATGGTGACGTAAGTTTTGGTGACGGCGAACTAAATTAAATAAAATAAGAGTGAGGGGCAACAGACATACCTCTTAATGTATCGGTGGAGTGGCGAAGACAATAGGCATATTGTAGACTCTTATTTTGTTTATAAATGGCGTAGAGACTATATAGGAGATACCTAAGTTAGAAATTGTATATTTAAAATTAAACTGGCAAGATTCGCAGAAATAAGGGGAGCAGACTGCTATTAGAGGTTAGATTAAACCTTATATACTTACTTGCAAGATTTCTAATAAGGTAATAAAATAGTCCAGACCACAATAACTTAAAAAAGAACAAAAGTGTCTGAATAGTTCAAGATGTGACACCTTAGAATAGACGAGAATATTTTTAAGTTAGCTTGTGTAAAAGCAAGTGTGGTAGGAAAATCCCTTGGTCAGTAATGACTGTACGGGTTCGAGTCCCGTCTGAGCTAGAATAGCAAATGAGAAACCTCCACGTGGTGCTATTCGGATAACGCTAATTCTCATAAAATCCTAAAAAGGTCTAAATAGTTCAAATTATAAGCTAACTTAAATATGGCGGAATTGGTATACGGCAGCAGATTGACGGAAGCGCCTCTAAAGTCGTCGTTAAATATCTCTTGAGGATTGAGGGTTCGAATCCTTTTATTTAAGTTAGTTTGAGCTACATAATTAGTTATTTATTACTCAATATTATCTATAATTACTATGAATTTGTGAAAATTTATAAGTAATGTAAAATTTTCGGATTTGTAGAAGATTTTTATCTTTCATTTTAAACTCATATTGCTTGTGAAAGTAGTATGAGTTTAAATTAATTAGTAATTTCTATGTCCTAGATATATAATAAATAAGTGATTAATCAAGTAAAAATAATAACTTAAACATTAATATTTATGACAGGAAATTTTGAAAACAGTTATCTTGGAAACATTATTGGAGTACAGAGATAGAAAATGCAGGATTTTACTAATTCAAGATTAAGAAAAGTAAAATAGATGAATTAGAGAGCTACTAATACAATTAATTAGCGAAGGGCTAAATCTAGGAGTTATAATGCTAGATTGATGGCTAAGCATGGTGCTGGTTATGATATAGCCGGGGCTTTCGCTAAACAGAAAGAACTAGTCAACAAAGGTTATAAACTAGCTATTGATGGAGATTGGGGTAAACAAAGTGAAGCTGCTTGGTAGAGTTATCAAAAATAGAAATAGTAGAAACTACAAGATGCAACTCCATCAGCTCCAGAATTAACTTGGTTTGGTAAAAATATAGTTAAACCTATTGTGGATTTAGTTAATGGAACCCCTGATGAACAAAGAGCCTCTCAAAACAGTTATGCAAATAGTAAACCATGGAGATATAAAGATGATGTATATGAAGCATTTGATAAGGATATAGCTGGACATAACGTTGGAGGGTCTCGAATGGGAGACTTAGGTTTAGTACCTAATGGGGATGGTACATATAGTTTGTATAACCCTAAAACAGGTAAAGTTACATAGTGTGCTATGACACGTAACTAGATTGAAAGTGTTCTTGGTCCTCATAAAACTGATATGAATGCTTGGGATGGTCGAGGTGTTTATGGAGATTCTGCCATATTTAATGGTTATAAATATCTTCCTAAAGTTGGAGGTTACAACAAAGTTACCCATACACTATAGAATCTTGCTGCATCTGCAGCTGTTCAAGCTAATTTTAATAATATTGATTTTTAGCAAGGTGATATGGTTGATTTATATTCTGCTAATTCAGCACATAATGATGAGGCATGGAATAATGGTACTTTGAATAGAAGTAATTCACATACTGGAGTAGTTATTCAGCCAAGCCATAAGAATAAAAGAGGAACTTACATTTTACATAATGTTAATGGTACTATATCGTTAGACCCGATTAGTAAGTTTATGGTTTCTGAACAAGGTCCTGCTTTAGATTGGAGTATTACAGGAGTTCACCGACCAGGTACAAAGGAACATCCTTACAAGGATAGAAATGGCAATTATATATCCAAATAAACAAAATTGGAAATTTTAATTAGATATGAAGCAAATATTAATATTTTTAATTAGCTTGTTATGTGTGAGTTGTTCACATGATAAGTTGTCTCAACAAGTGATTAGTAAAGGTATTCAATATGTAAATAAATACAATATGAATACTAACTATATTATATTTGTTGATTTTAATAAACACTCTGGTAAAAATAGATTTTATGTATATGATTTACATAAGAAAACTGTGGTACTAGAAAGTTTATGTGCTCATGGAATGGGTTTAGGAAGTACAAAAGATCATCCCGTATTTAGTAATAAGTTAGGGAGTCATTGTTCTTCTTTAGGATTTTATAAAGTAGGAGGTTATAATATAACAAGATTAAACTTACCTAGTTACATACTAGAAGGATTATCTAATACTAATAGTAATGCAAAACAAAGAATGTTATTGATTCATCCTTACTATACTGTTAGTGATATTCCAACTTATCCTATTTATGCACCAATGAATGTAAGTGAAGGTTGTTTTGTTATAAGTCCTATAAAGTTTAAGCAATTAAGTAAAATACTAAGTAATAATAAAAACATATGTCTTTATGCATATAAATAAGGCTATATAGCAATACTAGTATAAGAGCATGTCCAGATGCTTAATCCCTGGAATAGGCTGTCTGACTGAATAGTATGGCAGTATGTGGTGGCACATAATCAACTAACTAGAATTAGCTATTGTGTATACTAGAATAGCGTCTACGTGAGATTCGTAGTGGAATGCGTAGCTCAATTGGATAGAGCAACGGACACCTAATCCGGAGGTTGGCAGTTCGAGTCTGTCCGTATTTACCCCATTATTATTCATATTCGATGTTTTATACTCATAAGTTTTGAGAATTTTCTAAGTTTTCGGTAAAAGTTCTGTTTGTGAAAATGGAATTATTTATCTGTTTTTGGTTATGAATATATGTGAGAACTTTAATAAGTCGGAGGACTTACAAAACTCAAAAGCAGTGTGTCTTAGTGGCAAGTTGCAACGTTCTCTTGATTGAGAAAGGAGAGGATTAACGACCCTCAGGCACATCTTCGGACTTGTAGCTCAATTGGTTAGAGCGCTACACTGATAATGTAGAAGTTATAGGTTCAAGTCCTATCTTGTCCACAGTATCGCAGAGAGGAGTAGTTACCGTAAATAACTGGATTATCGTAGGTAATGGGGTATGGGTAATATAAAATTTATGTGTCTTAGTGGCAAGAATGCAAGAATTTTATATAAGGAGAGCCAAATCCAGTTTGGTTCGAGTATCTGTGATTCGGGCTCGTAGTTCAATCGGTTAAAACGGGAGACTCATAATCTCTTATTCTCGGTTCAATCCCGGGCGAGCCCACTATTTCTTTTATCATATTATTATTTAAAGAGTCTAATTAGTTAATCTAGTTAGGCTCTTTTATTGTTTAATTAAATAACACATTAACATATGGAAGATATAAATAAAATTATTGATTCATTAAGTCCAATAGGGCAACTTAGAATGTGTAATGCATTACAAAAGAAGCTTAATAGAGGTCCTGAGTACATTATTAGAAAGAATGGGCTTGGATATTCTATTAAACCAAATGATAAATATGAGAATGCTGATCATGGAACTATATGCAATCTTGCTTTTGAAACTCCTGAAATGGCTCGTTTAGCTTATGCTATTTATTTAAATACTCAGGATAGTTTTGTAGACATAATAGATAATATTAAATACGTGTTCAGACTTCTTAATATTGATTCAGAATGGACAAAGTAATATTACAGGTAAATGACATCTTTTCCCAAGCGTGGAAAGGATGTCAGAAACCTATGTGGTTTAAAGTTCTTAATATAGATAGAACTAGTAACAGCATAGAAGTAGAGTGTCATTCATTTGATGGTCTAAATGTATTTCCTGAGGTTTGGTCTTTAGATTCTACAGAAGCAGGATTTGAAACTGGTGACTATAAATTAGTTAAATAATTATGTGTTGGACAGGCGATGGTACAGCTATTAAAAAGATAGCTGAAAGAGATTTTTATGTCTATAAAATAGGTCGAGTACAAGATAATAGATTTATCTGTGAATTTCGAAATTTCTCTTATAAGAAAGGAGTTCCTAATAAAGAACTTGTATTAAAAGAAACTCGTTGGATGGGCAGTATATCCATAAATGAGGGTTATCATTCTTATAAAAGAGTATCTATTGAATTCAATTCTTTATCAGATACAATTAAGTTCATATATAGAGGTTACACACTACATCCTTATCGAGAGGGTCTCTATGATTTGGCAACATTTATAATTCCAAAGGGATCTATCTATTATGAAAATATTAATGGTGAAATTGTGTCCTCTAATATACTTTATACGGGCAGATATTTAAAGTTGTAGATTATGTGTTGGGTAGAAAGACTGACGAATGTAAATATACAAATCACTGATAAAGACATTGAAGTTTACAAAATGGTTTGTAAAGCTGATAAAAAATCTTGTAAATCATGTGTTCAAGGTTTTATATATGAAGCTAATACTTTATATAAAATACCTTCTATAGAACTTAAGAAATCCTATATGTATAGAATATATAGTGTTCTTAGTGTAATTTTCGTACAAAAAGCATATCACAGTTATACTAAAATACAACATACCCTTAGTAGAATTTACGAAAAAGGCTCGATTTATAAGAGCAAGGGAATTATTGCTGGCAATCAACTAATGTCAATAAGATTAGATAATCCCTATTATGTAGCTACGTTTGTAATTCCTAAGGGTTCTCAGTATGCTGTAAATTGGAGAGGCGAAATTATTTCTAATCAGATAATATATACTGGCAACTATATAAAAGTACAGCCAGATAAAAAATATGATACAAGAAAATTATGGAAAGAAAAATAGGTGAAGTATTTACTTATGATGGTAAAACCTATCAAGTAGTAAAATCTATTTTATGTACACATTGTGCATTTAATGGTAAACTATGTGGTCTTATTGGACCATCTGCGGGTAATTGTATGCTTAATAGCAGATCTGATAACACTAGTGTAATATTTAAAGAAATAAAAGATATGGAAATAAAGAATAATCAATTAACTATTGATATTCCTGAAGGAATGGAGATAGATTTAGAGAATAGTGATTTAGCTAAAGGTATTATCAAATTTAGGAGTAAATGGATAACAATAGCAGAAATTGTTGCGTGTGAATATCTTAATTCATCTATTACTGTAAGTACGTCAACTCGTAAGAAAATAATTGCAATAAGTAATCTTATGGATATTGCTAAATATTTTAATGGTGATTGGAAATATAAAGTTAATAGCGGTGAACGCGGCTATATGATAGCTTATGATAGGAGTATAAAAAAACCTTATTATAAAGTTAATATTATTAATCCAACTTCTGATGTATATTATGGTAATCCAGTATTTAAAAATGAAGCTGATGCACAATATGTAATAGACAATCCTAATTTTAAAGATATTCTTGATGCAATTTATAAAAATTGATTATGGAAACATTAGAGGAGTTAAGAAATAAATATAAAGAACTAAAAAAAGAAAGTGACAATATTTATAGTAAAATTAGGGCATTAGAGAAGAAAGAGGCTAGTTTAAAGTTTACTGTTGGTGATTGTTACATAGATAAAGTATGGAACTATTTATTAAAAATTGTTTCAATAAAAAATAATTGGATATATTTTATATGTTTAAAAGATGCTGCTATTAGTAGATATGTATCTAATATATATGATTTCAAAAACTGGGAGAAAATTACACCAGAACAATTTAAAAACGCTTATCTTGCTGTAATAAAAGATATTCAAGATCCAGACTTAGGAGATAAGGAAAAATCTAATTGGAGTATAGTTTATAACTCTATTGTAACTAGTGTTAATAGCTAATTATGGATACTAGATTATCAGATTTAAAGCAACTAGTTTCTGAAATAAAAGAATTTAGACCTGATTGTACAGTAGCTATCAATTACTTGAATAAAGTAATAGACAAACTTAAATATGAAGATATAATATACAATATATTTTGTTAAAATTAAGTAGATTATGGAACAGAAACTTAACATAGCAGAAATCTTAAAGGATAAGCCCGTCGAGCTTAAATTGTATAGTTCCACTTTTGGCTATATAAAATTTAATGGTGTTCACAAAGATAAAATATACTTCTCTTCAGAATACACTAATATGCATTCAGTCAAGACAAATGGGAAAATGTATGATGGTGGAGAATGCATCATCTTCCCATCAAAGAAAATGCGAGACTGGAGTAAATTTGCTTGGAAAAGGGGTGATGTATTGACAAATAGTTCAGGTTTCAAGGTATTCTTTGATAAATGGGTGAATGAAGATTACACGAAGTTCCTTGGCAAGATTAAAGTCTTAGGGGATTCGCATTATTATTATTATGATACAGCTTATTATACCTTAGCATCAAAGAAAGAAGCTCTTGAATTTATCAAAAGCGTAGAAGAAATAAATAACGGTAAACCCAATCGTGAGACTTTGGAAATAGAAAAGTCTGAGTTCAAGGACGGAGATATTGTTTGTATCTCAGGCATGGGGTATTTTGCTTATGGTATAGTCAAAAGCATTGATTATTCTTCAAAGAAGCTAGAATACTATGTGTTAAATGATATGAGTACCTTGAAATTTGAAGATTGGTTATCATTTGAAGACAAGCAGATACAGCCTATCACAGAGACTCAACAAATAATTCTCTTCGACACTCTCGCAAAAAGAGGCAAGGCTTGGGATGCTGAGAAGAAACAGATTGTTGATTTAAAGCTAAAGTGGACTCCAAAGCCATTCGATAAAGTTGTAGTAAGATGTGGTAAAGCTGATAAATGGTCTATAGATTTCTTTAGTTATAAAGTATCTAACGGGTATATATGTACAGGAGACGCTTGGTTTGGATATTGTCTTCCTTACAATGAAGAGACAGCACATCTACTAGGAACGACTGATGATTGGGAAGGAGGTGAGCAATGAAAGAGCTTAAAGTTGGAGAAAGAATCACTCTTGAAGCAGTTGAGCAAAATGGTTGTAGAGGTTGCTTCTTTGAGGATAATCCAGTATGTATAAAATTTGCATGTTGTGAAGGTGTACGCTCAGATGGAAAATCGGTAATTTTTAAAGAAGTTAAGGAGTAAAGCATATGAAACAGAAGTTAAGAATGATATGGCGAATCCTCCGTGACAGACAGGTTGTAGTAATAACCGAAGACCACGGAAGAATGTATTGTGATTGGAATACAAGGAGTCTTGAAGATGTTTGTCAAATGTGTCGCAAAGTGCACGATATAGCTCTTGCGATGGATAATAAGTAAAGTATATGGAGCAAGAATATATCAAAGGTGATATTGTTATGTATGATAATAAAATACATACAATTATGGATACGCTTGGGGTAAATAATTATGAGCTATCCTATGTAGAACATCCAGTACACCAATTAGAATTATCAGGTGTTCCTGTTACTCCAGAGATTCTAGAGAAGAATGGATGGGAAAAAGATGAAGAAGCTTCTTTTAAAACACAGCTTTATTATAGAAAGAAAAGTATAAGTAAGTGGAATCCATGATGACTCAAGAAGATGTTGAAGCTTTTGAAGAAGCTAAGACTAAGGAACATGGAAAAACTGCAACAATGGTAAGTTTCTGTGAACTTAAATATTCAACACCAACATTGGAGGATTATATTATAGCACTTCCTTACTTTACTTTTAAGAATGGTAAACTTGAAACAACAGATAATGACTGGGCTTATATTCCCACTTTATACAAGTTTGAAGGAACATGGGCTATTGATTGGATAGACGCAGAGGAGAGTGATTCTATAGAAGTAATAAAAGGAGTAACTCCCTTTGAAGCTGCCAAGAATGCCTATAATTGGTGTGTTGAAAAAGGCTATATTAAAGATACATTAAATAATAAATAGATTATGATTAAAGAAGTTCCAGACCCTACTTTGATGTGTGAGGGATGTGTATATGACGGTAAGTTTGAATGTATTCAGCACGCATGTTGTGCAGACCCAAACAATCCCGTTAAGTACGTCGAAGTAAAGGAGTAACTAATCATCCTCTCCTTGGCAGCGGGGAGGGGGTAAAAATAGGAAAATATGTATATAGATGTTTTTGAACTTGTGCCAGACAATGATAGACCGAGAAAAGATTGCTATGATTGTTTGGGTTGTTCACATTTAGTTGCTATTAGTGTTGATAGTACACATAATGCATCTATTGAATGTGATATTGATAATGAGGATATATTTGGACTGTAGTAGTAAGGAGGATAGATATAAGTAAAATAAATGTCAAAGAGTCCCTTCTAGAGATTGTTGAAAAGAATAATCTAGAAATACTAAAAATAGACTTGTGCAATGATGAAGAATCCTCTGCTAGATTCTATGGTTGGGAAAGAGATGTATTTTCTTGTAAAGTCTATACTACTCTAGAAGACTTAGATTTTGAGGTAGAATCAATCTTTATGTATGATAAAGTTCGTGGTATGGTTTATTGCCGAGATAAAGATACTAAAGAACCAGTATGGATAGTGTCTTGTGGTGATGAAGGAGGTTCTTGGTGGGAAGTCAATAGAGTTCCAGACTTTTATAAACGAAAGGCATTAAATGAAATAAAGTCATTATTAATCAGTGCTAGAAACAGGTTTCGTAATGCTATTGATGGTGTGATGATACCTCCTGATGAGAGATACCGAGAAAAGTCAAAAGCATTTGAGGAACTTGAAAAAGCACTTAAAGAGTTAGAGGATTAATTATGATAGGAGACATAATCTTATTCTTAAAGACATGGTGGAAGCAAAATGTTACTTGTCGCCATAAGTATGTTTATAAGGAATATGGCAACATCCACTTTGAAGAATGCCGAAAATGTGGAAGAATAAAAAATTATATAGGTTAGAGTATGGATAGAAATCAAGCTAAAGAATTTTATCCTTTCTTGCGAGCATTTGCAGAAGGAAGGGTGATTGAGTGTAGAACCAAACCAAGTCTCATAGAAGGTACAGATGTTCCGAATGACTGGACTGAAATGAAGGAAATAGAGTACTGGAATAATATAGAGTATCGTATCAAACCAGAACCAAAGTATCGACCTTTTGCTAACACAGAAGAATGCTGGCAGGAAATGCAAAAGCACCAACCAATTGGATGGACTAAACTGAAAGGAGAAATTGAATATAGTTTTATAACGGATGTTGATGATACTATTAATTATTCAGATGCTATTAAAGAATACACATTTGCAGATGGAACTCCATTTGGTATAAAAGAAGAAGAATAGTATGGCTTGGTGTTTTTGTGATATTTGTGATTATAAGGATAAGTGTGAACACTATCGAAAAGTAGTAGTTTGTCCTTATTCAAAAATGAAGAAATAGTTATGAGAAAATTCTATATTGGTAATATTACTCCTGAGACAAATACTATATTTGTATTTGGTAGTAATCCTGAAGGAAGACATGGTGCAGGAGCAGCTAAAGTAGCAAGAAATCAATTTGGTGCTATTTATGGTCAGGGTGAAGGTCTACAAGGTAATTCTTATGCTCTACCTACTAAAGACCTTCGAGTAAAGGAAAATTGGGGTTTGAGAAGTATCTCGAAAGAAGACATTATAAAGTCTATTAAAAAGCTTTATGAAACTGCTAGACAATATTCTGATAAACAGTTTAAAATAGCTTATAGAAATACTTATTCTGCTTCTCTTAATGGATATACTGGATTAGAGATGATAGACATGTTTCTAGAAGCTGGTCCAATTCCAGATAATATCATATTTAGTAAAGAGTGGATAGATACTGGTAAATTATAATAAAAAAATAAAATAGTTATGGATATTCCTTTATTAATTATAATGATTCTGATAGCAGTTATTAGTGTAGTAGCTGCTACAGTAAGTATCTATTCTATAATTATGTATATTATAAAAAATGATATTCTATAGGTTTGGTGAAATACCTAAAAATGAAAAATCATGTATTTGGAGAGGTGAAGAAAAAATTGGAGAAGAACCTGGAGTTTCAGTTTATGAAGCTCATAAAAACATAAATGGAACATATTCTCCTGTTCTTCCATTTCCAACAAATGAAAAAGCATTTAATGATTTTATAAAACATATAGCATACTTTACTGGCAATAAATATCTAGTAATAGGTGATTTGTTAGATGAAACCGGTACTAATGGTGAACCGTTAATTAAAAATGTAAAGATATTAAAAAAATTATAGCTTATGGATATAAAAGATATTAAGTTTAAGGCTAAAAGTCTTGATAATAACGGAGGATTGGCAATCGGTGACTTAATACATAGTACAACTTATGTTGGGATAGGTTATCCAAGTAGTGTGTTTCCTGACGTACCTATAGTGCATAGAGTTAACCCACATACAGTTTGTATGTTCACAGGATTAAAAGACGAGGAAGGTAATGAAATATATGAACATGACTTTGTCTCTATATTTGAAGATAGAGAACCTTGTGAAGTAATCTTTGAAAAAGGTTGCTTCTTAGCATTTAATCCTAGGACTCATATGCGTATGCCATTAATAACAGGTATTAATGATTATTCCTGGGAATTACATGTAGTTGGAAACAAATTTGATAAGGAGAAATAGAATATGAAAGAAGAAACAAGAAAAGTTGTAGTTCTCGATTGGGAAGATAAGCTTAAGCTACAACAAATTATCAAGGATTTGGAACAAATTGCTAATTCTTACGATAATGGTTGTAAAGATGCAGTTACTATCAAGAATACACTTTACTATCTCCAAGTAATTGAGGAAAAAATTAATTAAAATATAAAAAATATGAGTGATTATTCAGAAATGTCCATTGAGGACTTGGAGAAGCTTAAAGAAGATCTTTTAAATCAAAAAAGTAATTTAAATAATACTATAGAAGAAGTAGTGAATAATATACGATTTAAAAAGACACAAACTAGTGATGATACTCTTAGATTAAATCCTTATTATAAAGATAAAACCTCTTATATAAAAGTAGTTATTAGTGATGAGGGTGGGTACGTTGTAACTAAAGTCACTCCTAGTGGTAAGTGTCTAGGTATATATCAGTTTCTTTCAAATACTGTTGAATTCTTAAAGTATTATGAAATGTGCTCTAAATTTGATTGGGAATGTGCTCTAAACAAACTCAACATGTGGTTAAAGGACGCCAGTTTAAAAGTCAAAGAGTTATGACAGTAGAAGAACGTACGAAACTTATGATAAATGCCTTAATAGAGGGTCATTTATCTACAGCTGACATAGTTGATAAATATTGTGAATGGGCTTCTCCTGGATTAAGAAATTCATTAATCGCTGATTTAGAATATTTAAAACATTTATATAAATTAAAAAAAATATTAAATGATTAAAGCAAAAGAAGCAACAATTATAGCTAAGGCTGCTGAACTAGATGAATCTATATTAAATCAAGTAAGTGCTATCATAATTACAAGAGCTAGTAAGGGTAAGTATTTTGCTGACATTACTTCTATAATGGCAGGAGTAAGTTCTAAAAATACATATATTGAGTATTTTAAAAGTCTGGGATATTCAGTGTATAGACTTTGGAATAATTGTAAAGGACTTTATATAATGTGGTAAAGATATGGACAATATAATTTGGAAAATAGTAATGTTTTGTCTAGCAATATCTGTACTAGGCTTAACTATTAGTTATACATCTCAAAAAGAAGAGATTGAAGAGTTACAAACAACTGTCACTAGACAAGCAAATGCTATTCAGCAACTTGAAAAAGAGAAGAATAATACAGAAGTAACTATTCCTCAATATTTGGATAGCTTGCCTAATGATGATTAAGTATCTATAATATGGATGCAGATATTCAATTTGTAATTCTATTCTTTATTATAATAGGAATATTAATTGTTTCTATGACTTTTTTATTATATTATATAAGTTAATTGCTATGTATTTAGAAGGAGATAAATGGAAAAATTGGCACACTAGATGTTCTGATGATGCTATTAAAGAGAACAAAGATGAAGAAGATACTAAACTAAGTACTATATCAGTATCTAAGTTACTTGAATATGCTCACACTGCACTACGTAATTGTGAGATTAATAATTTAGACCCTGATAAAGTCCCTGTATTTCTTACTTTAGGAGGTGTTGATAATTTATATTCTAATGTTGGTTTAGGTATATGTTGCAGTGGTCAGTTGGGAACTTATGTAACTTTAGGTTCTTCAGACTATTATAAAATGTTCTATGTTGCTCCAGATTCTAAACCTGAAGTAGGTGAGTATTGGAGAAGCAGAGGTGTAGGTTATGATTTATCTGGTTTTGTAGTATCTAAACTAGCTGGAGAACGTTTAACTAGACTAGTTAAGTATGTATTAAATACAGATGAACCTTTGTCTCACCTAGATTACAGAGAATTTGAACCTAATTGGATTCAGTTCAAGTTTCAAGAGGAAGAATTTAATCTGGAATTGTTAGATAAACTCGCAAGAGCAAATAAGAATATAGTTAATGAGGCTATATTAAGACAATGTATGATTAATAAAGAATAATAAAGTCATATTTATGTATAGTTTAAGAGAAATCAAGAAACTACATGAAGCTGATGCAGTTATCCGGAATTATCATTTACATCCAGATGATTCTAAAATACCTGCAGTTAAAAGGGCTTTTCGTATATCTAACAGAATTATATTATTTGGAAGATGATTCCTAAAAAGAGACAGATTTATAATTTCTTTGACGACGGTAAATGTTCACCAAGTAGATTATATAAAGCTTATGTAAAGAAAGTAATTCCTTTTAATAAAGCTAATATACATCTAAAGATACATTTAGTTAATAGTGCTCTTGATTATGATTGGATATGGAATGGAGATACTGATTATTTCATAGGTTGTTATATTCCTAAATACGATAATCATCTTGTTTGGTTTGCTAGAACAGTAAATGGAGGATGGTTTAGTATGGATTTTCAATCTAATTGGAATGGAGGACTATTAGATGTCAGTAGAGATATTCAGTTTAGTTTTTAACATTAATTAAGTTTTAAATTATGGGTGACGAAGATAGAATAGATCCAGATGATTGGTATGATATGGGTTCTCCATATAGCCGAAGAATCAGAAGATATTAAAGAGTTTTATTAGGACTCTTTTAAATGGGGCATTCGTGGTTTTGATTGTATAGGAGATAAGGAACACAGCAAGACAACTTGGATAGACAAGTAAAAAATTAATTGGCGAAGTAAATAACACTTCTGTTTCTTACGCTATCGCAGCCTAAGAAACCGAGCAGCACTTGCTTGGGAACGGAAAGGTGCACTATTCTTTCATTTCTTATAAGTTCTCTGTATACTTTAGGAACAGAGTGGTGGAAGTTGACAATGTTAATCTTGTCAACCCTAACAGACAAGGATAGTCTTTAAAACCTATGCTGTAAGAACGTTTTGATGCAAATATGCAAGACTGGAGTTCGACTCTCCAATGCTCCACCGGTTCATAGAACTGTTTTTATTATTTAACGTTATTTTAATCCCTGGGCTACTTATATAGTTCAGGGATTTTTGTGTTTAATTATTATGAAAGTAATAGTATTAGTAATTTTATCTTTATTAGTGTCTTGTAGACCCTCTAATCCAATTCAATATAAGGATTCTATATTGAATTATAAGGGAGGTGTAGTAGTATCAAAAACAATACAATTTGATTGTTGTGTTTTTAAGATACGAATGTATAATAAGAAAACTAATCGATATGAAATTAAAACTATTAGTGTGTGTGATGGAGATGAGTATAGAGTAGGTGAAATAATTAAATAATTTTAAATAATGGGTATATTAAGTAGTTTATTTGGGTTAAATTCAAAAGAGGAAGAAAAGCCAGCGGTTGTAAAAGTTTTCACAAAATCTGTAGTAGAACCAACTATTAAAGAATCTTTAGCTAATTTAGCTATAGAAGTAATTGGAGCTTCAGAACGTACTGCCATTATACCTTTAAAGGAAGATAATATAAGTGCTAAGTACTCTGAATTAGTTAAATTAGGATTAAAAAATAGTGCCAATGCTAAAGTTTTAAAGAAACAATTAGATAATATTAATTATTATAATAGCACTATTTTAAAAGCTCAGGAATTATTAAAGTATCTAAAAGATATAAATAATCTTTTAGGAAATTCAGTTATTTTAGTTAACACTAGCACATTTTATGAGTTGTGTCATAAGTATGGATTATTTGTAAGTTTCCTACAAGACTTTACTGGTGTTATACCTGCTCAGAATTTAAATGAACTTATTGACATTAATAATAAGTTACATACTAATAATGCCTCTGAATTACGTATAAACTATCAGACAGTCCAGGTTGATAAGATTTCTAATTACAGCGAAAAAAGTGATTCTTATATTAAAGGGCGTTTAGAATATTATTTTAATATATTACAAATACCTCAATTTACATTTGGTGAGGTTAGACTAAATGATGCTAAAGATTTTATAAAGGAGGAATGGGTACATAATGTTTATATAAGTGTGAATTATGCTACTTCTGAGGATTTCTTTATAGCTTGTCCTAAATCTTATCTTAAGGAAAGACCTGTTATAACATCTAAACCAATAGACCCTATAATATTTCAGTACTGTCCTTATGGAGTACTAATATATACTATGTGGGGAGATGAGGCAGAAGATAAGGTATTTGAGGAATATAAGAAGTTGAATAATCTGGTTTAATTATGGAAAGAATCAAATATATTCCAGGAGATTTGGTTTATATACCAAAATTTGGAAATAATTACACTATTATGAGCAGTGGTAAATATTACTATGAAGCTCTCGATGCAAATTATAATGATGTAGTTATTGAAAATACTGATATAGTCCCAATTCCCCTTACTCCAGAAATATTAGACAATAACAAATGGAAAAGGTTAAAGTCTAAGAGATATACATGGTGGAGGGCAAGATTTGATGGTGTGTATTACTTCATTAAACCAAATAAAGATTATCCTTCTGTATGGGAACTTTGTCGTGGTAAAACTAAGCATCGCTTTAAAAAGATTAGATATGTTCATCAACTTCAACATTTTCTATTTGGTTTAGAGTTAAACTCTGATATGAATTTATAAAGTATAAAATAATTTAATTATGGAACAAAACATTTGGATTCAAGATGGTAATACTTTTGTGAAGGGTAGTGCTACAACAAAAGCACATCCTAAAGGATTGCCTAAAGGAATTTATGAAGTTAAAGAATCAATGACAGGTTATTATTTAAATAGACTTGGAGATTCTTTTGTATTTAATTACAAATTATATGGCATTAATAATGAGTTTATTGACCATTTTGTAAAGACTTACAACAATACTACAGGTAATTTAGGAGTATTATTTAATGGTATCAAGGGAACAGGTAAAACAGTTACTGCAGAAGAGCTTTGTAATCGTATAGAACTTCCAGTTATTATTGTTAAATCCTGTAAAGAAGTAGATGATATGCTTAAATTCTTAGCTACCCAAATTAACTTTGATTATATCTTCTTCTTTGATGAATACGAAAAAGAATTTAAAGAATCCTCATCAGTGCTCTCTTTTATGGATGGTGTACACAATTCGCAGCATCGTAAAGTATTCCTACTTACCACTAATGAATTGGATATTAATACTAATTTGTTAGGTCGCCCATCACGTATTAGATATGTACGTTCTTTTGGTAATTTACCTGAAGAAACTACACTTGAATTACTTAATGATATTTTAATTGACAAGGATGCAATAGAACCAGTACTAGACTTAATTAGACAGATGCAGATAATTACTGTTGATCTAGTAAAAGCTCTTGCTCAGGAAGTTAATATTCATGGTAAAGACAAGATTGATATGATTCGTAAAAACTTCAATCTTGAGTTTTCTGATTTTACTTATTTAGTAGAATCTATAGAATTAGAAGCTGGTTCTCTTCAGGGTGTTCAGAATATTAATGAGCAGTTATTTGAGAAAATAATTAAAAGTCGTGAGATAGCTCGTAAAATAGGAGGAAAGTCTCCCTCTAAGTTAACTGAGGAGGAACTGGATGCTCAAAGCACTCTGGCGGGTACTTATATTCGTACAGATTCTGTGAGTGTACATAAAGAAATAAAATATCTCAAGGTAGGAGACGAATTTGATGATCGCCCTATATTCTATATAAATGTTAAGAAAGGATATATTGTGACCTGTTACAATAATTTTATTATTTATGTAATTAAATCCGGGTATTCTACAAATGCTTCAGGTAAGTTTAATCAGGTATATTAAATGAAGAAACAGATATTAATATTTTTATTATTATTAAGCTTCATGAGTAGGGCTTTCTGCCAAACAACTACTCATGTAACTCTTACTTGTTATCAACCAGTAAAGAGTCAATGTGACAGTAAACCATTAGTTACAGCTGATGGTTCTAAAATCAATTTGCGTCATTTAAAAAGAGGCAGTATTAAATGGTGTGCAATTTCTCGTGATTTACTTTATTTATTCCCAAAGAATAAGCCTAAAAAAGTATTTATAGAGGGATTTGGAGTATATGAAGTTAGGGATGTTATGAATAAAAGACATAAACATCGTATCGATATATTAATACATCCCGAAAATTCTAAGAGAATTAGTATAAGACATGTAAAAATTAAAATTCTTAAGTAGATTAATTATGGCTAAATTAAATTGTCCAAAATGTCCTGATTTTGATGGCTTTGCTATGTGTACTTCACAGCCCTTATCTAAAGTCGCATCATATGAATGGTGTCGTAAATATTTAGAAGGATTAGAAGAAGTTAATGGTACTATTACTTTATCCACTAATCTATTTTTAGGACTTTTACGAAAAGCTTATTTAGATGCTTATTATGGAGCTACACATATGGAATTTATGAGGGATATTAAGGATAAGGATTATCCATTACATGTAGATATTGATGACACTTCTACATTGGAGGAATTAGGTTTATTAGGTAATGATTAAAAAACTTATAATAATTAGTGGTGGTTTATTACTATTTGGTATAATAGAAAGTGTGCTTGCTGTACAGAATATGGAACTCGTTGAGTTTTGTAAAACGACAGCACTTATTGCACTTATCTTTTTAATTGTAATTGTTCTTATAGAATCTTAATTATGGTAAATGACACTCCAATAAAAGGTATTCAATGTCGTCTTAGAGATGCTTTGAATATAATTAATAACATTAAACTAAGTGATGTTAGTTCCTTAGAGGAAATGGGAGAACTAGTAGAACTTAGAAAAGAATTTCAGCCTCTTCATGATAAATTTAATAAATTTTTAATTAAATAATATGAAAAATAATATTAAGCATGGTTTATTATTTTTAGGTGCATCTATTATATGTGCCATTCTGTTCTTACTTTTATGGAATACTCAGATATTCGATGATATGATTAGTGACAAGGGATTTCTAACTTTAGAGGGTTCCCCTAATGCTATAAGGATGGGTTTTTGTCATTGTGTCATTCAATGGGTTTTATTTATTGCGACTTTTGTCACTGCCATTACTGCTATATGTGCATTTAATGATAAAACAGAAGACTATTCAAATATAAATATTAAGAAAAAGTGGATTATAATTCCTGGAATTATTATATTGTGTTGGTTTATAAGTCCTATTGGTTCTATAATAAAATTGTATAATAAGAATATTGAATATACTAATCAGTTAGACAAGCAACAGTATGCCCGTAAAATGTTCTTCGATAAATTATGGAAAGTGTATCTTCAGAAGTATGAAATTTGTGAATTAAATAAGAATACTTTCTTGGAAGTCACTAATATGATTATGGAAGGAAGACATGATGGAGCACAAGTTACTTGGAAATGGCTTCAAGAGAATCAAAATATTCCTTATTCTGAATTTACTAAATTTTATGGTGATTTATCTGGATTTGTAAATGGACAACGAGAAGAGTATTACAAGTTAGAAGAAGCATGCATGGAAACAGTAAGACAACAGAACTCGATGTTGGATTCTTTTCCTAATGTAATGTATAATAAGATACTTGGTATTCAGAAATTACAATATAATCCAGGATTTACTTCTACCCATACTGAACATGTGTTTAACACTAAAAAGGAAGATATATAATGAATGAAGATGAGGTAGTAGAGGGTTGTGTTCCCTCAGCAGAAGTGGATTTTTTTGGAAATAATTCCAAAGACTCTATTCCTGATGCTAAATACTATTTAATACGTCCTGAAGATAGTAAGACAGTATATATAATGAAGGAGAAACCTGATTATAACAAGGGGCCTTTTTATAGAGCGTGTGCAAAGAACATGTCATATCTAGATACTTATTGTGTAGGTTTATTTGGCGTTCCATCTCTATGTAACAAAGGATATAATTTTCTATTTGTCATAGGATTAGTGCCAGATGAAAATTCAATAGCTTACATATTTGATGAGCCTAAGGAAAATAAAATGGATCTTAAAAAGGTTCTAGCTCGTACAGATACTTATAAGGTAGATAATGAAGTAGCTATCCATTATGAGCTTTTTGATTGGCATATTCCAACGTTACTTGATTCGAAGCCCTTCAGTACATATATACAAGAACATTATAAGCCTAAGGGTGAAGAGTCTCAAGCACTCCCTGCACCAGGTCCAACTAAGGAATCAAAGGGTACACCAGTAATTTTAAATAAACGTTTATTAATTTAATTAAGAATGAAAAGTATTAAAGAAGTAGTAGGTGCTTCAACTAAGGATTTAAAAGATTCTAGAATTAGTAGTGCCTTAAAGAACATGGCAAGTGTCTCTGAACAGAATATTCAGAGCAAAGTGGTGGATTTCCGTAACAAGAGAATGAAGTTTGATTCTCTGTTAGACCTCGGAGACGACACTACTATGGATATTGCTTCCAAGATTAGAAGTATTGATCCAGTTAAATTCACTACAGATGTTAATGCTGCAGCTGAAGAATTAGTTATTCTTGCTCGCTCCATTAGTATTGACGTAGCAATTCATAATCAGCTATTCAGTGATAAGCCTATTAGTGGTCTTGATGCTGATGATATTGATGGTTTCGAGGACGCTATTTATCCAGTAAGACCTGAAGTATGAGCATAGAAACAAGGGTCATTAATATAATTAATGAAGAACTAGGTGTAGATGCTAAGAGTGAAGATACTTTCGATGATTTGTATGCAGACAGTCTTGATTTAGTAGAGATTATTACTGAGTGTGAACAGGAGTTTGGTTATCCTATCACAGATGATAAGGTTCAGAATCTAAAGACTGTTGGAGACTTAGTTAATCTTATTACTGATTTAGATAATAAAGATTATATAGAAAGTACTCAGGCTGATTTACAAGTAGATGAATAAATCTTATTTATATGATGATAAGTTAACTAAAGAACAAAAATACTTATTCTCTGAAATGAATGCCGCAATTGAGAAAATAGTAGATTCTTATATTATAGAAGGTTATTCTGAGAAGGAAGCTAAAAAGTTAACTTATGATAAAGTTATGACTATAATTAGCCGTAAATTTTGCGGTAAATATTAATTCAATTCACAATTATGATTCAATTAAGTAAAGGAGGTAACATCAACCTCGCTAAAGAAGCAAATGGTGTAACAGAGTTTTCAATTGGTTTGGGTTGGGATGTAGCATCCCAGGCAGGTGTAGAATTTGACTTGGATGTAGCTACTATTCCTTTGAATGCTCAGGATAAAGCAGTAGATCCTGACAATGGTTTCATTTTCTACAATAACCCAAATTGGAAAGATGCTATTAAGCATTCAGGTGATAACCGTACAGGTGCTGGTGCTGGAGATGATGAGACAATTGTAGTAGATACCACTAAGGTTCCTGCAGATGTCCAGAAAATTATCATCTTAGTTAATATTCATGATGCTAAGAATCGTCAGCAGAACTTTGGTATGGTTAACAATGCTTATTGCAACTTGTATGCTAAAGGTAATACCACTCCTCTGGCTAAGTTTGACCTTACTGAGGATGCAAGTATGTCTCGCTGTGTTGTATTCTGCCAACTTTATCGCCACAACGGTGATTGGAAGTTCAAGGCTCTTGGAGAAGACAAGGGTAGTTATCAGAATGTTATCTATCGTGATATTCTTCGTAACTATGGACTCATCTTGCCAGATGCCCCTGCTATTTAATTATTAATAATTAATTCGGTTTTAATTCTTGATTCTATAAGGGAGTATCTTTAATTAGGTACTCCCATTTTTAGTTAATTAGTAATTCACAATTATTTAATAAAGCTTTATGATTAATTTAAGTAAAGGTGGCAGAATCAATCTGTCTAAAGAGTCTAACAATGGTTTGAGTAAATTATTCTTTGGTTCAAACTGGGGAGCTATCAGACGTAAGGGTTTATTTGGCATTGGCGGTTCTATCGAGAAGGTAGATTTGGATTCTACTGTTCTTCTGTATGATGCCAATAAGAATTGTATTGGCGAAGTAGCTTATTACAATTTAAGTGCTCCAGGTATTCGTCATAGTGGTGATGATCGTTCGGGTGATACAAATGGTAATGATGGTCTTGATAATGAGACTATTGAGGTACGCTTGAATGAGCTTGACCCACGTGTTGAGTATATTGCATTTACTCTCAATAACTTTACACACCAGACATTTGGTGAGATTCCTTATATGGGTCTTCGTATTTATACAGGTGATAGAGTACAGAGAAACACTAACACTCCTGTAAACGTCTTAGCTAAGTTTAATCTTGAAGACGGTAAGGAAGGTACTAAGATTTCTGATAAGCAGGCAGTTATCCTTGGTGTTGCCTATAAAAAGGATGGTGAATGGCGCTTTAAGGCAGTTGGTGAGTTCGGAGGTTGGACTTCAATTGATGCTATGAAGCGTCCAACAATTGCATTTCTTTAATTAATTATAATAACAGAAAAAATGACAGATATAAATTACGGTCTTAGCTTAACAGAAGTAGAAGATTCACGTGCTAGACATGGCATTAATGTATTGACACCTCCGAAGAGAGATGCTTGGTATGTAATGTTACTTGATGGATTTAAAGACCCACTTATTGTAATATTACTTATTGCAGCTGCAGTATCTATTGCCTTAGGATTTGTAAAGGGTGAATTTACAGAACCTATTGGTATTATTGTAGCCATTGCTTTAGCTGTAGGTATTGGTTTTTGGAATACCTGGTCAGCAGCTAAAAAGTTTGACCTTCTTTTAACTAGTAGTGATGATACTCTAGTTAAGGTAAGACGAGATAATGGAGTAATTCAAGTAGCTCGTAAAGACTTAGTTGTGGGGGATATTGTAATACTTGAAGCTGGTGAAGAAGTTCCTGCCGATATTATTGTTAGGGAATATAGCAATTTGAAAGTAAGTGAAGCTTCTTTAACTGGAGAAACAAATCCTGTAACTAAAACTAATTTTGAATCAGAGACTGCTACCTATCCTACAAATAGAATTTATAAAAGCACTATTGTAGCTGAGGGTACTTGTGTAGGTGAAGTATTTGCAGTAGGAGATGAAACAGAAGTAGGTAAGACTGCTAGAGAAGCATCTTCTATTACTGATGTAGAAACACCTCTTAATAAACAGCTTAATGGATTAGCTAGCTTAATTAATAAGATAGCATTCACAGCTGCAGGTATCCTTATTGTATCCCTTGCTATACGTTATATATTTATAGAGCAGGGATATGTAGGCAAAGACACTATTGATATTGTAAATGATTGCTTACAATTCTTAATGATTGCAGTAGCTCTTATTGTAGTAGCAGTACCAGAAGGTTTACCTATGGCGGTAACTCTTGCCCTTGCTTATTCTATGAAGAGAATGGCTAAAGCTAATAATCTTATTAGAAAGATGCATGCTTGTGAAACTCTCGGTGCTACAACTCTTATTCTTACTGATAAGACAGGAACTCTTACAGAGAATAAAATGAAAGTAGTATTCCAGGACTTTACAGATAGAAATGCTGTCATAAATAATATTGTACTTAATTCTACTGCTAATCTTAGTCCTGCAGGAGAAGTAGTAGGAAATCCTACAGAGGGTGCTTGTCTGCAATATGTACAAAAGTCAGTTGACATCACTGATAAAAGAAATAAAACTCATATAACAGGTAGAGTAGAATTTAATTCTAAGAATAAATATATGATTACTAGTGATGGAGCAGTTACTTATATTAAGGGAGCTCCAGAAATAGTAATGAATTTCTGCTCTAATGAGAACATACCTAATTTTGCAGAACAACAATCTAAAGGCAGAAGATGTATTGCTTTTGCACACAAGATTGGTTCTGATATAAATACCCTCTCAGACTTCATATGGGATGGCTACGTAGCTATCGAAGACCCAGTAAGAAGTAATGTACCTGATGCAATTCAGGCTGCTAGAAACGCAGGAATTAAAGTTAAGATTGTGACAGGTGATAATCCTGAAACAGCTGCTTCTATCGCTGCTCAAGCTAATATCTCTCAGACTCCTAACACAATGCTTGGTAAGGAAGTCGAAGCTCAGACAGATACTAATTTACGTAAAGTAGATGTATTTGCCAGAACTAAACCTGAAGACAAGCAGACACTTGTTAAGAGATTCCAGAGAATGGGAGAAGTAGTAGCTGTAACTGGTGATGGAACTAATGATTCAGCTGCTCTTAACCAAGCTGAAGTAGGTGTAGCTATGAATAATGGTACTGATATTGCTAAGAATGCAGCTGATGTTATTCTTCTTGATAATTCATTCCCTTCTGTTATCTTAGGAGTTAAGTGGGGAAGAAGCTTGTATAAGAATATTCAGCACTTTATTCTCTTCCAGCTTACTGTAAATGTTGTAGCTATTGGTATTGCTTGTGTAGGTCCATTTATTGGGGTAGACTTACCATTCACTGTTATCCAAATGCTATGGGTTAACTTAATTATGGATACTTTTGCTGCTTTAGCATTAGCTACAGAACCAGCTAATGAAGCAGTAATGTCTGAACAGCCACGTGATCCTAAGGCATTTATTATCACAAAGAGAATGTGGTATGAAATCTTTGGTGTAGGTATTTTGTATTTCGGCATATTATTATATTTGCTGATTAGTAATACATATAGCCTTACAGAGTTCTTCACTATCTTTGTTATGTTACAATTCTGGAACTTGTTTAATGCAAGAGTATTTGGACAAGACAGAAGTATCTTTAATGGTTTGTTAAGTAATCCTGCATTTATTGGAATATGTTTGGTTATATTTATTGGTCAAATTTTGATAGTTCAATTTGGTGGCGATGTGTTCAGAACAGAGCCATTAAGTATTGAAACATGGTTGGAGATTGTAGGTCTTACTGCAATTGTACCAGTTTGTAGAGAACTCCTGTATTGGGCTAAAAAGTTATTCAAGTAATTAACGAGAGAGGACTGGTTAATAGCTAGCCCTCTCTATAAATATTAGATTATGATTGTACTTAATATTGGAACCTTTATTATTACAATACTAGTTTGGTTTATAATTGGTATTGTATTAGGTTTATGGTTTCGATGGAAAAAGAAACATAAATGATTAAATTTAAGCCATTAAGTAGTCGAAACGAGAATTGGATTTATCAGCCTGATTTTTATTTGCATGGTAAATTGTCTACTAATTATGAAACTGATGCAGTAGTTATGCAGGATGATGTATTTCATACTCGAATATCTAAATATTATCGAGAGGGAGTAGGTTTAGCTCCAACATTCCTAGATATTCCAGAAGGCAAACATTTATGTGAAGTTGATGGGATATTATGTGCTATTTTTGTTTGGAAGAAGATAGTATTTTGTAAAGGAGGTTGGGTTGGTGACCTAGGATACAGTGGTCCATTTGATGTTTGGTTACGACAAATAGGACTTATTGTAGATATTACAGATAAAGAAGGAGTACTTGATGCTCAAAATAAATTTAATAATAGAGAATCTTTTATATGAAATTTGAAGTAACTTATTTTGATTCTTTAAAAAACAAAGAACAAACCATTAGACTTACAGGTATTAATGAAGCTAAAGTAAAAGAAAACTTCATTAGTAGCTATGATCAGAAACGTTATCCATTTAAATCTATTAAAGCTATTTGAATGTTTATAGATATTCTAGGAGTAGCTTTGGTCTTTTTATTAGTATATTTAGTTATATTTAAACTTGACTGAAGATAAAGCTAAGGCAGCTGGTGAAATATTAAATAAAATGGCACTAGCTAGGAACTTAATGCAACATGAATGTAGATCTGATATACCTGATTATTATATAAAGAGCATAAAACAATTAGTTAGTTCTGATGATGGATTTAGGTCAGGATTTTATAAAATAATGTCTGCATTAGGTTCTAAATATTTAGATAGATATAAAAGCATACTTAATAGTTTATAATTATGGTAATTAGAGGTATATTTACAAATACTAAATTAAGTCCTACTAGAATGAATTCAGAAACTACTGTACCTTATATAGTAGCTAATGAGTGTCCTGGGCTTAAAAGGGGTGATTTAGTACAACTTGTAGGTTATGACAGTAAGTTTCAAGTTGTCTGGACTTATGCAAGTTCTAGAGAACAAGAAAGTTATGAGACGGTAACAATTTCTGAGATTAATGGTAAACAAATTAATACTATAGGTAAAAATATTTCAAGTATGGAACAATTTGGAAATATGAATGTTGATAATGTCTTTGGAGATTTAACTAAAGACATGTATAATGAGTTTATGCCACAAGCTGAGGAGAGTGCTAGAATCAGTATCACTGATGGTGTTCTTTGTTTTAAGAATAGCGATGGTGCATACGTAGGCGTCTCTCCAGCAGGTAAACTCAAGAAGTATAAGATGACTTTCCCTATGCCTTGTATTTACAATATTAGCAAGAACTCTGATCAGATTGTAATCGGAGATATTGTAAAATCAGGCAGGTCTTATGGTGTAGTTAAGACTAAGGCAGAAGATGGTTCTATCAAGATTATGAACTTTAATGGCAATATTAACAATAAGATTGCTATTGAAGATGAGTTGATGGGTTCTGCAACATTTAGAGTTATTGTCAATCCATTTAACTTTGATTCTTCTAATGGATTTAATCCACTCGCTCTTGCTTATATGAGTGGAAACAAATTCGATGTTAAGAATCTGCTTATGATGTCTGCTATGAATGGTGGTGGACTATTTAATAATGCAGGTAAGGGGTTCAATCCTATGATGCTTATGGCTCTCGCTGATAATAATAGTTCTGACTTTATGACTATGATGATGATGAGTCAGCTTATGGGAGGTGGTAATATGTTTGGTAATATGTTCGGTGCAGCAAACAAACCTGCTACTGAAACTTCAAAACCATCGGAATTAGATAAAATTAATGCTAAGGTAGATGCACTTACAGATAATGTAAATGCTTTAGTTAGTGCATTAGCTAGTAATATTAAATCACAAGCAAAGGAGGAAGCATAATGGGAGGTGGTAGTTATTCGTATAATGATGCTTTAACTAGAAGTCGTAGTTATAAAAGCCAGTCTATTGAGAAAACCTTTAGCCAGAAGAAGTTAGACCCTGAAATGAATCCTCTTAACATTAATTTCAGAGAGTCTTGTGATTCTGAAGAACACCCAGAATCATTCCCTATCATTATTGCTTTGGATGAGACTGGTTCTATGGGTAAAGTGCCTAAATACCTTATTGATAATACTTTACCAGATTGTGTAGCTAGTATTATGAAGGCGGGTATTGATAATCCTCAAATCTGTTTTATGGCATTTGGCGATGTGGAGGACTGTTATGAAGAGGCTCCTTTACAAGTAGGACAGTTTGAATCAAGTGATGAACTTATGGAGAAATGGCTCCGTAAAGTTGATCTTGAAAGTAAAGGAGGTGGCAATGGAGGAGAAGATCCTCATATGTGTTGGTACTTCGCTGCTAATCATATTAAGACTGATGCCTTAGAGAAAAGAGGTATTAAAGGCTGTTTAATCACAATTAGTGATGAGCCAATTCATAAAACTCTTCCTAAAGAAGCAGTAACTCATTATATAGGTGATGAGTGTGGTGAAGATTTAGCTACCTCTTTCATTTACAGAGAGTGCGCTGAGAAGTGGGATATTTATCACATTCATGTAGAACATGATGGTTATTATAGTGTAGAAAGGGTTTCAGATAGTTGGAAGCCTTATGTAGGAGACAATCTTATTATTTCAGATAAAGAGCATGTAGGTGAATCTATTGCTCGTATTGTTTCTAACAGTTATGGACAGCAAACAAATTCGTAATCAAATAGTACTTGGATCTCTATTTGGTGATGAGGGTAAGGGTAATGTAGTACAATGGCTATGTATGAATAGTTACAAACCTGTTGTCATCAGATTTAGTGGAGGTCCACAAGCCGGTCATCGTGTGGTTTATAAAGGTAAATCACACGTATGTTCTTCTTGGGGAAGCGGTGTTTTGCTAGGAGTACCAACTTGCTTATATAAGGAAGTATTCATTGACCCAATATGTATTTATAATGAATATAAAGTCTTAGTTAGTGAGGGTATTGAAGTTCCTAAGTTATATATAAATCCTAACTGTAGAGTTATTACACCTTATGATGTATTAGCTGACTCTATGGATGGACGAGTGAAGTATAATGGAACTTGTGGTAAAGGTATACATGCTTGTTTTAAGAGAAACAAAGATAATGTAACTTATAGTGCTCGTATGTGTCCTTATACAGATGAATATGCAGATGTAGCTTTACAGACTGTAAGGGATTATCATAATCTAGAACGGGACATTAAACTAGATGATCTTTTTAAAGAGGCTTGTACCTTTATTAAAGAACATCCTGAGACTTTTATAATCGGAACTTATTATCCTGATGAGGTTGATACTGTTATTTGGGAGGGTTCACAAGGTCTTCTTCTAGATATGGAAAGAGGATTTATGCCTCACTGTACTCCTAGTAAAGTAGGATTAAATGGAATCCCAGAGAAGTGTCTAGAAAATGCAGAAGTATACTTAGTTATGCGTCCATATTTAACTAGACATGGAAATGGATATAATCCTTATTCTATGGACTTAGGAATGTATTTTACTCTAGAAGAACCATCAAATACTAACGATGGACCACAAGGAGAGTTTAAAACAGGTCCTTTTGACTATCCTTTGTTTAAAAGAGCTGTAGAAAGACATTGTTTAGATAATTATAGTGAGACATATCATTGTAAGTTTAACATTGTCATAACTCATTGGGATTGCCTTAAGACTAAGTACATTCCTACTATATGTGATTATCAAGATAAATCTCCAAGAATTATTGGTATAATACGTTTTATAGAACAATTGCGTACAAGTAATTGTATTATAAATGATATATATCTAGGAAAGTCTGAAGATTCTGATATTAAAGAATTATGAGTTTTGGAGAGTTACTTATTATAGGACTTATTTGCATAGTAATATATCTTGCAAGTTGCTTCTACATTAGTTATCGCATGGACTTTAAGAAAGTAGAAATAAATTTGCTAACTTTATTTATAGTATTATGCCCTCTAATAAATACTATATGTGCTCTGTATTTCGTACATAAGAATTCAGATTATAAGAAATCTATTGAAAAATTATTTAATGACTGATTCTGAAACTTTAAAAGACATAAGTAAACAGATAGCTGATCTATTAGTTAAACAAAGTGAGATACAAGATACAATATTGAAGGCTGAATTATCCAAAAATAGATATAGATATTGTGATTATGGTGAAGACATGTATTGGTATAAAATCATTTCAGTTAATGAATGTAACTGTACTGTTCTAGAATTACACTTGAGAGAATCTAACAAATTTGGTTCTATTTCATATTGCGAAGAATCTTTAACTTTGGCTAGTAGAGGAGATATAATTACAGAGCAAGAATTTATTGATAAATATAATGAATTTATTAACAAGATTAAATTATGAATACAGATAATTATTTTAGTGAGACAACACCTACAAATAGTCATCCATCTGTAAAGTAGTGTGATTATTTAGGTAGAGAGCATTTCTTAATCTCTGTTTAGAATTTTTAACATTTCTTAACTTGGAGAGAAGGAAATGCTCTTATATTGTTCTCGTAGAGAACTTGCCGTTTAAGGCAAAGACTATCTATATGGGTAGTACTATAAATATATATTTAATATTTATTAACTATTTAAATTCAGTAATTCAATATACTGTTGACTTGTTAAGTTAATAAATAATTAATTAAAGAATTATATTCAATTTGGGCTCGTAGTTCAGCTGGCTAGAACGCTACTTTTGCAAGGTAGATGTCGTGGGTTCGAGTCCCACCGTGGTCCACTAATAAATATGCGAGATTAGTGTAGCTGAAGGCGCATATCTGGCTTCCAACCAGAAGGCTTGCGTGGGTTTGATTCCCACATCTCGCACGATGTTTACTTCTTCTTCCTTCTATACAATTAGATTATTTAATTAACAATTAAATTTTAAACTGTATGAAAAGAATTATCAAATCATGGTGGAAAGGAATGAAAACTGTAGCAGCTTGGTATGATGTTAGAGATTATCGAGTATTGCCTTTTACAGTAATCTAATTAGATTTCTACTAGTAAGTGCCAAATGGGTACTTACTGATGTTGGGAGAGTAAATTTAAATATATGCCTCTTATTTCTAAGGTTCATTGCCTTCTCGAAAAGAAATGTGTACACAAGAGGCGCCTGGAGTATTAAGCCCTGTTGGTAAGGGAACTAGACTGTCACTCTAGTAAAACTAAGGGTTCGAGTCCCTTATATTCCGCAAATAATGGAGAGGACCTAGCATTTAACTAGGCGGTTGTTAGAGGTAGCGGTGGCAATCCACGTGTATGCCTGATAGCTCAATGTATTATTAGAATATGGTCACGATAGTTTGCCCGTCTAATGCCATATTCGCTTTTATTCTAGCTTCAATAGCACAGTGGTAGTGCAGCACTCTTGTAAAGTGCAGGTCGTGGGTTCAAATCCTACTTGAAGCTCTTTAATTTAACATGGAGCATGTACCAAAGCAGTATCTTAACTCAAGGGGCATTGAAAAGAGAGGTAACGTTACTCATAATATAGTCATGTCGAAGGTTAAGAGAACCTTATAAAAAGTCATCGATAGATGGTACTGAAAGACTTTGCTCCGCCGAAAATTCTTTAAAACAATATATCGCGGATGTGGTGTAATGGTAACATACTAGGCTCATAACCTAGAGTAGTCGTTCGAATCGAACATCCGCAACTTATAAAAAATTTATTGTCTAGTATGTGAAGTGGTCAACCACGGCTGACTGTAAATCAGCTGCTATTTAGCTTCGGGAGTTCGAATCTCTCCTAGACAACTAATTAATAAAGTAGAGAACTAGTAATGGTAGAGAATAAGATCCTATTACAAAGTCAACCTACTTATAGTATATAGCTCATCTATTAATTTAGGTGAGCTATTTTTGTATAGATTAATACTTAACAGATTAAAAGAAATGAACAAACTTGAAAAATGGTTATGGACTAATTGTACATTAAAAGACAATGGACAGACTAGTAATTCTTTATATTTCTATTATAAAAACTTAGAGATTAGATATTCAGACCATATGGCAAAGCAAAGTACTGGAGATTTACAAATAATTAAGTCCTCTGTATTTGATTCTATTAACTATGCTGTATTTATAAGAGGAAGTGCTAAGATTATGATAATTAATGCTTCTAATACTATAGATTTTATAATACACTATGCACAAGTTAATGAATTATTAAATACTTCGGCTATAACATTTACTAATGCTGTTAAGAAGGATGAATTAATTTTACCAGAAACTTTATATATACCAAGACCTATAAGGGATTCTGCAACAAATAAGATATTTAAAAAGAAAGAAGAGTACTGGTCAAATTCAGAAATAAAATGTCTTAAGCAAGCAATCATGCAATATTTTAAGCAATCTTGTGGATTTAATACCGTGTTTACTAAATATCTAAAAGAGAATAAAGTAAGTTTTATACAGGCTATAAATTTATATAAGATATTAATCTTCAGTAATAAAACTCCGTTTAGTGGAGGAAATCTTAGTAAAGTATATAATTATATAAAAAGTTTGGAATCTACTGAAGCACCGGAAATTTCAAAAATAAAATTAAATGATAGTTCAACAAGTTAGATGTGTTAATTATAATCTGTATATTACGGGTTTAGTTCCCACTTCAGAATGGGAAGGTACAATAGTTTATAGAACACATAAAGATGGACAGATAAATAAGTTTGTAGAGAAGTATGTTAAAGACACTCAACATGATAATTGTGTCATTACAGCAACTAGATTTATACCTATTGATTATTTATATAACTTTGTATACAATAATGTAGAAGTTAAGGGAAAATCTTTTAAACTACAAGAAGTTCTTATAGATAATTTAGATACGCCACAAAAACCATTAGGAGGTAATTTCGGATGATATTTAAACTAAATTCAGAGGGATTTATTCTTGATTGGGATAAAGCTACTCTAGAAGAAAAAGATGCAATGATTAAAGCTATTGAATTAGCTAGAACTGCATATATATTTGAAACTCGGAGAATAATAAAGAGTTCAGAGGATGCTAAAGATTGTAGTTCTCAAGTACAAGAATTAATACCTTTTATAGGACACAAATGTAAATCACATGATATAGTAGGTGTGTTTAAGGGTATAGAAGAAACTTGGGAGGACTATTATTATATTATAGAATTAGAAGATGGTAGATTAAAGTATAATACAATGGTAGATACTATTGAATTTATTGATTAACAATTATTAACTACTAAGTAATTAAATATTATATATCATAGGAACATGAATAACGTATTTTTTAAAGATGGGTTTCTTACATCAACAGAAGCCCAAAACATTTGTAATGTAGCTAACGAAATTATTGCAAGATTAACAGAACATCTTAATTCTGTTCAATTTTACAATACTTCCATAACTAGTATTGTATCTTCAGATAATGAAATACATGCAGGTATTGGTATTAGAAATGTGTCTTGGATTCAAGATGAAATAGTGACAATAGGTCAGTATAATTCTTTGATTGCTTGGCTTAAAGAAGCTATTAAAAATAAGGAGGAAGCACTTGGTGAATTATCAAGTACACGTATTCAAGATTGGTCAGAATATGAATATTATCCTGCTCCTGAATCTCCAAGTAAAGAGGCTACAGTGACTAAGGAGGATGTAATTAGAAACTTAGGAGCTACAGAACTTAATAAATATTTTACTTTGCAGTCTAAAGCTGCTGCTATTGGTAAATTTATACATGAAGGTGGTAGCGTTTCTAGAGCTAAGGTAATGTTAGGTAAGGTACTTGCTGAACCAAATAAGATTAGTGGAGCCGGTAGAGATACTGTAGTATACAAATATACACCTTCTGTAAATGTTGATGATGTAGATGGTATGTTCTTATCTTTAATGTCTGAACATAGAAATTTAAATGCTCAACTTAATAGTATTAAAGCTGATGCTATTGAAAAGGCAAATAAACAGAATATAGCTAATGAGCAGGAGTATCAGAAAGCTAGAACTGCTTATTCTAAAGAATATAATGATTGGCTTGACAAAAATGAAGATTTACAGTCAAGATTTAATCAATATATAATTACTGAGAAAGAAAAGATTAGTAAACTTAAAATTAATGTTCCGGATTCTTTGATGGAAACATATAAGTCTATTAAGGCTTTACTTACTGAGTAATTAATAAGAATAGATTAAGGATTAGCATTAAATATATTACAGGAAAATAATATAATTTGTTGCGGGATTGTCGCAATACCACATATTAGGTATGTTTAATGGTCGTTTCCACACATATTTTTATTTATAAGTATCACCTAAAACATAATCAGGTTAAAAGCATTATGTGGTGTTACTTGGTCTAAGTCTAAGTCTAAGTCGTGGGAACGAGTCTAAAGCTAAGACACATTCTAAGTCTATGCTGCTAATCCTTATGATATTCTTTAGTTTGTCCTATGTTTCTTTAAACTGTAGGTGCTTCTATAATTAAGATTATAGTGACTTTTAATTCCTATACTTTTCAAGATGAGAAATCGGGAGGTTGATTTCCTACAATCAAGGGGTGGAGAAACTCTCCACCCTTTATTATTTAATTTAATTTATTTAATTATGAAGAAATTATTTGTTTTTGCTTTCGCAATCATTGCCCTCTGTTCAAGTTGTGGTAATGGTTGTTCTAGGACAACAGGCAGTGTAGATTCTACATCTGTCGATACTTGTGATACAGTAGATTCTGTTAAAGTTGATACTGTAAATTCTGTAGATAGCACATCATTTTCTATGGTGTGTCCTGATTAAGCTACTCTGAAAGGGGTAGCTCTTTTTATTTATTTATGTTAGAACCAAAAGTAATTAATTCGGAAGATGCCTACAGAGGTAGCTTAGAAGACCAAAAAAAGGATATTCTGAGTAATTTTCATTTTGAACAAGTAGCTATGATTATGGCTTCTCCATGTTTGCCTATCTATAAGAATGAAGAGGAGCCAGAAATCATTGGATATGAACCTTGGAAAATACTTACAAAGCATGAATTCAGGGTACCCAATGTTTACGATTTGTATTGCTGTGCAGAAAAATTACTAGATGATGTAATTAAAGAAGTACATAAAAACCCTAAAAGTAATTATCAGGGTATAGCCTCAGGTCCATTTAAAGTAACTTATTTATATGGTAATTTAACTCTTGACTTCGTAGTAGAATCATGGGGAAATTATTAACCATATATACAGATGGAGCTTGTCAAGTGTCTACAGGTAATGGAGGTGTTGGAGTTGTATTTATTAAAGATAATGAAGTAATTTATCAATTTAATAAACACTTCAAAAATGTAACTAATAATCAAATGGAGATAATGGCTGTTATTTATGCTTTACATGCCATTAGTACAAACTTTGATTCCATTACTGTGGTATCTGATTCACAATACGTTCTAGGATGTATAAATAAAGGATGGAGACGCAAGAAGAATCAGAATTATTGGCAGCTGTTTGATCAAGTATATAATATAGCTAAAGAATTTTGTTCAGACATAAAATTTGAATGGACAAAAGGACATAACATAGATGAATATAATAATCTAGCAGATAGATTGGCTGTGGAAGCTAGTCATTTTGCAGATTAGTTAGATTACAATTAAATATTCTAATTAATTTGAAAATGAAAGCAAAGCATAAGCGTGAGTGGTTACAGATGAAGCAGAATTGGTGGGCAAAATTACCAGCTTCAGTACAGAAGGCAACAACTAAACCAGGTTCAGTAAAGACTCGATGATTATCTTAATTATTGTTCTAGTATGTCTTATATTATTAAATCCTTATATAGACATACAACAAGATAAGATAATTATTTGGTATAATTGGTTTACTGAAAGAAAACACTATATTTTATGGAGACCCCAAAATTCTTGAGAAAGTATAAATTAGTTTTTAAGGTTATTAAATATGTCATTGGTTTTGTAGCCATGATATACTTAATAAGTATGTGTACCTATCTAATTAGTAGTGAGAGTACATTTTGTTGCATTATGGGTATGCTAATATTAGCAACTATGGCTGCATTAGTAATTACCTTAGTTGTTGAAAGTGTTGATAAATTAAAAAGTTTATTTAAATGAGAAAAGTCTTTTTATTTGCGAGTGCTTTAATGTTATCATTAAGCTTTACTAGTTGTGAACGTATTGATGCTGGTTGTGAAGGTATCTTAGTTAATCTCTATGGCTCTGAAAGAGGTGTAGATGATGTATCTATGGTAACTGGACGAGTATTCTATAATCCAGCTACTCAAGAAGTATATGAGTATCCTACTTACGTTCAGACTATTGATTATGAACCATTTACAATTAATGCTAAGGACGGTTCCGAATTTAAAGTTGATCCAAATGTCAATCTTAAAGTTAAGGATGGTGCTGCTCCAAAGGTATTTCGTAAGTATCGCAAAGAATTAACTGATGTGATTAATGGTCCTGTATTTAAGTATGTAAAGGATGCCTGTCGTATTGAGATTAATAAATTTACTACAGACCAGATTGTGTCAAATCGTGAAGCTGTAGAACAGGCAATTGAGAAGCGTCTTTCTAAACTTCTTGACAAGGAAGGATTTGTACTTGACCAGTTTACTAGTGGTTTGCAATATCCTAAGACTATTGTAGAAGCTGTAGATGCTAAGAATAGAGCTATTCAGTTAGCACAGAAAGCAGCTAATGAAGTACAAGTAGCTGAAGCAGAAGCTAAGAAGAAGATTGTAGTAGCTGAAGCAGAAGCTAAAGCTAATGCCATTGTAAATGCTTCTCTTACACCATTGCTTGTTAAGAAACAGTGGATTGAAGCTTGGGATGGACATCTTCCTAAGGTTACAGGTAACGCATCAACATTAGTAGGACTTGATAATTAATTTGTTATGTTTGGTTTATTTATATTCTGTTTAGTTGTAGCAGCTATTGAATTTATGCTTGTCATAGATTTAAAGCCAAAGGTAGGGATTCCTCTCTACGTATTTATAATAGCATTATTACTGTTATTTGTTCCTGTACTTAACATCATAGAAGTAATAGTATTTGGTGTATTATTAACTATTTGGTGTCATGATGGTTCTAATTTAGCAGGTTCTAATCCAGTTTCTAAATTCTTCAAAATGCTTAATCGCGATATTTAAATGATAATTCAAGGTAATTTTTATCGAATTGAACCAATTAATGATAATTCTCCATTATGGGATTTGTATTTACTTAGAAAAGTGAATAGTAAAACTAATCCTAGAGAAGAATTTCAATTAGAAGGCTATGGTATGCCTTTAGATTCTGCTATTGGTAGAATAATTAGATATGCTATTAATAGCAAATATGGAAAAGATGAGATTACGACCTTGAAAGAATATTTAAATGTTTTCAAGCAAATTCAAGAGGAGATCTATAAAGAAGTCGGAAGATAATTATCTAGACCTATTTAATAAAATTAATAGTTTGTGTGATTGTTTGAATGCAATATATCACACAAATTCTGGAGGTTGTTGTTATGTAGCTTATGTAATAGCTGAAATACTTGAAAGAGAAGATATTCCATTTGAAGTATTAGTTTCAGAACCTTGCTATGACGATAATGGTTATCCTGATGATTTTGAGGACTTAGATGATTCAGTATATCATATATGTCTAGAGGCTAAACCTATTGAGAATACATATAGAATTAATGTAGGTGAATATAGTGATGAAGAATATTTTCATTATAGTAATGTCACTTCACAAGATATATACAACTTCTATACTGATAATATTTGGAACTCTTTTTATGAAATTGCTAAAAATAAGTTTATTAAATATATAATTAATTTAATATATGACAACTTCAGTAGCGATTTACGAGAAGGAAGGTCAGATAGTTCAAACACATAATTCTTTTATTTATGAAGATTCTATCTATAAGGTATTTAAAGGTGGGATTTCTTTATTTGAAGAAAAACAATATAGTACTAATAAACCTTTGAAACTTAAAAAGAAAGACTTTATAAATAGGAAGAAAAAAGCAGATGAGTATTTTATTAGATTTTTAACTCTGGAATTTGCTCCAGAATCCTACTTAATTAAAGAGGGTTATACACTAATTAATAGTAAATGAAAATGAAGAAAGAAATTGCTAGTTATAAGCTTGGTCAGTTTGTTGATTTTAAGGGTGTTGAAAGATTGGTAGTTGCTTGTGCTGTAAGTATGCCAGTGAAGGAAGGTCTTACTGCAACTTGGAATATTCCAGGTGTTGAGGATTCTTTCGAGATTGTACGAGCTATATCTATCGGCATTGCAGTATACAATCCAGAAGATGAGTTCAATCTCACTTTTGGTAAGGAACAAGCTTATAAGAAAGCTCTTGCAGGAGATCCTTGTTGGTTTATTGGTAAAGGTGGTGTAATTACTAAAGAGTGTATTGATGCACTTCTGACAGAGAAAATTAATCACTTTATCAAGAATCCTGAGATAGTTATTAAGGATTACAATGCTAATAAGGCTAAGTATGAGCAGATTCAGAAGGAGAAAGAATACATTCAGAGTGCCTCTCCTGCAGAACAAGCGATATTAACCTTAATGTCTAGAGGGGTAGATGTGCAGGGAGTTATTGATAAGACAAAGACCCTAGTAGATGCAATTGAAAACGGTTCTAAGTTGGTTGATTAAACTATTTATAATTGTAGGAATTTTATTTATAATTGTACGTATAGAACAATTAAATAATAATATACAGAATGTCCCTTCTAATAAAGAAATAGTTAGAGATTCTTTAGTTAGGGATACTCTAAATCACACTAAGGATTCCTTAACAATTAAAATAGTAAAAATAAGAGAGACGTATGAAGATAAGAAAGCTATTATTATGTCTAATGATACTTCTGCCGACATACAGTTTTTCACAAACTACATCAACCATTACAATAACTCCGGAACAACTAAAAACAACTAATCTTATATTTCTAGAGCATGAGAAATATACAAAAGAAGTTCCATTGTTGAATAAGAAGATTGAAACACTAGAAAAGATAAATAAATCTTGGTTACATACTGATTCTATAAGAAGAATTAATGAAAAGCAATATAACGCTATTATTAAAAAGGATAGTATTAGAATAACACAATTACAAAGTTCACACAAAAAATATAAAGTTGTAACTAAGATTAGTATAATATTAAATATCATTCTTACATGCCTGTTAGTAAAGTAAACTATAAAGATCCAAATGGATTAACTTATAAACATCCAGAAAGAAGTTGTAAAAGATGTTTAAAATATCCATGTATAGCTAATATGGATAAGTTATATAGCGATTTTGCTAAATATGGATGTAAGCACTTTGATGATATGAATGTGTTTCATTAATGGAGCAAATAACAATTCATGCTAAACTAGTTGCGGAACAAATAGACGGAATGGGATATACTAATTATGTATTTGAAGATTTAAATCCTAAGGATGAAGACTTTAGATATATAATGTGTGTTCGATTTCCTAATTGGGAGCAAAAAAGTATCGAAATTGATGAAATTGGATATTTAAATATAAGATATGTAGAAGGAGGAAAAGATACATGGTTTGATGGTCAGAACCTAATACCTTATAAATATACTAATATCATATTTCTCAAGTTTATTGAGGATAAACCTAAAGTTGATATAAGTGAAATTATTTTAGATTAAATTTATATTGTAGATTATTAATTATTAGATTACTATGAAACATTATTTGAATTTAATTATATGACAGTATTAGGAGATAAGCTTCAGGCAGCTATGAGTAAAAAGGCAAATGACATTACTACTTATGTATGGAAAGGTCCAAAGGTTAATGGAGAGCAGCAAGAAATCTTAATGATTGATGCTTCTTTTGATCAACTTAAAAAGTGGTATCGTCACTGTCAGCAAATGCTTTATAATGAGGATTCTAAAAATCCAGGAAGAGTTACCTTACTTGAGATTGTACAGGATCAAATTAGTCGTTGTAGAGCAGAACTTCTTATAAGATGGCTTATGGCTGAGAAGCAGTATTCTAACACAAGATGTTTGGAAGATTTACGAAAGTTAATCAGTAACAATAAAAATACACTAACCCCAGAGGCAATTAAATCATTCCCTATTAGTAAGGTAATGGATGGTCTTCCTATTGACTATCAGCAAGTGCCTGTTAAATTGGTAATGGATGCTTGTCTTGACCTTTTGGGAATTTTTGATAATAGCCATATTACACTTAACTTTATTCTTAAAATGGGTCTGTGGTTTACACCACGTGAGATGCAAAAGGATTTGTATCGTAAAGACCCTGAAACTGGTAAGGCTAGAAATCGTCTTGATGTAGTTAAGGAAGAACTTAGAATTAGTTTGAGACCTAATCAGTATTTGCGTATTTGTGATACAGGTTTGTCTTATACTGAGTTTAAGGCAATCTATATGCTGCAGAGAGATAAATATTCTAACTTAACTAGTGAGCAGCTTAAATTACTTTCTAATAAAATTCTGTATCGTTTCCAGATTCAGTGTGAAGAGCAAGCTAAGCAATGGCTTACTAAGATAGATGAAATTAATAAAGTTGCTGCAGATAAAGGTTGGGATGTAACACGTGCTGACTTGTAATAAGTTAGCATACTAGTGAAAATATTGTCATAAGTGCCAGTAATGCACGATTTATTTGAGCCTGTTTCTCGAGATGAAAGACAGGCTCAAGCACTTAAAGCTTGGATTAAAGCTAAAGGACACGGGACCATTGTAGGATGTACGGGATTCGGTAAGACTAGAGTAGCTATAAATGCTATAACTAAATTACGATCAAAGTATCCTACAATGTCAGTACTAGTAGTAGTACCTTTTGATAACTTAAAAGAACAATGGTCTAAAGAACTTGATGAGAGAGGTTTGGGATTTAATACTGATGTAAGAGTAATGATGGGAGCATCTAAAAAGGAATGGTCTTGTGATTTACTAATTATCGATGAAGCCCATAAAATCAATAGTGAAGTTCTTAGTAATGCTCTTACAAATACTAAGTTTAAATTGATACTTGGTTTAACTGCTACTTTCGAAAGACTGGATGGAAGACATGAAATTTTAGCTAAATATGCTCCAGTTGTAGACACTATAACTATGGAGGATGCCCTCTTTAATGGATGGGTAGCTAAATATAAAGACTTTGTAGTTGTTATTGATGTCCCTGATATTGATGTTTATCAGAAATATAATAAAGAATTTAATGAACACTTTGAATTCTTTCAATGGGACTTCAACAAGGTTATGTCTATGACAGGTAAAAATGGTTTTACTAATAGATGGCAATATTGTAAGGATACCTATCCTGACGATTATGCTATGCAAAAAGACTATTTAAAATCTGTCACATTTCATGCTATGGGTTTTATGAAAACTATGCAATCTAGAAAGAAATTTGTACAAAATCATCCTGAGAAAATAAGAATAGCTAAAGAGATAATTAAGTATAGAAGTGATAAGAAAATTGTCACTTTTAATGCCAATACAGCTATGGCTGAAGCTTATAAAGAGGGATATGTTTATACCGGTAAAGAAGGTAAAAAGAAAAATAGAATAACACTAGAAGAGTTTTCTAAAATGCCGAGCGGAGTATTAAACAGTTGTAAGATGGCAATCGAAGGCTTGGATGTACCTGATTTATCAGTAGGTATACAAACTGGTATAGATAGTAGTAAAACTAAAGCGGTGCAGTCTCTTGGAAGAGTAGTACGATTAGCAAAGGGCAAACTTGGTGCTGAATTTTTTACATTAGTAATTAATGATACTGTAGAAACTAAATGGATGCAAAATGCCAAGAAGGATTCTCAGATTGAAATTATTGACGTAGAGAATTTAATGCATGTCCTCAAAGGGGAACCATACGAGCTTTATAAAAGGAAGATTAAGAATTTTACATTTAGGTTTTAAGACATTAGAAATGGAAATGTATTACACAAAGCGAGAGTATAATCAAATGAAAAATGCTCTTACTAGTGAGAATAAGCGTTTGAAGAAGCAGATTGAAAAGCTTCAGAAGAAAGTAAAGGAATTAGAATACACTAAAGAGGTGGTATTCGAACCAGATTTTGAAATGGATCCAGTGGCTGAAGAAACCACTGAATAGATAAGTCTATAATATTCACGTAACTAGACTCTAAAGCTATAACAAGTATTACAAGTCTAGTGTTAACTAGCTAAATATGTTAATTATACGTGAAGAATTTAGAACTTAAACAGCAGCTTGTATTTTGTGAAAAATATAAAATTGATGCAAATCAATTATTGTTGCTAGAAATTATTCTCATCGCTCAAGAGGGTGACGATGCAGAACTTGTCCAGCTTTATTTTCAATCAGAGGCAAAGGGAAGCCTATTGGAACAATTAATTAGATTACAAGAGGTAGGAGTAATATTAAAGTCTTATAAGTTACCTAAAAAAGGTGAACGATTAGATTTATTTAGTATTCCTATTAATAGAAATCTTGTAAAAGACTTTTATAAGTGTTCTTTTGAATTAGGTAAAGAACTGTTTGAAGAATATCCTCAATTCGGTTTCATCAATGGGAATCCAGTTGGTATACGTAGTGTTTCTAAGAAGTTTGATAGTCTAGAAGACTTTTATCGCTTCTATGGAAAGACTATTAGGTGGAAACAGGAAACTCATGACCATATTATTGAATTAGTTAAATGGGCTCGAGAGAATAATATTCTCTGTGTAAGTTTGTGTAACTTTGTAATAGATCATAGATGGGATGAATTAGAAGCTCTTCGTAATGAAGATTTAGCCAATACTAATTTTGATGCTATTAAGGTTGTATAATTAAATATTATGGCAGAGAAAATTAGTGGTTTAGAGGAGTTCTTTCAATTAGTTAAAGAAGGAAGAGAAGGACACAATATAGGACTTAGTACAGGTTCACCTAAGTTAGATTTATATACCGATGGAGTTCTTCCAGGTACCTCTTATTTAATAGGAGGTGCTTCAGGCAGTGGTAAATCTACCTGGGCACTTTGGACTTACGTATATCAACCATTAATGCATTATTTAAATGGGGATAGTCCAGAAAGAGACCCTAGATGGTTATTATTCTCACTAGAGATGACTCGTAGTCAAGTATATGCTAAGTTAGTTAGTATGTACATATTTGACAATTTTGGAGTTGAATTGCGATTTAAGCAGATATTCTCTAGAGGAAAAGACTGTGTATTATCTGATGAAGAGTATGAACTCTTAACTAGGAGTGCTGACTTTATCAAAATTCTTGATGAAAGATTATCCTTTTATGAAGGTAGTCTTACAGAAGCAGTCTATTTAAAGGAAGTAAATGAGGAATTATTAAAGTGGGGTAAATTTGAGAATGGTAAATACATTCCAAATAATCCTAACATGTTTCTAGGTATTATGATTGACCATATGACCTTGGTAAAGGCAAGTGGTGGTCGAACTAAGAAAGATGAAATTGATGCAATTTCTAGAGATTCTGTTCAAATCAGAAATAATACTAAAATTGTATCTCCGATAATGATTTCTCAGTTTAATAGAAATGCTAATGGTCAGGAGAGAATGAAACAAGGTCTACAAGATCCATCTATGGAAGACTATAAAGACAGTGGATCATTACTTGAGGATTCACAAGTAGCTATAGGTTTATTTAGTCCATATAAATATAAATTATCTACTTATAAGAAATATAATATCAAGATACTAGAGCAGTGTTTTATTGGTGTATTTATCTTAAAGAGTAGATTTGGTTCTTCAGACTTAATGATTCCTACCGGTTTTTATGGTGATTGCAGTCATTATGCAGATTTACCTAAACCTGAGAATATATTTGACTGGGAGAAATATACTAGTCCTAATTATTTATTAGAAGATGGGGTTCAGCAATTAAATGTTGAACTTAATCATATAGATGAAGAAGAAATAGATGATAACAATCAAAATTCTAAATATTCATTTATATTATGAGTAATCTTATTTGCTTGGCAGGTTTATCAAATAGTGGAAAATCAACTAGTCTACGCACTCTTGACCCAGAGTCTACATTTATTATAAGTTGTACTAATAAGCAGCTTCAGATTCCAGGATTTCGTAAGAAGTATCCTAAGGTAGCTATTAGAGATAAAAAGCTCATTGGCAATTGGTATATTCAGAATAATTATACTAAAATTGAGAATGTATTGCATATGATTTCTGATTCTCGACCAGATATAAAGGTAGTAGTTCTTGATGATATTAATTATCTGTTATCTAATGAAACCTTTGAGAATGCTACTACCAAGGGATATGAGAAGTTTACATTGATGGCAAAGAATTATTATGATTTGCTAGCAGAGTGTCAACTTCTTCGTGATGATTTAACTATTGTAGTTATTTCACATACTGAAAATTTTGGAACTGATTTGGATCCACAATATCGTCTCTGGACAACTGGTAAATAAATTTTGCCTATAATACCTCTAATTCGGTAAAAGTTAAATAAGGTATATATAGAGTATACACGAATAAGCTTTCTAAGAAAGACTAAGGTCCAAGTATTATATATTTGGATAGCTGTTAATACCGAGCTAAGATAGATGATAAATCTATAAAGTGTAACGACTATCCTGAGAGGGAGTACTACAGGTAATCACTGTAGGAAATGGGGATGTTAGTTATAAATTCATTTGAAAATCTTTTTATTTTGACTATCGGTAAGATAAGTATAAAGTGGTTCATAACTTTTAAATTAAATTTTATGGAAGTAACATTTTATACTTTAACTTCATCTGCATATCCTAATGATATTAGATATGTAGGAAAAACTAGATAGACAATAAAGAGAAGATTACAAGGTCATATTTGCTCCGCCAAAAGGGCAGCTAAAAAAGGATATTGTACTAATCATAATTATAATTGGATTAATCAACAATTATCTAGAGGTAACAGTATAATAATAGAGGAAATCGAAACTGTACACTTTGAAGAAGGTGAAGATTGGCAATGGTTGGAAAAATATTGGATTGCCCAATTTAGAGAATGGGGATTTAATCTTACTAATATCAAAGAAGGTGGAGAAGATAACTATTATACAGAACCAACGCAAGAGGTAATACGAAAACGCGCTATGCAATGCGTAGGAAGACCCCGTACAGAACAGACCAAACAAGATATTTCTAAAGCTTTATCCTGTCAAAATAAATCTGAAGAAACTATAAATAAAATACGTAAAAGTATTTCAGAAAAACAGGGAAGACCAGTACTCCAATTAACTAAAAGTGGTGAGTTAATAAAAGAATGGTTAACTGGAGCAGAAGCTGCAAGAGAATTGAAATTAGATAAAGCTAATCTTAATGCTTGTTGTAAAGGAAAAAAGAAATCTTGTGGAGGTTATATTTGGAAGTACAAATATCCAGATGTGATACCTGAAACAAAAATAGTTCAAATGGATTTAAATGGAAACGTTATCAAAGTGTTTAAAAATTCTGCAGAAGCGGGAAGAGAACTTGGAATAGAAAAGAATCTCATTAATAATGTATGTAAGGGAAAACAACCTGAAACATATCATTTTGTTTTTAAATACTATAATGACGTTTTCAAGACTAATGAAGATATAGTCTCAACTACACAGAAATGTGTAGAGTGATATATTCCTTGAGATTGATTAAGCTCAGATTAATGGAGTATATTCAAGAATTTGAAAATGTTGACCAATCAGATTAATTTGGATGGAATGTTTTCATACATTATTTATTCAGAAAGAATTGTGGATGATGTAGATGGAGAAGTACATTATCGTTTTAAGACCAGAACAGATGGTAATGATACTTGTAGAAGCGTGGCAGGCTGTTTTGATGAGAAATACATTGAGCCTGATATGAAACTAGTTATAGATACTATCAATGCATTTGAAAACGAAGATTAAGACTATTTAACTAACTGATTAACTAATTATTGAATATATGAAGCTGGACATTGTAATGCACTATTCTGTTGATGAGAAAACAGGAGAAATCACTTTTATTGGTAAAGATGAGATTAAGGTAGACACTGCTAAGAAAACTTCTTCTTCCAGAAAGAGTTCTACTAAGAAAGATGAAAACCCTGAGCCTATTGTAACACTTGATTCTACTAAATTAACGCTTACCCAAGGAGCAGTTGATTTATTACAAGTCTGTGAAGATTGTCGTATAGACATCAAGTATGACAAGAAGGGCAAACAGCTGCTTCCAAAGATTGGAACAGATGCTGCTTTTAAATCTAAGGGAGGTAATTTACTTTCAGGTAAGAATACTGTAAGATATGGAGGTGCTAATAATAAGAAGTTAGCAGGATATGGTACTACCTTTAAAATGGAACCAACTGAAGATGAGGGTATTTATTGGCTTGTAGGAGACAAAATGCCTGAAGAACAAGAGGTTCCAAAAGAGTTAGTTAATATTGAGGATGAGCTTGATATAACTAACTTGGATGCTATAGAAGAGGAATCTACAGACCTATCTGGTCTGAGTTATACTCTCTAATAAAATAGAGTTAATTAAATATATTAGATAACAATTAATTTATTAGATTATGATTACTTAAATTTTGAAAATTATATAATATATGTCATTTAATTTTGCTATTTCATCTGATTCTGCAGTTCGTAACAGTCGTCGTCCACTCGCACCATGGGAAATCCATGATGTAAAGTTTAAAGGAGCTGAAATTCGTGAGTTTAACGGTAAGAAAGACCCTAATGCTCATTACAAGTTGCTCTCTATTAAATATGAGAATGAGGATGGCTATTTTAATGTAGATTTGTTCTTCCCTAAAGATGGTGATGATGTACGACCAGAATTTGATGGTGCTAATGGTGGTAAGGTTCAGATGGCTTCCTCATTTGAAACCACTATGGCAATAGTAAAACAGACTGCACAGGTTCTTAACCCTAAAGGTTTTGAACAGATGCAAAAGCTGAGTGTTAAGTTTAAGAGTTTTGATGATGTTGCAAAGACTTTCATTAAAGTAACTACACCAGCTATTGATACAGATATTAAAATTAAATTGACAGGTAAGAATCGTGACGGTAAGGTAGTTGCTCAGATTCCACGTATCTTGGCTTTGAATAAGGAGGGAGAAGCATTTATTTGTGACAATTATATTAGTCCAAAGCTTTTCTGGTCTGATTATGAGGCTGGTAAGCGTGATGAGTATCTGAAGTCAACTCCTACTGACCCAGATAAAGCTGTCGCAGATACAGCAGGAGTAGATGAAGCTCCTAAGGACGATTTGGATCTCGATAGCTTGCTTTAATTAAATAATTCTCTATGGACTTTAGTTTTGAACCTAAAGTTACTAGGGAGTTTCTTCTAAGTGAAAACAATGAGGAGACATATATGAGTTATTATTTAGGAATACCTGTAGATAAGGGCTTGTATGTGTCTCCTCTACGTTCTGACCATCATAAAACTTGTGGATTTTTTAGAGGTAAATCTGGCAGACTTTATTTTAAAGACTTTGCTACCGGAGAATGCTTTGCCTTTGAAAATGTTGTAATGAAAAAGTTTAATTGTAATTACCATGAGGCTCTAAGAATTATAGCTAAAGACTTTGGGTTTATTAAGGGAGAATCTCCTATATCTAAACCTGTAGTTAAGCAAGCTGAATTTAAAGGAGACAAACAAACTTTCATTCAAATAGAGGCACAAGAATTTTCCGAAGAGGAACTAAAATGGTGGAATCAGTATGGTATAACTAAACCTATATTAAATAAGTATAGAATATTTAGTTGTAGAACAGTCTTTTTAAATGGTTCTATAGTTAGTCAGTCTACTCCAAAATGCCCTAGTTATGGATATTACTTTGGAAAGAAGGAACATGTAGAACAGTGGAAAATATATTATCCGAAAAGGTCTGATTATAGATTTATAGGTAATATATCTACTAAAACTATTCAAGGTTATAGACAATTACCTAAGAATAGTAAGTTATTAGTAATAACTAAGAGTTTAAAAGATTGTGCTTGTTTATATAGTATGGGAATACCTGCATGTGCTCCACAAAGTGAAACTCAATTTATTTCTAATACTATCTTAGAAGATTTAAGGCAGAGATTTGATAAAATAGTACTTTTATTTGATTCAGATCTTACAGGAATACACTACACTAATGTACTGCGTAGGAAATATGATTTCTTAATTCCTTGTATTATACCTAGAAGGTATGGGGCTAAGGATATTAGTGATTTCTATAAGAAGTATGGGAGAGAAGAGACTATTAAATTTATTAAAGAATCTATTAAATATATAAAAGAATGGGAAAGACATAGGTGAATACTAGTGTAACAGTAAAATATAAGAATGGCGACACACAAACATTCCAAACAATAGAAGAAGCTTCCGAAGTAACTAAATTAACAGTTAATTCAATTAAGTCTAGAGCTAATAAACCTGGCTCTGGAGCTAAATCTAAAGATGGAATGACATTTCAATGGGCAGATCCTGCTGTTAGAAGAAGTCTTACTGCTAAAAAGAGTAAGAAAAAGGGATCTAGCTTTGAACTTGATATTGTACATAAATTAAGGGAAATTGGATATCCTAATTGCATGACTAGCCGTAATAAAGATAAAACTTTAGACGCTAATAAAGTGGATATTTGTGATGAGGAAGTTCCTTGTTATATACAAGCTAAATATACTCAGAACATGCCTAATTACTTCACAATTAGAGATGCTTGTAGTTTAAAGGACAAGCCTTTTGTAATGTGTTGGAAGAAGGCAGGTAAAGATGGAGAGCAAAGTCCCGGTACAGTTGCCGTTATACCGATAGATTACTTTTACCAACTAATTAGTAAATTAAAATGAATACTTATTTGATTCCTTGGAGTGACCCAGGAGAGTGCGATATTCTCAAAATTACCGCAAATAGTTATGAAGACTGTGTAGACAAAGTAATTAAACATTATGCAGAAGAATTTGATTCAGATGCTTTAGCAGAGTGTACAGATTACGAAGAGTTTATGCAGTTGATATATGATAATCACGATATTTTCTTGGGAAGCATTCATGAAATTGAAGAATATGAATAACCTACGTATTGCACTAGATATAGATGATACCATTTTAAAGTGGTTTGAGGCTTATCAAAAGCGTTTTCCTGGTGAACGTAATTTAGTGCAACATATAATTACCAGAAATGTACGTAAGTTACAATATGATAGAGAATTTTGGGAAAATCTAGAGTTATTAGAGCGTCCTAATTTTGAACCTCATATTTACTCAACTAAACGTATAAATCAAAAGAGTTACACTCGTAATTCTTTAATTAAAAATGGTTTGCCAATAAAACCCATTTATCAGACTTATAATCAAAATGGTAATAAAGCTGATATAATAAAAGGAAGGTGTGATGTTCTTATAGATGATAGTTTATTTAATGTAACTAAAGCTATACAGAGTGGATTACCTGCCCTTCTTATTGATAGACCACACAATCAAAATGTGGAGTGTGAATTTCGCATTTATAATTTAGATTATGAAGAAATCCTAGATGTATATATGAATGAGTTAAATGTCTTAGGATGGCAAAATTAAGAGACTTAGTCAAACTTACTCCATTAATTGACACTCTTAAGTTAGTTAAAATTGATGATGCAGAGTATTTCTCTTCTAAGTATGGAAGTTATATAAGTAATTCAAGGTTAGGATTACTTAATCCATTTCAAGGGGGTTCAACAGATGCTTTCTTTGCAGGATTCAAAGATGAAGGATTTGTTTCTAGTTTAGTTATAGGTTCTGCAGTCCATTGTCTCACTTTGCAGAGTGAGAGTTTTGAACTTGCTCTGGCTCTAGGAAAACCTACTGCTAAACTGGGAGCTATGGCAGATGAACTTTATCCAGTATGGTTGCAACATCCCATTAGAACTTCTGATATTGAAGAAGCTTCAAGTAAGATTAATTACTATAAAAATAAGCTTACTCCAGATATCATTAAAAAGGTAAACGAGCAATGTATTCCGTATTGGAAAGCTAGAAAGAATGCACAATTAAATAGTACCAAAGAAATTATCTATTTAGATGATAAAAGTCGTGATACTGTATATAATTGTGTAGAAGCATTAACTAAGAATCCACAAATCCAAGAGTTACTTAATCCTTCAGGACTCTTAGATCCTCCTCTTTCTATGAATGAACAGGCATTCCTACTAGATATAGAAGCTGAATGTGCTAATGGTAAGAAAACAATATTACACTTAAAAGCTAAACTGGATAATTTTACTATTGATACAGAGCAAGACATTATTACTGTAAATGATGTTAAAACTATTAGTAAAGTAGTGTCTGCTATCGATGATAATATCAATAGATATCACTATAGTAGGGAATTAGCTGAATATTTATACCTATTAAATTTGTATGTAGCAAAGGAGTACAATATATCAAAACCTTCAATAAAGGCTAATTATTTAGTAGTATCTACAATTCCACAATACTATACTAAAGTTAGACCTGTAACTAATAAGGAAATACAAGAAGGTATGTATGAGTTAGGAACCTTGTTACGTCATGTAGCATATTTAATTTGCTATAAAGGATATTCTCTTTAATGGAACTCAAAGATTTAGACTTTGATAAGACTCTAGCAATATATAAAAAATTCTTTAGTGTTCATTTTTTAAATAGTAACTTGGGTGATAAATTAGCTGTAATAGCCTTAACTTGTTATATAACTAATGAACTCAGGAAAAAAGACAAAGAAATCACTTGTTATGATGTTTTATTAAAGGTAGGAAAAGATTTCGGAAAAGAAGAAAAAGAGACCTTTCTGAAATCACTTGGTGCTATTTGTGAGGACTTTATGTACGGAGTTAAAGACTTCCCGGACTATGGAGTACCCCTCAAAAATATGCCAAAACAGCTTAAAAAATTATTAGATTCTTATGTACCATTTTGATAATATTTTATCAAAAATTTGTACAATTATTTAGATTAACATTAATTAACACTATAATCCTTGGATAATTTCCTAAATGGATTATTGTTGTTTACATCAGTCAAGAAAACTGGTTTTAGATAAGTATTTCGTAGATGACATGAAAATGATTAATGTTTAATAAGGATTTAATAATTATGAGTACAAAGGTTTTGAATTTTAAGAGTGTAGCAGTATCAGCAGAGTCTAAGGATGTAGCAATCGCAAACATTGAAGAGCAGTATTTCCATATTAACGGTGATGCAACTCAGGCTTACAAGAACACAAAGGCTAAGCATCAGGGTGTTTGGACAGAGCGTGACGACAAGGCATTTAAGTTGGATTATTTGGAGAAGAAAGGTAAGAGCTGCCCAGGTGCTGGTTACATTATTGTAGTAGAGGCTGCTATTGGTGACACTCGTGAGCGTCCATATAAGATTGAAGATGTAAAGAGCGAGGGTAAGAGAAAGTTTAAGTCAATGTATAAGTGGATTGACGCTGAAGGTAAGACAGTATGTCAGGTTGATACTAATAAGGCTGATGCTAAGAATGCTATCAAGGAACTCTATAAGAGTGGTGCATTTAGAGGTGATGCTAAGTTGGTAAAGACAAAGGATGTAGTAGAGGGTAATGCAGTTGTAGCTACAGCTAAGTATACTCCTTCTAAGAATACTAAGCCAGGTTCATACATTGCTTTTGGTATTGAGAATGCATAATAATATATTGGGTAACTAACATTGCTGTTAGAATTAAGTAAGGTGATTGTCCGTGAGGATAGTCACCTTTTTTTCTTTAGATACATTAATAGCTAGATTACTTTAAATAATTAAGTAATTAAATTAAATGCAAGTAACTTTAGAGCAACTTTATTCAGGAAAAGCCACTAGAATTAAAGAAAAGGAGTATTTTACAACTGAGCAGTATGTAATGCCATTTATAGACAGGATGTCTAAGTTTACAGACAAGTTTGAAATTCAGGTTAAGCCTGCAGATCAGATTAGTCTAACTAATGATGGCGAGGTTAATTTTGAAAATATCGTATATAATAGAGTGTGGGTAGAAGCACAACTTCCAGGAGAATATGCTTATGAGGGTCATACTCAGTCGGTTAGTCTTCTGTATGCTTTAGATACCCGTAAACCAGTATATAAGATATTTCAAAATGCAGTACGTAGTGCTTGTTTAAATATGTGTGTATTTTCTCCAAACATGCTGCAGGTTAGAGAATTAGAGCCTGAAACAGCTATGGAATATACCTTTGTAAATCAAGTTATGGAAATGACTGATAACACAAAGGTGATGCTGGAGAATTTAGCTAATACATATATTAAGAGAAATGAACTCTATGACAATTTAGGACATTGGGTAGATAATTGTATTAGTAGCAAATTTAATTCGGGATTTGGTACTGTAAAGTTGGCAGAATCTACAGCTATTGATGCTTATAAAAAATTAGTAATTGACGAGAAGTCTGACTATTTTGTACCTAATAATGAGGATATTTGTATGTTCGATGCTTATCAGGCATTTACAGACATCATTACTCATGATAAAGGTAGGGATATAGTCAATAAATTTGAGAAGATTTATTTAGTTAAAGAGATTCTAGGTATTAAATAAGAAAATATTTGGAATTAGCTAAATAATAAAATATAATATAGATTCAGTAATGATTAGATGTTTATAAATAGATTATATTTTTAACGGCTTAATAGCTTATTTAAACATTTAACAATGAAAAAGGAAACCAGAAATCGTATTGAGAAAGTATTGAACTATGCTAAAGAGAACAATTGTAGTGTAAAAGCAGCTTGTACTGCAAAGAACTATAATTATAGCACTTTAATGAATACTATTAAGTATACTCGTAGTATTGGTAAAGATGAAGATATTATTTCTCTATATGATTCTGTAAAGAAGCCTACAGGTAATTCTGTAGAGCATATTGATACTGATGAAAGAGCTGAGACTGAACAGATTCGTAATGAGGATGGCGCAATAGTTAGTTATAGATTTAAGGTATTTCGTCGCGATAAGACTCCTGTGATAGGAGCCTTAACTAGAGATGAAATGAATCTTATCTATAGACTTTATTCTTATTATGGTTCTAGTCTCACACAGCGACAAGTAAGTAGACATTTTCCTGATTATTCTTTAGTTGATTTTAAGAGAATCTTACATGCTTTTAATATAACTAAAGCTTCTAGTCCATTTGCTCCTCATGTAATTGAAGAGCATACACCAGAAGAACTTCAGGAAATGCAACTTAGAGAGAAGGAGAGTGATTTCTTAAAAGCTGTGGAAAAGAATGAGGTAAGAGACCTCAAACAACTAGTTATTAAACTCACTAAAGAACAAATGAAAAGTTCTATTAGTGAGGAGAAACTAATTCAATTAATTAAAGAAACTAATAAAGACTATAAAGAGCTTCCAGTTAACATTAATAGTAATCCAAAATATCCAGTATTAATTATATGGTTGTCTGATTTACATATTGGAGCTTATAATGCTAAGTATAGTAGTTTTGTAACTCTTCCTAATTATGATAAAGAGGAGATTAAGGCTAGACTAACTAAGATTGTACAGACATTTGCTGGACAATCCTATGGAGCAGTTTATGTAGTTAATCTTGGTGATTCTATTGATGGTTATAATAAAGAAACTACTAGAGGAGGACATCAACTTCCTGAGGTAATGGATGATAAAGAGATTAGTGAGACTTATATAGAGTGTATGATGGAGTTCTTTAAATCTCTTAAAGCTAATATAAAGAGTAATGAATTTAATTATCTCTGTATAGGTGAGAGTAATCACGATGGTAATTGGGGATGGTTAAATAATAAGTTATTAGCTGCATATTTAACTAATGAAGGGGTTAAGAGTTTTATTAGTAACTTTCCCATTGACCATTTCACTATTGGTAAACATTCATGGATTTTCATGCACGGCAAAGACAATAACAATCAGTCTCGCCAATTTCCACTTACGCTTAATCCTCAAACTGAATTATATTTTGCTAACTATATAGCAGAACAGAATATTAGTAATAAATATATCTATGTAGTAAAAGGCGATTTACATAATTATGCTTATACTACAGGTAAACAGTTTGATTATATTTCAGTAGGTAGTATGTATGGAAGTAGTAACTATATTGTTGCTAATTTTGGGCATACTAAATGGAGTATTAATTATTCTGTAGTTACAGAAGATGATATGTTGATGGGAACAGTTAAGGGAAATAACTAGATTAGCATTTAATAAGGAAAATAGACACTGCATGTTAACAAGAACTGATATTTTAAATGAAGCAATTCATAAATGCCTGGTTGAAATGTATAAATGGGCACAACCAGCTATAGATTTAGATAAACTTATTGCAGATGGGTATGAAGATTCTAGGGAAGATCCTCTATATAGGAAACATTATTTGTCAGAAAAGAATTTTATCTATCTGAGAGACATATATAAAGATGCTTATGGAATTACTGATAATTGGAATGACACTTTTGAATTACTAATAGACTATTTAGTTAAAGGTGGTATAGAAGATGATTATAAACCTGCCACTAAAGACAGACCTGCTTATAGAGATTATAAAAAGGTTCCAGCATTAGATACATTAATTAGTAAGGAAGCTACTGATAAGTGTCTGGAGCATATTAAGAAGTGTCAGAATTTCTATTGTGGACATTCTAGAGAAGTAAATCAGTTTGATATGACTATGGCTTTAATGGTAGGAAGTCCTAATTCTAGTTCTAAGTATGTAACAGAATATTGGCAATCTCATGGAAGACCTGATTTTGTTATTAAGGATTTCAAGATTGATGATATTATCTATGATGATGAATATCCTGCTGTAGATGAATTTTTAGAGTCTTTAAAATAAATAGTATGAAAGATATTATATTACCAAGTGAAACCTCAGATGCTATTGATTTAGGCGCTATTGATGAAGATACTGAAGGTATAGTTATATCTTATAAAGGTGACAATGCTGTTGGTTACATAGCTTATTCATGTGGGGAAACTAATCCTTGGGCGTTCTTCAATACTATGGATAATACTATGATAGTTAAAAATGCTCATGGCGGTGATTATGCTGATGAATCCCTAGCTAATTTAGTTAAATGGCTCATAAAAGATAAAGTTGCTGATAGTTTTAAGCTCATTAATTTCACAATAGATTTAGATAATTATAATCCAGATAAATTATCTTCAGATTCTAAAAAATTAATGAATAAAAAGAATGTATGGTCATTATAAAAAGAGACGGAACAAAGGAAGAGTTTAATGCAGATAAAATATTTAATGCTTTAACTAAAGCATTTAAAGCTTGTGGTTATACTTCTGTTGAAAATGTTATTCGGGATATGGTTTCAGAAATGAGATTCTGGGATAATATCACTGTAGAAGAAATTCAAGATGAAGTAGAAGAGACTTTATATAATTACGAATATTTTGATGTAGCTAGAGCTTATTCCATTTATAGAGAAGAACACAAGAAAGCTAGATTTATTAGAAGTAGACTTAATTACATGGACACTTATAAAGATTCTGGTGTAAATGCATCTACTTCTTCAGAGACTGATGCTAATGCTAATGTTGCTTCTAAGAATGTAGCTAATCTTGAGGGTGAAGTATATAAAGTAACCAATAGAATTATTCAAAGACAACGAATGAAAGATAAACTTAATAAATTGTATCCAGGTCAAGAACTTGGAAGACAGTATATTAAGGATTTGGAGAATCATATTATCTATACTCATGATGAGGCAAGTACTCCAGTACTTAAACCTTATTGTAAAGCAGTTACATTGTATCCATTAATGCTTGAAGGTGTAGGCAATATTGATGGAGTTACTCCTAGTGCCCCGAATGATATTCAGTCTTTTAGTGGTCAGGTAACTAATGCTGTGTTTTTGTTTAGTTCTCAGTGTAAAGGAGCTGTAGCTCTTGGTGATTATTTTATAGCTCTTAATTATTATGTAATTCAAGAGTTTGGACCTGTATGGTATGATAAGGTAGATGAGGTTGTAACTAATTCTCATTTCTTGCATCAGTATACTGTTGGACATTATATCCGAAAGGGTATGAAACAATTTATTTATGGAGTTAATCAACCTGCAGGCAATAGAAGCTACAATTCACCTTTCTCTAATGTTTCTTTTTATGATAAAGTATATTTTAAATCACTCTTTGGAGAATTTTATTATCCTGACGGAACACAGCCTGAATGGAATGCCATAGATAAGTTGCAGAGAATCTTTATGCAACTTTTAAGAGAGATTAGATTAATTAAACCTCTCACATTCCCAGTAACTACTATGGCTCTTGTACATAATAATAAAGAATATCTTGATCCAGAGTATAAAGAGTTATGTGCTGAAGAATGGGCTAAGGGTGGAAGTTTCTTCTGCTATACTAGTGACAATCCTACATCTTTGGCATCATGTTGTAGAGTCCTAAATGAAATGTCTGATAATACCTTTAGTTCTACTACAGGTATGACTGGAGTTATGACTGGTTCTTGTAATGTAATTACTCTTAACATTAATAGAATTGTTCAGGATTGGATAAAGTCACCTTTAACTCCGGATGAATTGGATTCTGGTGAGGAATGGGCAAATAAGTTTAAGCAATATTTAATCCCAATTCTTGAAAGAGTATATAAGTATCACATTGCATATAAGACAATGCTTTACGAAATGGAAGACGCTAAAATGTTCTCTGATTGTAATGCAAGATATATTTATATGCGTAAATTGTATTCTACTATTGGATTAATAGGTTATTGTGAAGCCGCACAATTCTTAGGACTATCTGTATCTAATAATGAGGCATATAAGAATTTCCTTAAGTTAGTATTTGGCACTGTTAAGGAAGAGAATAAGAAAAACTCTATTCATGATAGTAAGAGACCATTCTTATTTAATAGTGAGGCTATCCCTGGAGAAGGATTGGGTGTAAAACTCTATAATTGGGATAAGAAAGATGGTTATACAGTGCCTGAAAATCAGAATCTGTATAACTGTTATTTCTATAATCCATGGGATGAGACCTCTATTCTTGATAAATTTAAGCTTCATGGTAGAGGGGTAGCTCAGTACTGTGATGGAGGACAAGCTCTTCATGCAAATCTTGATGCTCATTTGAGTAAACAACAATATTTACATCTGTTGGATGTAGCTAAAGATGAGGGTACTAGTTATTTCACATTTAACATTCCAATGTCTCAGTGTAGAGAATGTGGACATGTAGTAAATGCTCCTATTGATGAGTGTCCTATTTGTCATTGTAGACACATCAAATATTATACTAGAATTATTGGTTATTTAGTGTGTGTAGACAATTGGAGTAATCCAAGACAGTTAGAATTTGCAATACGTAAGTATAAGAGTGGAGATAGAAGCTTTACATATAAACCAAATCTTTAATATGCATACAATTTACGGGGATCTTGATTATGTCCAAGGTTATTTAAGAATGGGTCATTTAGAAATGGAATTAAATGATAAAGATTTTGAGAAATTTAAATCTTTGTCTTTAAAAGAACAAAAAGAATGGCTTTGGGATGAAGGACGAGTAAATGTAGATGATTTTAGCGTTGACGATATTGGTAGTATTACTGAAATAAATTATTAATATGACAGAAATTGATTTTTAATGAAAGAGTTATTAAAGTTTGAAGCAGAATGGTGTGGTCAGTGTAAAGCTCTTAAACCTACATTGGATAATGTACTTAAAGACTTTCCTGATGTTAAGTTAACAATAGTAGATTGTGAAATTGAAGAACAGAAAACACTAAAGTATCAGATTAGAAATATACCTACTCTTATCTATTTAAAAGATGGAGTAGAAGTAGGTAGATTATCTGGAGCAGTTCCAGCTAATAAGATAAAGGAATTACTTAGTAAATAATGGAAATAACATTAGTTAAAGAAGAAACACTTGATGAAGAAGCTCTAAGAGACTTTATCAATCAAGAATTTCAAAATAAAAGCATAGATGAGATTTTAGACTATTTAGAAACTGACAAAGGACTTGAATATTTAGAATCTTGTATATGTAATTTGGTAGGTGAGATTGGTATGCAAATAGATGATTCTACCTATCAAAATATTTTAGATTATTTAGAAAATAATTTATAAATGGTTAAGGAGACTTAGGTAACTAGGTCTCCTTTTTCTATATATGAGTGTGGAAAGAAAACAGCTTAAATCAGTTAATTGTTCTCTACGTAACTTTACATATGGTCTAAATTCTGATTATATAGTAGTAACAGAATGGGCTAATGGAGAAGGTTGGGATATAACAATTAACGATAAACAGATTAGTCTACATAGTGGAGAATTAGCAGCTATTAATTATTTAACTGCTATGATAGATTATGACTATGAATCTAAGCTTGACTAACTATGGAGGAAATAATTGTACTAGACTATTGTGATGGATCTGTCTGGATTTATAAATTACCATGGTTAAATATGGATGATACTGCTATAGATGATTGGTTAGATTCTATGGGATTTAATTTAGATGACATAGAATGGATGGTTAACAAAAATATTACAATTAACGATGAACGATAATAAAAAGACACTAGAACAAACAGTTGACATCTTGATTGAAGGTGCTAGAAAAACTTCTAACACTTTCATTTTAGAAATGGCTAAATTAATTAAGGCTGCATTAATTAATAATAAGCATTCTGAAAAGCCTGTTTCTGAATTAGAAGTTTTACAGAAAATGGCTAAAGAGCGTGAAAAAGCTATAGCTATTTATGAGAAAGCTGGTCGTAAGGATTTGGCACTTAAAGAGACCAGAGAACTTGGTTATATTCTAGGTATAATGCCTAAAGAGCCTTCAGAGCAGGAGATTGAAGAACTTATTGCTGAATTAATGGAAGCAACAACTCTTACTATTAAGGACACTAAAGGGGTTATTGCAGATGTTCAAAGTAGATTCCCTACTGCTCAAAAGAGTACTATTGTCAAAATATTTAAATCTTTATTATAATGAAATTATACGGAAAATTTGATGGCAGTGCTATTACTGACATTTCTTGTAATTTAAGAGCTTTTGGACGGTTTAATGATGTTTATTATACCACTAAAGAAGCTGTATCAATATATGATGTTTACGTACCTTTTGAAGAAAATTGGGATGCAGATTGGCTTCCTTATAATTGTACTATCGTAGAAGATGAAGTATTTTTCAAAGATGGTAAATATTATTATGAAGGAGATGAGCCTGATAATTCAGAAGAAGGTGAACGAACTCTTGAATATAATGAAGGTAAGTTGGTAAAACAACAGTTTAAACCATATTAACATGTATTTTGTATATCAAAAGAGTATAAATATAGCTAGTGAATATAGTTATAATGTAGAGTCTATAATAGAATGGCTCCAAACTTATATAGATGGGAATTATATCAAAGAAGTATATGAAAAAGATGTTACTGCTAGAGATATAGTAGATGACATTTTTTGTGAACCAGATGAGTGGTATGATGCCTTTGTGCAAAATTTTGATGTAGAACAAGATGTTATAGATAATATGTCTCAAGAAGATCTTTCTAGACAAATAGAAGAGGTAGCTAAAGATAAATTACTAGATTATTATACTAAATATTTAGAAGAATTAAAACTCGAAGAATGGTAGATTTAACATGGCGTGAAATTCGACAAGTGTTTGTTGAAGAAGATGCCCTTTACTCAGCTTTACTTTATGTATATCGTACCTATATAGGAACTGAAGATGATGGTATAGACGAGATTATTGAAGGCATACAAGATTATATTGAAAATTATATAGAAGAATTAATTAAGGAGGCTTCTCCTTATGATTATTCTAATGGTGATATAGATGCTGAAGATATTACAGAGTTAGTTACCAAAGATGAGTTCTTAGAAAAATTTAAAAAATGGTATTTGAATGACTAAAATATTAATCATACCTGATTTACATGGTCGTAGTTTTTGGAAAGAACCATGCAATAATTGGACAAGTAAAATAGTATTCTTAGGAGATTACCATGACCCTTATGGAGAATACGTAGATGGAGAACCTGATAAAGCAGCATCTTTAGCTAATCTTAGAGAATTAGCTGCTTTTGTAGAGAATAGACGCCATACTTCTGATGTTATATGCTTATTAGGTAATCACGATTTAAGCTATTTCAATGGAAATGGTAAATGTAGATTTGATTATTGGCAACAAAAAGAAGTAAAAGAGTTAATTAGTGGCTTAAGTCCTCAATTATATTACATATATGAAGATTTGACTACTAAAGAACCTCATAAATATTTATTCTCTCATGCAGGCATTACTGGGGACTGGTTAGTTTGTAATAATCTAGAATTAAAAGATTTAAATAATATAGATATAACTAATCTTAGTCCTTTAGATCAAATTCCATACTCTAGAGGAGGATATAATATTTATGGTTCTTGCGTTTGGAATAGTCTAGAAGACTTTCAGATACAAACTCCATATAAAGACTATTATCAAATATTTGGGCATACTTGGGGAGGCAGAACCAAGCCTTTAATTACAGATAAGTATGCTATGTTAGATTGTTGCAAACCATTTGTGTTAAACACAGAAACTAAACAAATTGTACCATGGATATTATAAAACTTCCATATACTTCCTATCTTGAGGTTAATGTAAAGGATCTTTCAGAGTTTATACAAAATGATCTATTAAAGGAAAAGGTTCCTAGAGATAGTTGGCATGACGACATAGGAGATAATATTTATTATTATCTAGAAGGATACTTTAGAAAAAAAAGATATAGAATATAATGAAGATATTAATGACCAGTTGCTAGATTTGCTATGTGACAGTATTTTCAAATATTTAAACCTACTCTAAAAAATGGCATATATAAATCTTGACCTTTATGAAGAGGTAGAAGTAAAGGATTTCATCGATTATATAAAGTCCTATTATCCTCAGTGTAGTTCACTCTCTAACGAGGATTTAATGAGTTATATAGATGATCATATCCATAGTCTTATAGAAGCTTATTTAAGCTCTTTAGGATTAACATTTGGAGATATTAACTGGGATGACGGATTAGATACCCTTTATGATGAATGTGTTGATTATTTAAATGATTAAATATGTCAATTCGATGGTTACTTTCTCAGAGTTTCCTAACGAAATTAGTCTGTGCATCAATATTAGTCAATGTCCTTGCCATTGTCCTGGTTGCCATTCATCTTATCTTGCTGAGGACATAGGAGAGCCTTTAGGAGAATTGGCTTTACATAAGTTAATTACAGAAAATAAAGGTATTACTTGTGTTGGATTTATGGGTGGAGACATAGAGCCAAAAAGTGTTAATGCTCTTGCACAATATATTAAAACAAAGTATAATTTAAAAGTTGGTTGGTATAGTGGTAGAAGTCATTTATCTCCAGAAATTGATTTGCAGTATTTTGATTATGTAAAATTAGGTCCTTATGTAGAAGAAAGAGGAGGACTAGATAATCCTAATACAAATCAAGTAATGTTGGAAATTGATAACACTTGCGGAAGACCAATAACTAAAGATATAACTAGTTATTTTTGGCGTAAAAGTAATTAATGACTTTAGAATTAGCTTATAATAATGATATTTTAGATTTTAAAAAACAATTGGAGGACTTAGCTACTATTTATAGTGTCACTATAAAAGCTTATAACGAGTCTCATTATTTAGAGAAAAAGAAAGCATACCGATTAAAAGGTGGTTATAGTGCTAGATTAGTCCCTTTTGTTATATTTAAAGATAATAATCACGAGATTCCTTTTTATAGTGAATCAAATGAATGTACTTTAGATAATATTTCTGAAATTTTAAATCGTTATTGTAATGTTGAAAGTACCTGTAATTAATGAGTCTAATAATGACCTTCCTAAATACGCAACATCTGGCTCTGCTGGATTTGATTTCTGTGCCAATGTAGATGGAGTAAAAGAAAAACTTACTTGGAATTGCTTTCTTTCACGAAATATAAATGGAAAGATTGTTGAAGTTACAATTTATCCAGGCGGTCGTGCTCTAATTCCTACGGGTTTGCATATGGCTATTCCAGAAGGATATATGTTAGCTGTTGTAGCTAGAAGTGGTCTGGGTCTCAAGAAAGGAGTAACTATGGCTAATTCTTTCGGAGTTATAGATGCTGATTATCGTGGAGACATTGGTCTTATTGTACAGAATAATGGATTTGAACCATTTACAGTACAACAGGGAGATAAAATTGGACAAGGTATTATTTATAAATGTGAACAAGCTGAATTTACATTAGTTGATGAACTCGATAAAACGGAACGTGGAGAAGGTGGTTATGGGCACACTGGAGTTCGTAATTGATATTATATTAGATTTATTAGATTAATTAGATAAATACTTAATATTTAATATTAATTAATATGATTACTAAGGAACAATTCACAAAGGTTATTGAAGACACATTGAAGTTAAATAAAGAATATGATAGATGGGATGATTTTGGCATTAATTTGTGGGAACTTCCTATTGGAGATACTGTAGCTGATCTTGCAGAATCAATTTGGAATATTGTATTCGATGAAGATGGAGTAGATTGGATTAACTGGTGGATATATGAAAGACCTGCTTTGTTTGAGGGTGATGAAGTAAATAAAGCCTATAATGAAGATGGTTCCGAGATTCCAACAGAAACCGTAGATGACCTTTGGAATATTGTAGAAAAGTTTCGTAAGTAATGATTAAATATCTTTTAGGACGTGCTAGTACTGGTAAATTTCGTTTTGCAGTTGTAGAATGTGATGAAGAATGGCATTCAGATTGTGAACCAGCTGGTTATATAATTCAACGTAGTTATGGTCAGGTGAGAGGAAAAACAACCCTCTCACCTCAAATTATTGTAGATAGAACTAAACAGAAAAGAAATTGGCAGGAACAATATACTTTACAATTTAACTCTGAAGTTAAGAAATATTTAGATAAAGGCTATAAGGAAATTGATAAACACCCTAACGAATATACTGATGATGAACTCCTTAGTATATTTGGAGATGTTAAGACCAATCAGTATGGTGTGATTAAACCTCAATTAGCTAAACAAGCTGATAAGGTTACAAATCCTAAGATATTTAATAAAGAATGGTTAATTAGTAGAAAACTTGATGGTGTGAAAGCATTATTCTATTGGGATGGTAAAGTGATCCATACAGCCAGTCGAGGAGGTGAGCATTACGACTATAGTACAGTTCATTTACGTACTAACCCCTCTCTAGTAGCCTTCTTTAAAGAGAATCCTACTGTTATTCTTGACGGTGAATTGTTCGTAAGAGGTAAGACTCTTCAGCAACTTTCAGGAGCTGCTAGAATGGAAAAGAATGCTTATGATTGTGATTGGTTGCAGTATTGGGTATATGATTGTTATAACTCTGCAGATATTGACATGATAGCTTCAGAACGTTATAAGTTCTTGGAAGATAAATTTGCAGAAGCTCATAACTTCCCTATTTATAGAAGTAGTGAGGATGAATCAGAAGCACCAATCAGACTCTTGGGACATGAATATGTATCTGGTTGGGATAATATGAAGAAACTTCACGATGAATGGGTTTCTGCAGGATTTGAAGGAGCTGTAATTACCGACCCTTCTAAGCCTTATAAAGTAGGTTCTCGTTGTAATAATCTTATAAAGATTAAACAATATAAGTCTGAAGATTTTAAAGTAATTGGGTATAAATTAGGACTTAGAGGTTCTGAAGATATGACATTTACTTGTGAATTAGAAGATGGACGTACTTTTGAAGCTATGCCAGTAGGTAATAGGGAAATTAAAGCTGAATATGTTGAAAACTTTGAAGCTAAGTACAAAGGACATAAAGCTGAATGTACTTTCTTTAATTATTCAGACGATGGCATTCCTACTCAACCTAAGTTAAGAATCTTCCGTTTTGATTTAGAGTAAATTTTACTAGTAATTTTACATATATGAAAATAAAACTGATAGGTAAAGGACACTACGAGGTAATTTATAAAAATAAAGTTATAGGTAGATTTGATAAATATGATTTAGATACATTAAATAATGCTCAAGTAGGAGCAACTCTAAATTTTGCAGACTAATGTATTTTAAAGGAACTATTGTAATTACAGACCCATGTTATATAATTAAGGAGAATCCTATTAAACATCCTAATGAAAAGGATTTTGGACTTCCAGCATCTATAATTAGTAAACCATTTAAGGATTATTCTACTCCAGAAGAGTTGGCTTATAAAGCTGCTTTAGATTACTACTTTAGTGAGTCTCGTAAATATGATGATTGGGATAAATGTGATTTTGGAGAGAATATGGAAGTATTAGGTATCCATAATTATATTTCTGAATCTACTATTTATGGAGATTGGAGTTGTACTACTTATCAAACAGAAGAAGAACCAAAAGAACTTCTAGAAAGTATTTTACAAGTTCTGAATGATAACCTCGAAGATGAGGAATACGAAGATGATGAATCTTTTGTTCCTTACTGGGGTAAAGATATTGGAGGATTCTGTGCAGATGCGGGTCTTGTAGGAGTATTCTTACTTGATGAAATACTTGCATATAACCCTGAATGGAAATCCTGGATAGAAGAACATCCTTGGTGTGCTACTATAATTGAGGATTTTGAGGGTGAAGTAGAATACTACATAGATAAAGTAGATGAAGAAGCCCACATAGTGGGGACTGGAAGTATTAACTTTTATACAGCACAAACAGGTGTATGAAACATTATTTAATTAATGATAGTGTAAATTGGGCAGATGAGTTTGATGTGCCTTTTTATGAGTTGTTGGACGAGGATATGTATCGCATCTATATGTATGCTAAACTCAAATTAGGTAGTGCTATAACTGATAAGTTTTTTGGCACTAATGAAGGTTGGGAATATGATTATGGTTTAGACTTATTACAATTTGAACCAGTAGAAATAACAGATATAGAGTATTCTGTTATTAAGAATCATTTGCCAATAGGCACCTTAGATGTAATGGATGATTTACTTAACTATCTAGAAAACAGAGCAAATTTAGAAGATTCTGAAGACATATATAAGATGACTCCCGAACAAGTAATGAAAATTATTGATGCAATTGCCAAGTGAGTTTAAGTGCGCAGGAAATACTATTAAGGTACAGTTGGTAGAAAAAACAGATAATGATAATTATGGAAATTGGTGTGATGCTACCAATACTATAACTATAGCTAAAACTATAGAATTAGAAGATAAAACTGTGGTGAAGTTGACAGAAGATCAAATAACCAATACATTTTGGCATGAACTTCTCCATTGTTTTCAATTCTATTTCGATAATAGCTATAGTGAAGCACAGTCACAAGTATATGCCAACTTTCTGTGTGAATATTTCAAATCTGTTGCTTCAGATGATGAATTTGCATAATGCCTAAAAAGAAAGCAGTTGTTCCACCAGTAGTTATCGAAAGGAAACCAAAAGTTAAGTATGTTTCTAAACTAAGGGAATATGCTATTAATTTCGATGCTACTATAAAAATACATCAAGGAGGGTTTGAATCAGCCTTACCTTGGTGTATCAAAGTAGATAAAAGTAAATATGCTAATTTAACTAAAGCACAGATGGTGGCTAAGGTTAAAGAGGCAATTAGATTGGCAATCTTAGATAGGTGTCCTTGGGTATCTGAGATTATTTCATTAGATAATGTTAAGTTCTCTCAAGAATTAATTAATAATGAAGCTAATCAAGAGCAAAAATTGTAACATTAATTATCTAGCTAAAGTAGTTGATATTAAGGTTTTTAGAAAACATTCAAATCCAGAAGTGACTAAACTTAAATGTTGTACTATTGATGGATTTAATATTATTACTTCAATAGATGCTGAACCTGGGCTTTATATATATTTCCCAACAGCTTGTTGTATTAATCCTGATTTTTTATCTTATGATAACTTATTTAGAAAGTCAGAGAAAAACAACGATCCACATAAAACTGGTCTATTTGAAGATAATGGTAAGGTTAAAGCGGTTAAATTAAAGGGTGAATTATCAGAAGGATTTATTGTACCTGCTGTAGAATTTACCAACTGGCTTATATCTATAACTAATAGAGATATTGAACTAATTGACGGAACTGAATTTGATACAGTAGAACATGAAGGCAAGACATTTTGGGTTAATAAGAAATTCATCATTAAAGGATCACAGGGAACTCCTGGAGGAGGCTCAAAAAAGACACGTAAAGTTAAGAAGGAACTCGATAAAGTCATCCCTTCTCAATTCAGATTTCATTATGACACAGTTATTATCAAGAAATGTCCTAATGTAATTCAACCTGAAGATTTAGTTAGTATTACTGAGAAAATACATGGAATGTCTCATATTTCAGCATATGTAATGTGTCATAAGGAACTTACTTGGAAAGAAAAATTAGCTAAATGGCTTACAGGTAATAACTTTGATATTTATGACCATCTATATGCTTCAAAGAATGTGATTAAAAATCAGTATTATAACCCTAATGTGACACCAGGATTTTATGGTTGTGATACTTGGAAGTATGCTGATGATTATTTACGTCCATATATTCAAAAGGGTATGACTATTTATGCAGAGATTGTAGGATACAATCCAACTGGCACATATATTCAAAAGGGATATGACTATGGTTGTGAAAAACCTAATGTTGCTGTAGATAATTTGGTATATAAGCCAGAAAAACATTTTAAGGTAAGACCTTATAGAATCACACTAACTAATGTAGATGGTGAAGTACATGAATTTAGTGCAAGAGAAGTACAGCAATATTGTAAATCAGTAGGACTAACTCCTGTAACTGAATATTATTATGGATATGCTAAGGATTTATATCCTGAATTAGATAGTAAGGATAGGGACTGGGCAAAAAAGTTTTTGGATAAACTATCTAATGATAAGCGTTTCTATATGGAATGTAAATCACCTTCTTGTGTTAATAAGGTACCTCATGAGGGTATAGTTATTAAAAAGGAGGATATGATTGGTCACGCTTGGAAATTAAAATGTTTCAAATTTGTAGATAAAGCTCAATCTGACCCAGAGATGGATAAAGAAGATGAACTTAATTAATAAAGTACGCACTTTCATCAAGCATTGGAATGAGTATAAAAATCCATTCTATGTTTGGTGGAAGTGTAGAAATTGGTTTCAAAGACCCAATTGTTATATTCATTGTGGTAAGAAAATATGGTTCTTTGGATTACCTATAACAGATAGATATTATAATAGAATATTAGATATTAGATTTAGCGCCGTTGGTTGGAAATGGAAGTATGAGAGAATCGAGCATGAATGGAATCCTTATATTGCTATTACCTTATTTAGGAAGTGGCAGTTAATATTTATGTTTAACTACATAATTAAAGACAATGAAGATTCTAGTACTAGAAATATGGCTACTTGGGAAGCTATGCTAGATATAGTATATAATAATAAATCCTTATATCAAGTAGTTAATGGACATCAATGGTGTAAATCTGTAGATAATAGAAAGGAAGTTATCACAATAAAAGATAACTTATCTTATGATGGATTCTTTGAATATTTAATAGAATATGAAAATATGCGCAATGTCTGATTTACATGGTAATCTTATCCATATACAAAAGTGTGATTTGTGTTTAATTGCAGGAGATGTTGTACCCTTGAATATACAGAAAAATAGAGTAGAATCTATTGTATGGTTCTTTCAAGATTTTTTACCTTGGATTAAGGAATTGCCTTGTGAAGAGGTGTATATGATAGCAGGTAATCATGATTTTATATGTGCTTCAGAATATCCAGTAATGAAAGCTTTGGAGTATCTTTCTGATTTTAAGTTTACTTATTTACTTAATGATTGTGCTACCTATATAGCTCCTGATGGTAAAAATTATAAAGTATATGGTTCTCCACAGTGTCACCTATTTGGGCATTGGGCATTTATGTATAATGAATTATATTTAGGAGGCTTATATACTCAGGTTCCAGATGATATAGATATATGGTTGACCCACGATACTCCTGCTTTAGGAGATTTGGATTTATTACCTCCGAGTCGATGGAGTCAAGAATCTATCCATGCAGGAGGTCAAAGTTTAGCTGAAGCTATTCAGAGAATTAAACCTAGATATGTATTTTGTGGGCATCTACATACTTGTAAAGATAAATATCTAAAATTGGATAATACAGAAATATATAATGTTTCTATTCTTGATAATGATTATCATATTAGTTATGAACCTACATATTTGGAAATCGATTAATAAAGAAGAAGATAATATATTAGATATTTACTGTTCTAGATTCTACTTTAATTAAAAATACTAGTAATGAAAGAAGAAGTATTCAATCAACTTATTACTGATTATAAGGAATTAGAAATTAAAACTACAGAACTTAGAGATTTCTTAATTCATAAAATAGATAAAACTTCCATAGATAATCTTAATAAAGATTTATTGATAGCCCAACTCAGAGCAATGGAAGCTTATCTTACTATTCTTAGTATACGTATAGGTCTTAACAGACCAACCCAAGAAGAAAAGCAATTAGATGAAGCTAAAGTACTAGCTAAGTCTACAATTAATGAATAAAAGAGTTATTTTTTCTGACAAGTCTGATTCTCTACTTCAGAGTTATTTTCGAGATATATCTAAATATAAAATATTAGATAATGAAGAAATAAATGAATTAATCATTAAAGCTCAAAATGGAGATGAAAAGGCAAGAGAAAAAGTAATTACTTCTAATTTAAGATTTGTAGTAACTATAGCTAAGCAGTTTCAAAATAGAGGTATTCCTCTTATGGATTTAATATCTTCAGGATTGGAAGGCTTATGTAAATCTGTAAATAAGTTTGACCCAACTAGAGGTGTTAAATTTCTTAATTATTCTGCTTGGTGGATAAAACAATGTATTTATACTACCATATATTGGTATGGTCGTGAGATTAGATTACCGGTAACTCAACACTTAAAAGTAATTCAAATATTAAGAGCTACTAATGAGTTTATCAAAAAGAATGGTAGAAATCCAACCACAAATGAATTACACACTTTAACTAATATTCCTGAAAAGCAAATAGATTATTTAGCACAATTTTCTAACAGATTAGTCAGTGTTGATGATTTTATTGGCGGGGATGAAGAAAATAGTCAAGTGTGTGATGTGATTCCGGATGGAGAACCACCTCTTGATGAACAAGTTAATAAGAGTTTCATTAATAAAGAAATATGTAAATGTCTAGATGTACTTCCTGTTAGAGAACATGATATTATCATTATGCTATTTGGTATAGGAATGAATCCTATGTCTAAACAAGAAGTAGGAGACATGTTTGGTATCGGTGTTGAAAGAGTTAGACAGATAAAGGAAAAGGCTTTAGATAGAATAAGAAAGAGATGCAATTTACAATTATCTAAATTAATATAATGATATCTAAAGAAGAATTTCTTAATGGAAATTGGTGGTTAGTTATTGCTAAGTATCCTGTTGTTTGTGATGCTTCAATAAAAGAGGTGATTGAGAGTGAAGAAGATCCTACATTAGAATTGGGTTATGCAAATGAATTAAGAGATGAGTGTGTTAACTCATTCAGCTATTTAGATAGTCCAGATATAGACGAGGATGATGAGGACCAATTTGAAGATTGGTATGAACAGCAGCTTGAGGATATAGAACTTGAAGCTATAAAGATAGATGAAAAGGTAATAGATGAATATGGAGTAGAGTGGTTAAATGATTATTTAGCATGACAGAAAACTATCCAGTAGGAGCTTATAATGACCCAAGTGCACCTTGGAATGAACCTAATGATAGAAATATTACCGTAGAAGTAAATGTTGAATTGGGTACTTTTGTAGATGTTACAATTCCTCAGTATAAAGAAGGCAGACATTTAGTTATTAACGAAGAAGAATTAAAAGAAGCCGTAGAAAAAGCTATAAAAGATAAATTAAATATTGATAATGAAGATATAGTTCTAAATAATTTAACTATTTGTGATTATCAATGATCTATTTAGTTAGTCATAATAAAAGTTTATTTCAAACTGATAAATATATAGAGGCAACAATGGAGCAGGCAATGTCTGTTCTGTTGCCTCTTAAATTATGTCAATTAGATACTGAAACTAAAGGACTTGACTGTCATACTAAAGCTTTATTGACTATACAGTTAGGTAATAAAGATAATCAAGTAGTTATTGATTGGACTACTGTAACTCCAAGAGAAAAGCAAATAGTTAAAAATTACCTAGAATCAGACAGATTGTTTCTAGGATGGAATTTAATGTTTGATTTAACCTTTTTATATGTTCAAGGTATCTATCCTAAACATATTTGGGATGGTATGATAGCAGAACAGCTCTTATATCTAGGGTATCCAGCTCAAATGCGTGAAAAGAGCTTAAAGGCAGCTGCATGGAATTATTTAAATATTAACATTGATAAAACTGTTCGAGGTAAAATTATTAATGATGGTTTAACTACTGAGGTTGTTATTTATGCAGCAGGGGATGTTACGTATATAGAGGATATAAAAGAAAAACAAGATATTGAAGTGGAAAAACAGGGCATGAAACTCGCAGTAGAGCTGGAATGTGAATTTGTTAAATCCCTTGCTTACTTTAAATATTGTGGGGTTCACCTCGATATTACAAAGTGGAAAGCTAAAATGACTAAAGACCAAGCTAAACTTGATAAGGCTATTTCAGAATTAAATGCTTGGGTAGTAGCTTGGGATAAAGAAAATCCTCATAATGGCTATGATATTCAATATCCTGAACTTAAATATCCGAAGTATTCTGCAGATTATCCTGCTGAGGTAAAGAGATTAATTAAAGATGGGTATAAAAGATTTCCTCAGGAAGACTTACAAACTCCTGATGGTAAGGTTGATGCCTATAAGAAAGTAATTAAGAATCAATTTACACGAATTGACACTCAGGGTGACTTATTTACAGGATTTGATACTGAACCTAAATGTGTGATAAATTGGAGTAGTCAAAAACAAGTAATACCTCTATTTGAGTTACTTGGAATTAATGTAGAAACATTTGACAAAAAGACTAAACAGAAAAAGAAGTCTATTGAAGCAAATGTTTTAAAGCCTCAAAAGAATGATTTTCCAATTATTCCTATATTTTTGGAGTATCAAGAAGCTGCTAAAGTCGTATCTACCTATGGACAAAACTGGTTAAATGCAATTAATCCTAAAACAGGCAGAATACATGCAGATTTTCATTCTATAGGTACTGACACAGCAAGAGTTAGTTCTGGTGGAGGTGTTTGGAAACTGAATATGCAAAATCTACCTCACGATCCAGAAACTAGAGCATGCTTTACATCTGAGGAAGGTAATGCTTGGTTATCTGCTGATTATCAAAGTCAGGAATCTCGTATTATTGCATCTGTTTCTAAGGATGAGAAGATGATAGACTTATTTGAACATGGTTGTGGCGATGTTCATTCTTTGGTAGCCTACATGAGTTATCCTAATATAATTCCAAGAGACACTAAGATTGAGGATATAAAGAAGCTCTATCATAATTGGAGACAGAAGGCTAAATCTATCGAGTTTGCTATTAATTATGGAGGAGACTATAATACTATATCTAAGAATGATGGTATTCCTGTAGAAGAAGCCAAAGAAATTTATGATAATTTTATGGAAGGTTTTCCAGGAATAAAAAGATACCAAGACTATTGTAGAGCAGCTGTTATGAGGGATGGTTATATATTACTTAATCCTCTCACTGGACATAGAGCACATATTTATGATGCTGAAGAGTTAAAAGAGACGCATAATAAAATGCAGGAACCTGGATTTTGGGAGTATTATCAGAATGTAAGAAAACGTAATCCACAGGATGAAATTGTACAGGAAGTAAGACATTATATGCAGCGTAAAGCAGCTTCTGAGAAACAATCTATTAATTATAGAATACAAAATAGAGGAGCAATGTGTTTTAAACTATCTTCTATTAAATTATTTAATTGGATTGTGGATCATAAGTTAATAGATAAGGTAAAGATGTGTGTGCCAGCTCATGATGAATTTAATCTAGAGTGTCCAACAGCAATTAAAGAACAAATAGGTAAAGTACTTATTGATTGTATGATAGCTGGGGGTAAACCATTCTGTCCTAATGTATTTTTAGGAGCAGATATAGATATAAATGACCATTGGGTTCACTAATAATTAAATAATTATGAAATTAAAAGGAACAATTGAAATTGACGAATCTGATTATAAAAAAGTTTAGAATTAGCATTTCTAGATTATCTAGACGAAGATGTTCGAACTCCTGAATTGTTTAAGGACCGTATAACAGAGAGATTACTAGAAGATTTTGAATCAGATATTACTTTAGATGAAGAAACTATTGCACAAGCAGTAGAAGATACAAAGAAACTTATAACTGAAATTCTAAAGAATATTTAATGATTAAATTAGCTAATAATATTGGATGGAATAAAAACTGGAAAGATGCATATTTTTATGAGAAAGGTATAATTGTAAGTATGTTTACAATTGTATTAATGATACTATTTTTAATCTTTGCTAGTATAGTATGAGATATTTAGTAAATATGGTGTATAAATGTAAAGGCAAGAGATATCTTACATATGAGGTAGATGCAGAATCAAGAGAAGAGGCTATCGAACAAGCTAGAATTGGAGATATAGATGCTGTATATACAGATTTAGATGATATCCAATTAGAAGGCGAACCAAACATTATTGTAGAAGAAAATGAGTAAATTTATTATTTGTAGAGGACTTCCTGCTTCAGGTAAAAGTACTTGGGCTAAGCAATGGGTTCTTGAAGACCCTGAACATAGAGTTAGAATTAATCAAGATGATATTCGTCTTATGTTGGGTAAGTATTGGGTTCCTAGTAGAGAAAAATTAGTACAAGAGATACAATTTGATGCAATAGTTGAAGCATTATGTAGAAAATTTGATGTAGTTATTGACAATACTAATTTAAATAAAAAAGTCTTAGAGAAGTTTGACCGTTTAATTAAAACTTTTGAAGATTATGAAATAGAATACAAAGACTTCTTTGACACTCCTTTATCTGTATGTATTGAGCGTGATAAAAACAGAGACTTACAAGTTACAGAGAAAGTTATTAGAGGTTTTTATAATAATTATAAAGATATATATCCTTTAAATGGTAATTAATTATGGGGGTTATAGTAACAGAAATTTATAAAAACGCAAAAGAATTACTTTATAATACACCTACAGAGGGTAATAAAATAGAGATAGAAAATGAAGAAGCAGTAATTGAGGCAATTCGAGGCAAATATGCTTATTAGTAAGTAATGCTCCAAAACCTTGTGGCAACACATTTTGTTTAAGTCTATCTCAAGAAGAGCGTATCGTATTATTTAATTGGCTAAAAAATAGTAATAAATTAGATCAATTAATTACATACAATTTATGGTGTTTAGGTAAAAATTACTTTTATTTGTAATTAAATGACAATAGATAATTTTAATGCACTTACTCCTTGGTTTGATAATCTCTCAGACCAAGGAGATTTTTTCTTTGTACAAGTAATGCAAAGAAATAAAGAAAAAAATAACGTAAGTAGTAGTGGCTATGTTATTAAAGATTATCATTTCTTTGATAAAGAAACTTTCTTATCTAAGAAAGAAGAAATTACTACTTTGTGTAAGACTTTCAATGCTAGAGCTTATTTTTGGATAAACCCTAGAAATTGTAAAGAGGTACAATATGAAATAATCAGAGAAGCTCTAGAGGCTATAGAACTAGGGACTCATAAATTATTTAAATGTGTCTCTAAAGCTATTGGCATTAAAAGATGTAATAGATATAAATCAAAATGGATATTAGACTTTGATACTAAGGATTGGAGTCTCATAAATAAGTATTTAGAAGTAATCTATAGATGTAGACCAGATGGTGTCAAAGTAAATACATTCATTAAAACTGTGAATGGTATTCATGTTATAACAGATCCATTTGATTTAGAGCAATTTAAACAAAAAGTAGCCATAGCTAAATTAGATAATATAGATATACATAAAGACAATCCAACAGTTCTATATTATTCAAATGAGTAAAAAATTATGGATAGCTCGAGATTCTGATTATATAACGTATGATTACCCTAATGATGACTATGGTCAAAAGCATAAGGGTAAATTACACATATTTTATGATACACCAGAGTTAGAGCTTAAAGAAGATAATCCAACAAAGTATTGGGGTTGTTCTAGGAGATATTGTTGGGGATGTGCTAGGGAATTAGCAATAATTCCTAGCTATATGTATCCTGAAATAGAACCTTGTACTTGTTGGCAATTAGATAATTTAATTAAATATAAAGATCAAAATTTTATGAATTATGAAATTATAGGAAATGCCTGACAAATTAGGAGTCTCAATAGTTAAATATTTGTGTCCAATTTGCGGTAAGGAAGCTGATAATGGAATTATTATGAACTCTCTACTTACAGAAGAAAATGCTAAAGAAGTAGAGAAGTTACACAATAAGGCTATTGGATATGCTGACCATGCTTGTAAAGAGTGTGCCACTTATAAAGATAAAGCTGTATTTTTTGTAGGTATAGATGCTTCTAAATCTACTAAAGCAGACCCTTATAGAACAGGACAAATTGTCGGTGTTAAAAAAGAAGCTGAAATTGTTGAACATTGTAAGAAATTTATTCAAACATTGTCTGATGGTTCTCAGTATTGTTTAATAGATAATGAAGTAGGAAAGACGATAGGATTATGGTAAAATCAATGAATCCTCTACTGTTAGACCCAGTTAGAGTATACGTTGGTAAATTAAAAAGTACGATTCAAAGTTTAGAGCATAAAGTTGATAACTTTAAGAAGTATGATGCTAATCGAAAAGTTTATTATAGTAAAGCTATGCAACGTCTTAGAGAACTAGAATCTTGGATAGATGAAACTGATCCAGAATTTAAGTTACGAGGCAAAATACAATCTCAGAAGCAAACTATAACTAACTTGAGTGCTCTAATTAAAGCATCTAAACTTGAAGTTCCAGAAGACTTTGATTTAGCTAAAGCCAAAGTTAAAATACTTGAATTACAGAAAGAGGTAAAGGCTTTAACTAAGCAAAATACAAGTCTAAAAGCTTCTGTTTCTGAATTAGTGTATAAATTAAATAATCAATCTTGATATGAAGTTAATTAAACAGTCATTTGAATTTATCAATCAAACAGATTTCTCTTTAGTGGGAATCAAAAAGCATATTGAAAGATGTGCACGAGTAAGTTATAAAAGCGAAGATAAGATTACAGATACCTCTTATGAGAAGTTTGTAAATATGCTAGAATCTAGAGGACATGATAGACCTCTTGAGTTTGGTACTGTGTATCTAGATATTCCTACGAAAAATCTTGAACCAGGCTTGGAATACATAAAAGCTGTTGGTAAGTATGCTCTTAATCCTTGGAGTATCAAGGAAGATTTCGATGGTCATGCTTGTATATCTACTAATTACAGAGTAATTAAAGAGAATCATTGGGAGAGTGACCTACAATATCTTTGTGAACCTACTGAGCACCATCATGCAAGATACACAGTTCATATGATTCTTGACCGTGGAGTTATGGATGAGTTCAGAACTCATGTAGGATTGTCTCATTTAGCTGAAAGTACTCGTTATTGCAACTATTCTAAAGATAAATTCGGTAATGAGTTAACTTTTATCCAACCTTGTTGGGATATTAGAGGCAGTAACTACATTGATTTTTTACAACATGCTGAGCAGGGCTATTTTAGAATGTTAAAGAATGGTTGGACACCTCAGCAGGCTCGTTCTATACTTCCTCTAGGTATTAAGTCTGAGCTTATCTCTTGTGGATTTAAAGATGCTTGGGAAAACTTCTTTAAGAGAAGAGATGCTCCTGATGCCCATCCAATGGCTCAAGAAATAGCTAAGCCGATGCATGAAAAGTTCAATGGATTAGTTTACTTTTCAAGATGAAATCTAAAATATGGAGTTTATAGTTGGCATATATGTAATATCAATTATAGGAGTAATTCTTTCAGTTAGGTATGATGACGCGTTTTTCCTTGAAAGACCTGGAACACTAGCTATTGTATTTTGTCCTGTAATTAATACCACAGTATGTTTTTTGGAGTTATGCTGTGTCTTTGAAACCTTAACAGATAAAATTGCCAATTTAAAATTAGACAAAAAGTTTTATGAATTAATTAGATTAGGAAGAAAGTAAATATGAACTTCTTAGATAAAAAAGTAGAAGAGATTCTTAAAAATCATCCTAGTGGTGAAGACTTCTTTAATCACTTGGATGATATGATTCGAGGGCACAAGAGTATTATTGATGCCGCCTGGGATAAGTTGGTTCAATGGTGTTACGACGAACACTTGTGGATAAATAGGGGTATTCCTACATTTGGTTGGAATGGTCTAATTCTTACAGGTGCTTTTGGAAGAGCAGTATTTAATTACATGCCTTATGAGATACGTAAAACCTTTGAGCAAGTAATATTAGTTAATGGGGGATTGCGACAAGAAGATGCTAAGGCACAAATATTAGTTAACCAAATAGACGTTGATGATTTTATCTTATTTGATGACTCTTTTTATTCAGGTACTACTAGAAATAAAATAGAAGAAGCCCTCAAAGAAATTCGTCAAGGTTGTAAAATCATTCAGACTGTGTGTATTTATGATGGTGGAGAATCTGCCACTGAAGCATGTTCTAGAGAAGTTGCCGAGGAATGTGGAGTTAGTATTCCTTCAGAAGCTTTTGCATTAATTAACGTGGAGACTGACCCTAAAAAGTGTAATAAAGGTAATGTTACTTTAAGACATTTATGTATTTTAAGTCTTAGAAAACATATTGGTAAACTTCAAGAAGGCGGAGAAAAAGATGAAGTTGATGGAATTAAATGGTTGCCTATAGAGGAAATTCCTAATTATAACTGGGCATTTAATCATAAGTCAACTCTTTTAAATGAAATTATACCTAAGTTAGAGGAGTATTATCATAATTATGTACTGGATACAATAAAAGTAACTTATGAATAATTAAATATTTAGATTAGTATTAATTAGATCAATTATTTATTTTTAAAAAATATTGTTATATGAACTCATTACAGAATTTGTTTGGTCTTTCTTTTAGCGCTAAGTTGAATAATATCCAGTCTTCTTTTCAGACTGCTCACGATAAGACAGTCACTTTAATTTCTAAAATGAATGATAAGATTTCAGAAAAAGAAGAGGAAGTAAAGAAGATTCAGTCTGAAATTAAGGACATCGAGAATATTAAGGCTCAGGCAAATAAATTCGTAGGTAATCTTAAAAGCATCTTAGTATAATGTATAAAGTTATCGAAACTTTTGAGTACTATGTAGAAAATCCAAATGATTTTTGCCCAGTACAAGAAATAGTAGATAAAGAGAAAGACTTAGGAGTTGATGCTTATTGGTATAATATAGAGAATGCACCTAGTCATAAGTATGGAGATAGCCCTTGGGGTAATAGTAATATCAGAGTAATTAGTAAATAAAAATGTATAAAGTAACTGAAGTTTTTGAATATTTAGTTAATGATAATACTAGTTTTTTATCAGCTCACGATATATTAGATTGGGTTGCCGGAATGACTTGTCCATTATGGGATGGTTATCAAGATATGCTACCTAAAAATTCTGAAGGAGAGGAAGAATATATACCGTGGGGTAAAAGTGAGTTATCTTCTGTTAACTTATCAAATGACAAAGCATTCATAGATAAGAAGGTTCTCTTAATGTTAATTCAAAATTCCGAAAAGTTAGAGGCTTTAGAAGCTGAAGGAGTTGATAACTGGGAAGGTTATAGCCTAGCTATGAAAGAACTTAATACTGGTTATCAAAAGGATGCTATAACTGATGAAGTATTAATTAAGCAATATTGTGAATGATTGATTTTGAAACTAAAAAAGTGCTGTTCATTGATTTGGACGGCACTTTAATTAAGACTATTTCAGGTAAAACATTCCCTGAAGATATTACAGATTTTAGAATCCAGTTACCTGTGTTAGATAAGATTAAAGAGACATTTCCAAATCTTAGCTATTTCTTTATAGTAACTAATCAAGGTGGTATTGGCAAATTTATATCTGAGGCGGATTTTGGGACTAAAATAGATGCCATTAGTGATTTATGCTTTTTCTATTTAAATGAACGTAGATTAACTATGTACTATGATTACCTATATTGTGCTTCTAATGATAAGGATAATCCCTATAGAAAGCCTAATACTGGAATGCTAGAGAAATTATATTATAATCATAATCTTCACTACAATAAACAAGAGATGATTATGATAGGGGATGCTTCTGGTAAGCCCGGAGATTTTTCAGATTCAGATAAGAAGTGTGCTGAGAACTTTGGAATAGATTATATTGACGTTAGGGACTTTTTAGAATTATGAAATTAAGACTAGACGAGTATTATTATATACTTAATATAGATTCTTGGTGTGAAGGAATAGAGGAATATATGCCTGAAAATATGGCTGAAGAATTTATAAAATTTCTAGAATCTCATAGTCCCGATAAAATCTATAATTATTTAGAAAATTTATATTCATATATAGAAATAGTAGATACCCAATATACTATTGCTGATATGGATTTAGATAAATCTTATATTGCATATGCAGCGATTATAAAGGTTAATGGTAAATATTATTCTTTTGATTGGTATGATACCCGTTATTGGAATTTTGAGGATAAAGTAGATATTGATGAGGAATTAATAGAAGTATTTCCAAAAGAAGTAACTATAACTGAATATGAACCAAAATAATTCTTCAGAGTTTTATGAAGCCAATACTGCAGAATTCATTGAGAAATTTATTTATATAAATAAAAAACCAATGAAATTGAATAATAATCAAAAGTATCTAATTAAAATTTTAATCAGTCAATAATTATATTAAGTATGGACGAATATGGATTTGTGAATGATTTAGATTTAGCTAAGTCAATATTAATTATGTACTTCTCTAATAAGTTTATTTTTGAACGTGGATTATGTCCTAAAATTAAAGATGAGTTAGTAGAATTTGAAGGAGGTTTCACCTTTCTGGATGGTGATCATTATAATTTTGGAGGTCCTGATCAAATGTCTGGATATGTAATCCAAACATTAGAGGGATGTTTAAAAGAATATGAAGAATGTCCTTCAATGTCTGGTGCAGCTGCATATTTAAATACATTTGATGTTGTATTCTATGAAATTGAAGGTGAAATTAAGTGCTTTGTTTTAAAAGAACTTGACTAAAATTTCTAATAAGAAAGTAGGAGAAGCAGAGAATATTAATATAAAACTATTATGACATTAACATTCGGTTTAAAAAGAAGTAGTACTAAAAGTAAAAGAACTCATAAGAAATTTCCTAGATATAAGTTTAAGGATTTTACAGCTATTCCTAGAAATTTAAAAGAATGGGGGTATTGTAAGCATAATTGGAACGATGATGACTATACCTATATTAATGGTGATTTTGAAAAATTTTTAAAATGCAATGTAGGGCATCCAGTTAATAAAGTGTTTTCTAAGTTTCTGTCTAGATGTAATAATCTGAGTAAATTTAATCCTAAAGAAGAATTCTATAGCTTTATTCAAAATAAAGAAGATATAGATTCTCAATGTGGCAGGTTTTATGTAACTAATGGTATTCTTAATTACAAGAAGCCTGTTAAAAAGAGTAACTATCAAGTAATTAATAAATATAACGAGAATCAGAAAAGATTTAATAAATTATATTTAAGACCTTTAATTAAAGCTTTAATAGAATCAAGAGTTCCGCAGTGTATTGGTAAATATTTATTAAGAGAGGGCGAAAAAACTATCTATATAGATTTTTATCCAGGTGCTGGATATTATGGAAACATTTGGAATAAAAGACAAATAACAAATATAATAGGAGTAGGTCGTGGAATCAACTATGATGTTATCAATACACAAAGTGGTAAAATTAAGTACCTTTATAGTATAGATACAAGTTGGGTTTATGGTAGACCTAATATTTGCTTTTATTTCAAGAAATAAATATATTATAAATGATCAAATATACAAAAGAAGAAGCAAAACATATTTGGGTAACTTCAGATACCCATTTTAATCATACTAATATAATTAAGTATTGTAATCGTCCATTTTCTTCAGTAGAGGAAATGAATGAAACTATAATAGCAAATTGGAATAAAGTAGTTTTTGAGTATGATACAGTCTATCATTTGGGAGATTTTGCTTTAGGCGATAAATCACTTATCCCAAATATTTTAAGGCATCTAAACGGGTGTATCAAGATTATCATGGGTAATCACGATAACCTTGACCTTATGCTAAAATTAGGTAATGAAGACCGTTTGATTACAGACCTCTTTTGGGAAGAGGTAATTAAAGTGGAGAAGAAAACTATAATTCTTAATCACTTCCCCTTTGGTTCTCTGCCCGATCCAGCTACCAATCGTCCTATAATTCAGTTACATGGTCATGTGCATAGTACACCAGATAAACCATGGAATTATTTTGACAATCAGTATGATGTAGGTGTAGATAATAATAACTTCACACCTGTAAATCTGGCAGAATTGTTAGATAAAATTCATTATAAAGTACATATCAAATAATGCAGTTAATAACTCCTGAATATATAAATAATAATCTTGATCTTTTTAAATATTTACAAAAGATTGGAATACTTCCAGATAATTCTAATGTAAGAGATAAAAATATTGGAGAAAGTAACTATTCTAAGTCTATAATTCAGCCTTGGTCTGTATGGCAAGATTGGAAATTAAATCCTTGGGATGCTGATATAGTTAAGCGTATATATAGAACTAAAGTATTACAAGGAAAGACTGAGAGTGAAGCTAGAATAGAAGATTATGAAAAGATTATTCATATATGTCAAGAGAGGATAAGACAATTACAAAATAATTAATATGAAAAAGTTAGATAATGGAAATCTCTATACTAGAGATGAATTTAGAGAGCGCGTTGAGAATGGATTGTTTATAGATTCTGACGGTGAAGGACAGTATTCTAATGAGAATGGAGATTGGACTCATAAATGGTTATCTCCTTCTTCCTTTACATTGGATGAGGTTAACAACAAAAATATGGAATATACGCATATAATATGGTATAATAAATAATAATTAAGGGCAGGTCAGTGGAGTAAAATCCATTGGCTTGCCCTATTTTTTACTTTATAGGGGTGAGTTAGCAAATGCTAGCTTGCCCCTATTTTTTTTAATTTATGTGTGATATATGATACTTATTACAATAAGTACATTGATAAATAGTATAAGTATCTAAATGCATCTTTTTGAGATATTTCCCAGCTAAATCTATGGTATCAAATGTCATTTTAGTTTTACCTAATTTATTATAATGACATCTAGGATATTTAGTAGATAAATTGTCTCTAGGTTTCATAAAAATAATTATTGATTTTTAGCCCATAATTTATAAGTATCTTGAAAACTTATAAATAATGCTTGTGAATTCATTACTGTTTCTCCTAAAGATTTATTTCCAGTAACTAGGTTCCACATATCATTAATTATTTTAGACTATAATTTATAGGTAGCAGGATTAGTAGAATTACCTAAATAGTCTAATACTGCTAATGGTCCTTTAAATCCGTCAAAAGCACTATGACCTCCTTTATATACAAGTTCAGTAATTGCATTACCTATTAAGTTCTAACCATCTGCATTTTTCTTATGGTCTTTATACATAGGATTAAATACTAATCCAAATAGACCTGCTACTATCAGACTAACTAATAAATCAGAGAATAATTTACGTAAGTTAGCCTATTGTACTTCATTATTCCAAATGTTTTCTTTAAAACCATCTATACCATTATAATGAAATTCTTTAAGAGTATCAGCTATTGTATAAATTATTCCTTGTACCATATCTGGAACATATTTAATTACAGGAGCATTTTCATCACCACCTTCTTCTAAGGTTACAGCTTCCCCCTATTTATTCCAGTATAAAGGTTTACCATTTCTTGTTTCTTGCTCTGCATGATAAGAACTATTTGAGATTTGTCTTGATTTTCCATAATTATCTATTAAACCATTCATCCATGTAGAAAAAACTGCAAAATTACGACCTATTGCAATATTTTCATATTTAGCTTTGGTACTCTAGTTATATGCTCCATATATACTGTCTGCAAGATTTTTAAATGAAGTTATTTGAGCTTGAGTATATGCATCAGGTAAATCATCTCCCTCAGTTAAGCTAGTTCCATTTTCCTAATTCATCATACGCATTAAACTAAGGTATAAAGAACGCTACTTCTAATAAGCAACTTCATCTGTTCTATCTCCTTTTGCATATAAATCAAAACGTTTGTCACGTCTCCAATCATAAACTAACTAACCATCTTTAATATAGTAGGCATCAAATACTCCATCATGTTTCATTTGTGCAGTAAATAATACCATTCTATTTAAATAGTCAGGTCCATAAAGAGTGGAGTAAGCCCAGTTTTCCCAATTTAAAATACCACCTCTACAAGTTTTCTAACCCTCAGAAATTTTAGCAATATCCATATTAGATAATCTATACTTAAGATTTAACTGATTAAGTTTACTAATGGTCATAATATTTTGAGGTCCTTCTACTATTACCTCTTTATATCCACTAAGAACTTCAGCAGCAGTTATATCTGTTTGATACTTATTTATACTTCTTGCTAAGTTTTCAAATAAACCTTGAATAGTATCACGTACAGTTCCAGCTACATTTCCAGCAATATAACATTTACTAACAGCTCTTCTAATAGGATCAATTAAAGCTTCAACAGTTTTAGTTTGAGGTTCCATTATAGACTGATTAAATACAGAAACTGACAAAAAATCATTTATAGTTTTTACTGTATGTTCTACATTTCTAAAATCGTCTTCTGTTTCTCCTTTTAAATACAAATCAAGTAAAATACCTTTAGTTCTAGTTAACATCTTCTAATATTCAACAGACTAAATATGCTTTTCCATAAAGTCAATTAGAATATTTTCAACATTGGTTTCAAAGTAATCCAATCCCTTTTCATTTAACCAGTTAGCTCGTCTATTAGAATCTTCAGATCTTTTAAATGGATTATATGCTTGTAAATTTTCTAAGTCAGCTTTTCTTTCAGCTTTCTCTTCTTCATTAAGGGTGTCATCCATAAATTCATTATAAGCATCTACTGGATGTGTTATCCTTCTCATCCACCTTTGTCCAAATTCCTTAAAACTCTATTTGATTTTAGTTCTACGAGTAGCAATTGAGGCTCTTTCTAGAGGAACATCTAAATAATTCGTATTTTTAATAGAATCAATAAGATGTGAATCATTAATCCCAGTAAACTACCAAGTCTGTCCTCGCATTTCATATCTTATCTTATTTATTTCAAATAAAACATTTTTTAAAAATTCTCTTTCTGAAGCATCTAGGTCATTAGCTTCATCATAAGGATTTTTAAATTTTAATTCCCCGACACTTAAATAATATGGATCATAAAGATTTTTAAAAATTCGTACTTCATCACCTATAGTACTGTTACGCAATGCTGTGTATCCTTTAGCTTCAAAAAATTTATTCATAACTTTACGTAATGGAGAATATTCATGTAAAACTCTGTCGGCTACTTTGTTTACAGCCTACTAAAACATAAAACCAGTTATACGAACATTTGTATTAGGGATACTTTGAGTTTTAAATACATATTCAGACATCTGTCCAAAAGCTTCATTCTCAAGAGATAAATCTCCATTATACATATTTAACGCCCTTAAAGCTGACATATAAACTTTTGCTAAAGAGGATAATGTTTTATCTGCTGAATAAATTAACTCTTTGATTCTTCTAGGATTTTTAGGTAATCTATCCATATGCTCTATTTTGTCAATAATAGTCTAAAGCTTAATTAATTTACCTTCTACAGTTTTAGTAGTTTCTAAACCATCTACTATAGTTCCATCTAAATTAGTTTTTGATGTAATATCATCTTCTATTTCTTTAAGTTCAGATACTTCCGGATGACTACTTAAAGCTTCTCTCCAAGTTTGAATCATTAATTCAGAAGGGTCTATAGTTTCTACGCCTTCAAAGTTATTATTTAAACTTAATGAGCTATTATTTTCTTTAACCACATCTACTATTGTTTTAAAATGAGGTAATAACATAGATATGTCCATTTCACAACCTTTTTTATCATGCAAATTGGATATTCCTACCACTTTTAAGGTTCCCAATTTAGGAGTAAAAGGCAATTTAGGTAATATCTAATTTAAAGCCGTGAGAGTCTTTATAGCTTCGATATTGCCATAGTTAGCTGGCATTGTAAAATTCTTATTATTTAAGTCTGTAAGATAAGAACCTAATAAATTTTCTCTTCCTTTATATTTAACTTTAGTACTAACATCAAATGGAGTAATTGTAACAACATCAATCTAATTAGTAACTTTATGCTTAAATAATAATATATTAGCATTAGTTAAAGTGCTATTATCTATTAGCTCCCACTTGTAATCTGGTTTACCATCTGGGTCTCTAGTATCAAATTCAAAATACTTATTTAACTACTTTTGTATAAAAGAGCTATTTTTTAGAGAACAATAGAAAGAATCCAGTCCCTATTCGTAGGCAGCTTGTATATCTGCTACTACACGATAAGATGCTTTCTATGCTGGTGTAGAATTTATTAACTAATCTTCCAATTGAGTTACCATGGCTACAACCTGTTCATTATTTTCACCTATTCTAGTATCGTCTACATGAATGGCTTCCTTCTATCCAGGGAGCAGTATATCCCAACCTTTTTCCTCTGAAGGTTTAGCTATCATATTCCAATTAGCTTTAACCCATCCTTTAGCTGATTCTTTAATACCGCTCGCTGTGACTTCTATACTCTAGTTAGGAAAAATTCTTGCTAATTGTGTATTAATAGCATTAAAATCTTCATCATTAATATCAATTGCCTCTATATTAGAATCTATAAAATTAGCTACTATATTATCATATTTCTACATAGTATATTGAGAATCCTTCATATCATAACTAATAGCTTTAGATGCTTCTATTCCTGTAATATTCTGGAACTAATTATCATATTTAACCTTTATAGGAATAAGATTAACTCTAATATCAGTAGCATTTATACCATTATATGCTAAAATTCGTTTTAAGAATGCCAGTTTATATTTGTACTTTTCTTTTTTAACAGCAGCCCAATCAGATTCATTATCTATAGATACAGCAAGATTATATATGTCTAAAGTTCCATCTGGTTTTACACATAAATAGTCAATATGTCCTATAATATTTTCTATCTAATCACGTAGTTTAGCAGAGACATTTAAGTTCCTCAATAAATAAGCTCCATTTCCTCTATTTTTCTTAAGTACCTCTTTTTCTACAGAGTTAACTACGTCATGTAACTAATTAAATACTGGTTGTAAAGATGTATTTAAAGTAGCTCCAGCAAAATGTCTGTCATCATCCTAACTAGTAGAAGAGACTATAATTCGGTGAGTATCAGCAGCATCTTTAGCTATAGTTTCCCAATTCTACTTTCTTTGTTTTATAGTATCTTCCGCCTGCTATTCTGTATATCCCTAATTTATTAACTATTCTTTAACTATAGGTAAGTATTCGTTATCAAAATCTATACGAAACATAGGAGGTCTACCATCTACTTTAAAGTAAGCTGAATCAATAAATGTCTAAGTAGTGAAATCCTTTCCTGCATTTATATCTACATCATCTATAGGAGATTCTTTATTTGCAGAAAATTTATATTCCTTTTTAAGTTTATCTAATTTATCGTATAACAGGGTCTATTTATCATGCTCTAAACTATACAATATAGCTAGAGCACTCTAAATATCACCATCACTAAATTCTTCTATTAAAGATTGATACGAATTATATACTTTGTTATTAAATCTATACTTACATCCCATTAACAACCAAATTCTTTTATTTTACCTAATTCTATATTCTATCTAATTAAATTAGCTATCTTCATATTTCTTTTTATAGCTTCCGAGTTTTCTGAAATTCCTTCTTTCATAAACGTGTCAAAAGATAGTCCTGATTCAGCTATAGGATTTACTACATTTTGAGGAAAATTGTCAAATATGAATTTGAAATCTTCTAGAAAATCCTGACCTTTAAATTCTTTAAGTAAACTCTATTTCTAAAACATCTGATCAGCTATCATATCTGCAACACACTCCTCTAATTTATCCTACATTGCAAAGTTAGTGTAGGCTTCATTAATATAGTCTAGATTAGTTCTAAATTTAGGCTTTTGCTAGTATTTAGCTATAACCGCTTGATAACTGTCAGGATAGTTAGCCTTTAAAACCCCTAAAAATATATGAGCCATCTCATGAAATACATCAGACACGTTAGCATTACTACTATTTATATAAATTTGTCCATTATATATAAAGGCTCTAGCATTTTTTACATCAATTTTATTCTACTACCCAAAGTCATTTAGTTCAGTTTGAGACATAGTATTTATAGCTATACCAAACTTTTCATTAAAATATTGAACTGCCTATTCCATTGAGGCTGTAGTAGGTTTTGTAGCTGCTTCATCTCCAAATTTACCAGTAATATCTATTTTATTACCATTGTTTTCAAGATACTTAAGAGTAGCTATTTTACCTCGCATTTCCTCTACTAGATAACTTTTGGTTTCAGCTTTATTTATCTTATCTACTATCTCCTTACCTAATTTCTAATTACTTTTAATTAACTAATTAATATCAGTATTTTTATTTTCAGCTGTTTTTAATCCCTTAGTAAATAACTAAACAAAAGCAGCAGCTTTCTCAGGGGTATTTAAAGTTTCAATACCTTCTATATCAGGAAATACTCTTCTAAAATCTGCTAAGGTACCATTTAATACCTAGTTAAATATTTCAGGTAACTTAGATATACTAGGTAACTAAATATCCAAAGTAGTTATTATCTGTCCTTCTTTAACTCCCTTTAGTTCTATTTTAGAAGTACGTGGAGCAGTTGGGTGCATCTTAATTGAATATAGTCCTGCTTCTCTTAGAGTCTAAGTATTATTCCAATCATCTATTTTAGCTTTTGCCGCTTCTAAAGAACTAAATGTTTGAGAATATGAATTAGGAGATATTATACTTCTAGATATAGCATAGTGTGTAACTTTAGTACTAGGATTATAATACTTATAAATATAAACCCCATGATACATACCATCAGTATCAACCCCTTCTTCTGCTTTTACAGGACTAAATAAATATTTAGAGTCATAACCAAAATTATATACCTCACCTAAGGACGAATATGGAAAAGATAAAATTAACTATTTAGCAGATTCTTTCTACTATACTTCTTCTTTAGTTTTATATTTAACCTATATTTTATCGTCCTAAATAGATATATCAGGGTTTAAATTAGCTAATGCTGTTTTTAACAATCCAATTGCCTGTTCTGGACTGTTCTTAATAGTTTTAGCTAAAGAATCTAGTTTAACTTCCTATTTATCCCACTCTTCCTATAATTCTTCCCATTTCTTTTTAATTTTCGTTTGTGGAATCTTTTTATCCACAGCTTCTTTAATAACTTCTTTGGTTTCTCCTCCTATTATTTTAGAAACTTTTGCTTTCATTAAATTAGGGTCAAATAAGAATATCTTATGTAAGAATGTCTATAAATCTTCCTAACTTAAACTATTGAAATCCTAAAAAGAAGGCATATCTTGTATATAATTAGAAAGTACTGAATATAAATTTTTCATAGTAAGTTTATATTCAAATCTATTTTTATGTTTAGGGTCTTTTACACTCTTTATAGCTAATTCTAAATCAGACTTACCCATATCTGAATTATATATATTCTGTATCTTACATAATATATTATTAAGAGTCTTAGAAGGAATTATATTATTTCCATTTGAATCTTTAAAAGGCTTATACTTAGATTTATTATCTAAATAATCTAATAAGAGTTTTTCCCCAGTAATATTATATTTAGCTATTATAGAATTTAGTTCCTCTTGATATTCTTTCAGATCTTCTCTAAGGGTGTTATTATCAACAGCTTTCTTTATTTTCTATCTCTAATCAAGATAATTAAATAAGTCCTAGGCACCATAAAATCCATTTACAAAGAAAATATCTGAACCACTAGGACTTATCACCCTACCAAAATACTTAGAACCATTTAACTAAATTTGATTACAAGCTACTATAGTGTGATTCTCATTAATCTCTAAATCAGGAAAAGCTTCTTTTAAATCTGGATATTTATCCTAAAGCTATCCAAGAGTAGTATTACTAATAAACTCATGTTTTTCTACATCTGATTCTTTTAAAGCTTGTACTCTAGCTGCCCTAAAAAGAGCAGCTAGTTTAGTACGTTCAGCTTTAGGCAATTGAGTAATTAATTCAACTGCTCTATTTATATCTATATCCTCATCAGTATTTTTTAATAATGTTTGCTCCTGGGTCTATAATTTACCGTCTACATAATTATTAACTAATACTTTTATATCACATCCCATTAATTAACAGTCTTTTATAAGTGAAGCTTTATTAGAAGTTATATACTAAGTTAACAAGTTTCTAATACCATCTATAGTCTATTTTTGTTCATCTACATCTAAATCCTCAAATTTACCATCAAAATCTACAGTCTTAGTTAAGAATAATGTATTATGCATATTAGGCATTTCTAAAGGACTATTCTCACTAAAATTCTGCAATCTATTCATTTTACTTTGATAGTCTTCATCTGGTACAGGTGGTGGAATTAAATCATACTCCTAGTACTAATTATTATTGTCTAATTTTTTAAGCACATATCCTCGAACAGAGTCATTCACTTTAACAAAAGGCTCCTAATGGTAGCTTTCTGCATAAGTACTAATTATAGGAGCTGCTGCTATCTAGTAATCAGTATAGTTATATTCCTAATCTGTTTCAATATCCCAGTCCTAATCGGATATAAATTTTAAATACTAATTTAAAATATTTTTAGGATTAGTACAAACTTTAAAAGAAGTGGTAAGACGTTCACCACCATACTAGTTATTGTTTACTGCTATATTATACATTTGTAAAATATCTGCAATAGTATAATCTCCCTAGTACTATCTAGTCTCAAAATCAGCCATTCCTCTTAATATATCATCATAAGCCTCTCTAGACTATATGGTTATATCAGGATTAAGCAAATCTATATCAGTTGCTAATACTTCTGTATTATTATAAGGCACTAAGGTAAGATGTTTAACTAAAGAATTATTAGAGTAATTTTCCTTTAAGTAACTAAGAAACTCATGCTCAACCCAATGTTTTAAAGTAGCTATACCATTTATAGTACTTGGATCGATTTTGTTAACTTTAATACTTTGGAAATATGGATCAAATCCATCTACCTAATTAACAGCTATAGGAGTGAGTGTTCTCATAAAAGATAATGTATTTAACTTATCCACATATTTAATTACTCCATTTAACTATTTATCATTAACACTTTCAGAATTAGCCAATAGCTTATTAACTAATCTACTTTTGGATGCAAAGGTATTATTTGCTACAACAAGTGATTTAAACAACTATAAAATCTATTTATAATGTGGAATCTACTCCATCATTTCAAATACATTAGCAGTACTTTTAATTATATCATAGTAATCAGATGCTTGTTTTCTATATTCATCATCTACTAAATATTTATATATATCAAAGTTATTAATTAAATCCTGTTCATGAGCAATATCTAACTCATTTGCTATGTACTCTGGGTCCAAAGTAGGATTATTTTCATGCAGTCTATTAATTAACTATTCTTTAGCCTATTCAGCTTCCTAAATCTCTTTTTCCTTAGCCCCTTCTTTAGGATATATTTTAGATACATTCATATTTAGAGCTTTCTCTCTATCTGTAACTATTTTAGACATACGGTTCATTCTAGAAAGTAAATCTAACTCAGAAGTAGGTAATCCCTAATTAAGTCCTAGCCAAGCAGATGATATTGTAGAAATTTCAGAGGCATCATTATATAGATTTTTAAATTCTTCTATATCGCCCTTAAAATCTGAATCTTTATTATACTGTGTTCTAACTTGTCTTAATTTATCTGTTAAATCTTGACAGTATCTAAGATAAGAGTTAACTTCAACATCATCAGTATCAATTAATTCAGTTAAATCTACATCCTAATTAATTATAGCATAATTAATATAAGCTTGCATAATGCTTCCTAACCCTTTAATATCTTCCTCCTCAGACAATCCAGCATTCTATTTAACTAAATCATAAATATCAGAATTTTTTAAATAGTTAGTTACATATCTATTTTTATTTATCCAAGTAGTTCTTTGCTCTCCAGTATCAATATCCTCCTAAGTTGTTCTTATTTGTCTATGTAAGAATTTTTTAACTCCAACAATACCCTAAGCCAAATTAATAGCCATAGCAGCATTACCGCTTTTATTCTAGAACATATTAGGATTAGCTAACTAATCTATGAGTTCTGATACTGGACTAGTCATAAATGCAACTAAATCGTTTATGTTTAGTCCCATCATCATTCCATATACATACATTCTAGCAAAATTAGTTCCTGCATTTATCTTAGCAAGAATAAGCTCTTTAGCATTATCAGTAGCTGCAGAAAGAAGCTAAGAGATTAATTGATCAACATATTTATAGTCTTCATCATCAAGAACTCCAAATTGACTCTGTAATGTAGATTTTATTTGTTCATCATACTTATTTAAATCAGGGATATGATTAATAGTCTATTCTATTGGGGTGCCCTTAGCTCTTCCATTTATTCTTTTATAAGTATGCTAAAATTTTAATTTATTTATTGCCTCCTAATTACCAGACTTTAGCACTTTTGTCCAATAATAAAAAGTATTAAACCATACTTTTTCACCATTAGCAGCCACACTAATTACATTCTTACCTACAAGATTTTGATACTACATAATATACTTAGTCATAGGATTAAGCATATTTAAAGTAGCTGCCTAGTTACCTTTTGGAGAATTATCAGCGGCTTTACGCATAATACCCATAGCAATAGCTGTATATGCCTAATCACGATTTCTAATATCATGTGATACCTAATAAATGTTTGCAGAAGCTACATTTTTAAAAGCTGATTCTGCTACATTATCAGAAATAAGGTAATTTTCATGTTTATTAATGGTTTCTATTAAAGTATTTAATACCTTGGCATCACCTGAATAATTAATACCATTATGTTGTTCAGCAATTCTAATTATTTTAGATAGTTGTTTAATGAAATCTGCATTACCCAATTTATGCACATTCTATAATACTTCATTTACATCCTAGTTTTCAGCTAAATTAATTAAAGTATTTATCTCACTAGATATATCATAATCACCTTTATATACAACGATATGTTTAGGAATAGGCAAAGTCTTACTAGCTTGTAAAGTTTCTACACTATTATAATTAAATAAAGGACTCCATCCTATATAAGCAGCATTTTCATCATAAGATTGTCCCATTATATAAGCCTTATCAATATCATAGTCAGAACCCTACAAATAAGTCTAGAAATGACTTACATAAGATATATTTTTAGAGTTTTCAGTCCATGCTATATTTTTCATAGTCATAAAGGACTACAAAGATTGGGCAGGAATACGAGCAGCTATAAAGTTCTAAGAATCTAAGAAACTGACATATCGTTTATGTGCTTCTTTTCTTAAGAAAGCTTCTAATAATTCTTTATACGTAGCCTTATTTTCTTTAGATAAAGCTACAAGTTCATCTTTAGATTTCTATTGATTGGTAGTTGTAATGCTATCTAACTAAGTCTATAATAAGTCTTTTACATCCTAATTAATTAACTAATTTCCTAAAAAGAAACTACTTACAGATTTAATATGTTTAAAGGCATCTCCACTATATACTTTAGAATTATTTACCTAAGCTAATTTATAATTATCAGCTCTATAAATTTTAGCAATAATAGAAGCCCTCTACTTAGCAGCATCCGCTTCATTACCTAAAGCTATCTTAAAGTCAGATAATGGAGCTATTTCATAAAGAGTATTAGTTCTGTAAATAACTCTTCCCTTTACTATCTATTTAGTAGTTTCAACATATTGCTTTACATAATCAACACGTCTTTGAACAGAAGTATGGTCATCTAAATCTCTTAGTCTATACTAATTAGGATCTAATACTATACCATCTGTATTAATAAATTCTCCGTCTCTATATGTAACCTCTGGAGCGTTAATCCATTTACCAACTTCAAATAGGTCTCTATTACCTCGGGTTAACTAGATTTCTTCTTTATCATTGGTACTTAACTAACTGGCATCGAATCCTTTATACTAAATATAATCATTATTTTTAACTGGTGTTAAAGTAATTAAAGTAGTATTACCAGTATCTTTTACGAATGCAAAATCATAACTAGTATTAGCAGGAGCGTTTATTTTATTAAACTTCTTATAAAAATAGTCCTCTCCCTATTTAAGAACTTCAGCAAGAGATTCATTTTCTATTCCGAATTTATCTTTATAGATATTAGACATCACAAGTTCAGCAGCATAATTCTATAAACTTCCCTACATAATAGTTTTCTAATTACCAAATCTATCAGTATAAGTTCCATTATGAATATTATTTAATTCAGCCTAAACTAATGATTGGTGATTAGCTTTTTTACCTTTAGGATTAGTATAAGCATCTCTAATAACCGGAGAATCAAATATATTCATATATTCTCCTGTTTCAGAATCCTGCCACCTAAGTAAAGAAGGTCTTAAATCATGAGGTCTAACTATATTTTCCTAATATTTAAAATTATACTATTGTCTTTCCCCAGTAACTACCTCACCACCTGGTAGTGTAACTTTACCAACCAACTAAGTAGCTACTGCTGATAACTCTGTAGAATCTGCTTTCCATTCACCGTCAACCTTAGTTAAGTTTAACTCTGCTGTAGGTGAAGTTATTTTATATGTGCCCTTTTTATAATCAACTTTTATAGATACATTATTAGCTATTTCTATATCATTAATTCCATCCTTAAACTTGTAATAGTCGTCCATAGAATTTAATTCTACAGTATGAACTTTTCCTTCTGTATCAATAATATTTACATTGTCAGAGGGCATAAACCAACTTTTATCAGATCTTACCTCTACTTCCTATTGTCGACTATTTAAATATCTCTAGATAAGCTGATGGTTATAACTAGTTATATCCTAGGTATCAATTCTATTAGGATTATCTATTCCCAGTTTTTGTGCCTAATTTTCTAACTATTTAATAGATTGTCCATTTATAAAGAACTCTCCTATTGAATTAGTTTCTGGAGTATAATCCTGATGACTCTATAATAAAGCAATTAGAGACTATTTATAATCTTCCTAAGCTCTTTTTAAGATGTCAGTTGCCATTAATTTTTCACCACCAAATTCAAAATATTGAATCATATGATAAGCAGGAACCATAACACATCCAGAACCTGGGTGCTTACGTTTAATAGCTTCTTTGTTAATTGTACTAGCTAATGTAGCAATGAAATCAGAATATACATTAGGGTCACTAAATGGTATTTTAGAACTATCCTACTGATGATTTTTACTTTTATAGAATACTGATTCTACTGCTTGCATAATTACATGCTATAAACTCTCTCTATCTTTAATAGAAGAAGATTTCATTACAATTCTACCAATAGCATCATATAAATCAGACTAAGCTTGTTTTGGATCTTCAAAATTCTGAATAAAAGTATCCACAGCTTTACTCATTTTCTTAGTAGTAGCTAAAGAAGCTCTTCCAAGACCCTAAAATATTTCATCAGTGTTATCATATGTAAATCCATATGCTGATGTAGCAGTAATAACCTGAGAAAACTCTGTAAGTTCAGAATTTATAATATCATGGTCAGCATTCATCTACATTCCAAGACCATCCGAGTCTACTTCAAAATAACTAAGGTCTTTATCATCATACCAAGCACTAGACTGATTAATATTTTGTGCACCATTTTTTACTGCTGTATTATTTAAAGCATAACCAATATGATACTATTTAAGAGGTTGTATATAGTTATCCTAATCAAGAGGAACATTATCAGCACTTTCATTAATTTTATGACCAACTGCGTTCATAAAATTAACAACTACCTCATTACTAAATTCAGAATAATTTCCCTTACTATCAACACAATTAATACCTCCTAAAGCCGTATGTAATTCAAATAAAGAATTAATAGTATGCTTATTAACTATTTCTGGATTGGACTAATCCATTAAAAATACCTATGCCTATTGCCCAGTATCAAAAGTAGCATGATTACTTTTCTAGTTAGGAGAATCATAAAATACATGATATACTTTATGTGAAGGAGCTTCTATACCTTTAATTACAGGTGCCTCTGTGGTATAATATAGAGTATTTCCTTCTTTAGTTACAGTTTTGTTAAAACCAGTAATTTGAATCTGATCTCCATACTTGTCTTTATAATACAACTAATTGTTTTTAACTCCGTCAGCATTTCCGAGAATAACATTATTAAACCATCTAGCTGTAGCTAAAATTTTAGATTCATCGAGATTACCTAAAGCTATGGATTGCATTAAATCCACGTCACCTTTCCATTGTAAGTTGGTCATCTTTTTAAACATTTTAAAAAGACTAGTGTGAGAATTTAAGGAAGCTCGCATAGTTTCATTAGTAATAGTATCGGTTGCAAACTTAGCTAAGAATGCAGTACCTGTTACTGGGTCATAAGCATGCCAAATAGGTTTTTTAATAAATCCCACAGCCTGAGAACCTAATGCTTTATTCTCCAAAATAGACTAGAATGGATTAATTTGAGCAGAACCATCCGCAGAATCAATATCATCTTCATGGTCTCCTCTATAGTTATACACTGAAGCGCCCTCGTCTCTAATTACTGCACATTTAGTTTTAGCAGAAATACCATTTATAACTTTAGGTAAGCAGTACTGTAAAGTAGCAGGTATAATTACATTACGTTTAAACTAAGTACCCTAAGCTACATTAGCTATCATGGTCATAGACTAATGATAAATATCATTTATAAAGCTTGATATATTAGCAGGTATTGTAGTATATTTTAAGTCTGCAACAGAATTAGTTGTATTTAAGAATTCTTTAGCCTACTAGAAAGTATTTTCACTTACCTATATTTTAGTTTTTTTAAAGAACTCCTCAGAATTATCACAAGATTTTACTAAATTATAGGTGGTTTGTTTAGCTTTATCCGGGTGATTAATCTCAGAACCAGTTAAACTCATACGTAAATTATTACTTAAGAATCCTTCAACATAGAAGAATTTATCAAGCAATGGATTTACTACAATATCTTTACTAGAATCTATTTTAGTATTTGATATAATATTTAAACCATTCTATTTAGCTAAAATCAACTTACCAGTTTTAGCATCTACCCAGTTTTTAAAGAAAGCACTTCTACCCTTAGAGTCATTCTTATATAATCCTAAAATAGTCTACATGATAGGATTATTAGAAATAGATTCAGGCAATTTCTCACCATAATAATTATCTACTGAATCATTTAAATCAACCACTTGATAGGTGCAATTATTATCAAGAAAGTTTTGTATAAATAAATGTTTCTATTGCTCTAAGAAGGTATTCAAAGTGTCTTTATTAGCATATAATTCTTCAGCATAATACTACAAGAGTTCATTTACAGCTAAATGTTTACCTGCTTTTCTATAATCAGCATCTAAAGTAACCTTCTCGCCAATAGAATCAGCTAACTTAATTAACTCTGGTTCAGTAATATTAGCTAACATCTATTGATATGTATAGTTAGTCCTATGCTAATTATTATAAGCATCAGTTAGTCTTTGCAGTTTATTTTTAGTTGAATTCCATACATTTTTATAGAAAGTACCTATAGTTTTAATAGTATTGTCAACTATAGTATCTTTCAGATTTTCATCATTTATAATATCGTCTCCAAATAAATTCTTAGTAATTTCATAATTAATGAAAGTAGTTTTATCAGAATAAGCTGTAGGCTATATTATAAATGTTCCATATTGTAAATAGCTTCCCCAGAACTTATTAAATACAGAATGGAAGAATAACTCTCCTTGTGAAAAATTCTTTAACTATTTAGACTCTTGCCACTGTGAAGTAGCTTCTAGGTCATGTTGAATACCTCTAATTTTAGTAGAATCTTGCACGAAAAATAAACTACCTGCATTAGTATCCTACTATTTAAATAAATAATGATGAATATTAGTACCTAATTTATTTACACTATTATTTGGAATATTATCTCCAGCTTTATTTTTGGTAGTAGCTTTGGAAGCTTCTCCTGACTACATAGAATAAGCGTCACTCCAAGCTTCAAGTACGCTATCTTTAAAAGAAGCAACTGTAATCTTTAAGTTATTAAACATATTAGTAAACAGTTTACTCTTTTTATTATTCTCATAAATTCGATAAATTCCATCCTTACCTGTATTAGATAAATACTATGCAAAATCCTAGTCCCCGGCTTCATCATAGAGATAATTAACATAGGCTGCTTTAATAGCTAACGTAGTTAAATCCTTTAAATTATCCTTATTCAGCTATTGAAATATCTCAAGCTGCTGAATTTTCTATGAAGGGTTATCTAGAATCTTTAGACTTAAATGGTCATCAATAAAAGATAGTAGGTCTTTTAATTTTCTTTCTCGTTCAGTGAGTTCCTCATTTCTAAGTAATTTCTATCTAAAGGAAGTTAAATCAATTTTATTTAAATCATTAAATAATTCATTATTCTAATATTTACCATCGGAATTTAATATCTGAGTAGATATATAAGTAACTTTTTCATCTCCGATTACTATAGAATACTGTTTATTGCCATCTACAGCAAACTACCACTTACTACGTCTAGCTTCACGTTCAGAAGCTGAGGCGTTATTAATATTTCTATTAATTCTTACTCTAGTTTTGTAGGTATCTACATTATTAAAATATCTTTTCTTTACCTTAATTTGAACCATACCAGTTTCACCATCAAAAGATGTTTCAAGATAATGCATAGTAGTATTCCTATCTATAATACCTGATATTTCAGCAGATAACTAAGCAACTGTACCGTTTATTTGCTTAGCATTTTTTAATTCCTAAGACCTTAAAGAATTTGGATTACTTTCATTTAAAGCAGCTTCATATAATGAATATAATATATTTAAATCATATTCGGTAGTTGCAGTAGTATTATTTAATGGAATTGTATCAATTAATCTCTAACTACTTCCTTTTACTGGTTCAAATAACAAACTTAAGGCTTTATATAACTAACTCTATGGATTCTCATGTAAATCTACTAAAGCTAAAGCAAAATCATTAACTGCCTATACTTTATTATAACTGCTACCAGCCCATTGAGCTAAATTTATTTTATTATATAGAACATCATCAATAAGATTTCGAGCGGCTACAATAACTGAAGTACTATTTAATCTTCTATTCTAAAATTGGTCAGTTTTATAATTTAACACTCTTATCTAACTAAAGAATGCTTTAACTACATTTGCTATATATTTTTCTGATTCTACAGATTCACTCTATTGCCAACTTTTTTTCTAATGAGCTGTTTCCTATTTGTATGAATATTTGGTAGGGTCTCCAAACTCCATTCCTTTCTATCCCTGTTTGATGTCGATAGCATCTCCTAAAGAGTCTACTAGCATCTCATCAAAATGAATTAGAGAAGTATAGGCGTTTGCAGCATTTAATAAATCGTTATTTTCTAATTCAAAACTATCTAATAATTCTTTAAATGAACCTGCACCTAAGTCAGTATCAAGTAAATACTTATATTTTTTATTATTTAATAATCTTTTAACTTCATAGTAATAAGAAGATAAATGATCCGCTGTATATAATACAGTTTTTACATTATCTTGCTATTTTCCTGACCTATAAATATTAAATAAAGTATTTTTAAAGTCTGTATTCTATAATAAAATATTCATTATACTAGTATATAATTCTGTATTAGATACTTTATCATAATTATTAAGTCTTTTAGAAGATAAACTATCTAGAGTCTATTGTAAATTAGGAATATGTTTCATGTAATCGTAGAAAGCTTGCATTACATAAAAATACTTACTTCCTATAAATCCTTCTTCATTTACAAATTCATTAGGTAATTTTTCATACTTAGAATCTACTGATTTTAAATATTCTACTATCTATTTAAAGTATTTATTTTTAAGATTAATAAGATTCTAATTTAATATATTATCAGCTTGTACAACTAATGCTCCGCTAGCTATATTATAATAAGATGCTACAAAAAGATTATCACTAAATCCCTCTTTCAGTTGTCTAATAATATTATATGCTCCGGTACCATATATTTCTTTAAGATGTTCATCTAAACTTAACTAATTATTATCTAATATTTCAAAAGTAGTTTTAGCTTCAATCGAGCCTTCTCCTTCTGGAGTAGACCCAGACGAGTGTTCGTCTAAGTCTACATGAAGGGTTTCTAATACTTTACTTCTTAATTCATTAAATTTAGGAAGCAAATCTGGTTTTCTAGAAGTTAGCGCTGCTATTGCATCATCCATAGATTTGTTAAATCCTTGAATGGATTTCTAAATGTCATCTTCAGAATCTAACGAATCTAATTTATATCTAGTTGTTTTAGGTATTCCCTATTTATTTATAAATCTATCAATAAATTTATCAGCATTTTCGTCACGTGAATAAGCCATTAAAGCTCTACCTATATCTGCTACACTATAGGTATTTAACAAGTTACATACTGTCATTAACAATTAAATATTTTATATAATTTTGAATAATTCTACTCCATTAATCCAGTTATATCTATATAATCAAGATTATCTACTAAATCATGTAATTTTTCGGAAATCTAATCATCATTAAGGATTTTAGCATTATTTATAAGAGTGTTTAATTCCTCTATAAAACTGGTTAAAGTATCATCGTCGTTAATTTGTTCTCTAAATTCCTAGCTATTTAATAACTAATTAAGAGCCACTGATTGTTTTACTTTCTTACCGCCAAAATCAACTAACTAATCAAATCTATTAGCAGCTTCTTGTATCTAATCACCTTTAAGAGTCCAAGTTTCAGTATCTAATTCATACTCAGTTCCGTTATTTTCCACTATTAATTTAGATTCTCCATTAATACTCTTAGTTTTTAAATTAAATTCTCCTTGAACCTAAGAACTAATTATATCCTTTAAAGTCTATTTCTTAACATCTCCAGTTTTCTAATAAGTGTAATTTATAGGCAGCTCTAAAGCCTAGTCCTAACCAACTGTTTTAAATACATCTATTATCGAGTTCTTAGTAATTTCATTTAATTTATCAACAGCCTCTTCTAGGGTATCTTCATCAAAGTTAAAACCTGAGTCATTAACCTGTTTAAGAACTTCTGCAGCTACAGGCATTCTCTATTCTAATGGAATTATTTTAGGCTGAGTAGTTGCTGGAGCAGTACTAGTCTAAGTATTTGTAGAATTAGTTAGGCTTACCGTGTTATTTAACAGTTCATCAATAGATAAATCAATTCCTGCTGCTCTTAAATCATTGTCTGAAGTAAATAACTCATCAGATGTTTTAATAGGATAAAATACGGTTTCTTTTCCTGCTTTAATACTAATTATATCAGTAGAACTAGCACTTTCTTTAGTTCTAGATATATCAGGATTGATGAAGAAGCCATAAGGGAATCTAGCATCATCTGCTCTCATTAATGGATTGTTCTTATCATATTTCCTATGAATATCATCAGTAGTACCATGGAACATTAAATCAAACATATCTGCAAGACTTCTATCTGGATGTTCATTTGGCTTAGCTTTGGTATTAAGTCTTGTTTTTAACAATCCTTCATCACCAAATAAATCTCCTATCTAAGTACTTACTGTTTTCTTTTCTCCATTATCATTCCAAGATACTTTAGCAGATTCTGTATATGTACCTGAAAGCTAATCAGGATTATACTAAAAGAATGTAGTAGTTCTAAGAATATTACTTAAATATCTTGGAATAGCTGACCATTGCTCACCTTGTTTATAGACTATATCTATTACTGTATCATCGTCTCTTTTTTCAACAATACGTAAATCAGATGTAAATAAACCCGAAAGAGTTCTCTAATGATCAGCACTATTTATATCAATAAATTCATTTTCACCCCAAGGAGTATCGGGTTCTCTAGTTCCATCAGGATTCTAAGCACCAGGATGTAATAACTAAAGGCCCAAAGTATCAGCATAAGCAGAAGGACATATGGCTCCTAATATTCTATTACTTAACTAATAGAACTACTTAGCTTTATCCGGAGTTATAACTATTAAATTAGCTTCAGACTTATTTCTATAAGCCTAACTACCAGCAACTTTAAATCTCTAAACATGAAAATCATGTTTACTTGAATAACCTAATCTAAAGGTAGGTATATCTTTACATACTTCCTAGTTAAACTTTTCTAAATTATTTAAATCAGTTCTAGTTAATTTTTTACCAGTTAAATAAGTGTCTGCATCTACCTATTTATTATTAAATAAATAATTTTGAGCTTTAATTAATGTATCTAGTTTCTTAGCATCATACTAATTTTCCTACATCCAATTATTTAAAGCTTCATTAAATTTACTTAAAGCAGCCCTCCAGTTCCATAGAGAAACAAACATCTAAATTCCATGATAATTAGCTCTATAAGGAAGTCTAGTGTCATCACCTCCCTAAATTTTATTACAGAATTCATTACTTGTCATTTGACTAAATGTCATACCATAATTATGGAGTCTAATCATTCTGACTATAGGCTAATTATGTTCAGGATCTTGAATTTGGTTTATGTACTATTTAACTAAATCTTCTGGTTTTAATAAGGTATCAGAAGAAACAAATACTACTGCTTTTCCTTTTAAGGAAGGGTCAATATTCAATAAGGTAGGATCTTTAGCTGCATAAGTATATACTTCTGAAAAGACAAATCCAGGATTTCTATCCTTCATATTATTGAAATCCTTAACATTGTCAACAGCATCAGGATCAATTCTACCTCCTAGTCTTATTTCAGGTCCGGTTCTTTTAGTAAACCAAGTATGTTTCTATCTAACTATTGCTTTGCTTATATCTATAGAAAGACTACCTTCTCTATTATACTTGTTTATCCAAGAATCAAATAAATTAGCCCATTTCTAAGACCTATTTTCGATTGTGTTAAGAATATTCTGTAATTTAGATCTTCTTTCATCAGAGACAGTTGGATCAGAAAGTTCTTGACTAATTCTGTCTTTTATTTTACTTAAATTTTTAGTTAAAGTCTCAGGATTATTAATGCCCGCTAAATCAAACTTACATATTTGCCCTTTTTTATTTTTAACCTTAAATATAATATTAGCCACATACTTATTTTCTTTATAAGTCATACCCACTTCTGGCATAGGTTTAAAAGAAGGCTGAATTTCCCCTTCAACAGAACGAATTTCTAATTCATAAGTACCAGCATCCCAATCAGTTTTAGTAAAATTATTAGTTATACAAGTTGGCATTACTCTGGTATGCGTACCCAAAATAGTTTCATCATAACTATGATTAAAAATCAAAGCAGATTTTACCTAATATAACTATTTTTCTAAAGTATGTTTATCCTTATACCAGAAAACTGATTCCTAATCTGTTAAAGCTGATATATTACGTAATTCTCCATTCTAATCCGGTCCAAAATGCCATGCATTTCCCTTATACTCTTTACCATTTTTACCTTTGTGAGTTTCTTCTATAGCTTTAGCTCCAACTAAAGTACAGTCACCCCAAGACATTACTGTAAATTCACTTTTTATTGAATCCTCGATTTCATGTGAATCTTTAGTTTCCTCTTCAGAATCAATTAACTAATTAACAGCTTCCTCTGTATCTTTATCTATATTTAAAGATTCAGGTGCTTTAAAATCAGTAGGATTTACAGCCTACTAGGTAGTCTAATTAGATGTTTCATTTAAACCTTCAATAGGAGATAAATCTAACTAATCTAATACAGATAATTTACGTTCTTTTAGCTATTCTATAGTACTTTTTCCATTAATCTTATCTTTAAGACTAGGAGCCTTAGCAGTATAATCATCTTGAGTATTATTACCTATGATATTACTTAATCCATTATCAATAAAAATAGAAGCAGTTTTACCACGACTCATTAAGGTATATAAATCCTGTAAAAAGTCTCTAATATGGAAATCTGCATCAGGCTTAGTAAATGGCTGATCAATTACTACATATTCAAACTCCTAACCCTACATCTAATCCTTAGATAATACAGTAGGATTCATACCCGCTTGTTTCATAGCCTAGTATGCAGCACTAGACGTATCCCCAATGAATCCCACATTAGTAGAAGTTTTTAATTTATTAATGGTATCATTTGATAAAGTTTTGGTAATTAAATCACCTGCTAAAGTATTCTAATTATAAACTCTAAAGTTCAATTTAGAAAGTAAAGGATTAATAGTTTTCCAATATGATGATAAATCAGACTCTGACAATTCATACATATTTGTAATAGCCTAAGATAAGATAGTCTTTACACTGTTTAAATTAGCTTGTTTCTAAATATTATTATCACGTAAAGATACACTTAATTCAGGAGTTCTAGAAGCAAATAAATCTACAGGTCTCATATTGCCTATAGCATTATTTTTATTGTAATATCCTTTCTATTTTTCATCTCCAAGTAACATTAAAGTTCCTCCATTTTTCTACATATAGGTATCTAAAACTTGAAGTACTGGAGCTGGGATATGAGTAGCTTCATCTATAGCTAATATACTTGGAATCTCATCTAACTAATTAAACGTAAAGTCTTTTTTAAGTTTAGTCTAAGCAAAATCACCTGCAGAATAACTAAAATATTCAGAATCTTTCTCTAACTAGTTTTTACTTGGCTTATACTCTATATTTAAATCTGATTTTAAATCTGTCCAAACTGTGTCTCCTAAAAGTTTTCTCATCAAGGATTCAATATCCATTGACTTTCCTCTTCCAAATGAGGTAAGTAATCCCTAAGCCTACGTAGAAGTCGGTCCCACACATAGTACTTTGGTCTCAGGTCCTAGAAAATCAATAACAGATTTACCTACTACAGAAGTTTTTCCACTACCAGCATCACCAGTAATTATTACTGTATTATTAGCATTATACAAATTACTTCCAGACTTATCAAAAGCATATTTCATTATATCTCTATAAGTCTAAGTAGTCTAAGCAATAGCTACTTTTGAAGCATATTCTTGACTAGCTATTGGTGCTTTATCAGAGTTCTATCCTACTGAAGTTTTTAAAAAGTTATAAAAATCGACTGGATTAAGTGATAATATAGTTGCTAAATATTGGAGTTTGTCATATTCTGACATATCTCCATACTACATTTTAGGGTTTAATCGAGTATTTCTCTAATCTCCTAACTAATTAAAACTAATTAGTTTGTCAAGAATATTAGATTCTTTTAAAAATTCAGAGACAGACATTCCTGATTCCTATAAGGCTTTCTAAAAATTACCATAAAAAGCCTTTTCATAATTAAATAGAGAAACATCTGGAACATTATCATCCAAACTACCTTCTAACAAGTTATAATGTTTATCTTTTACATCGATAACAAAATGTTGTTTATTAGCTTGCCATAAACCATTAAAACTTCTAGTTAAAGCTTTATCAGTTTCTTCAAATTGTCTTCTCTTATTTATATCGTTATTATTAGATAAATCAATCCAAGCATCAAGAGTCTTTATAAACTAATTAAGTTGCTCCTAATATATAGTTGCATAATCATCATCAATTTCAGGAAGTTCTTCCCAGTTTTGAACAGTGTCACTATGTTTTTTAGCATACTCATTTATTACTTTGTTATGTCCTATAACATTGTTACCTGTAGGAGTACTAGAAGCTGCATATAAATATGTAGCTACCATAGCCAAAGCATCTCTAGTATTCTAAAGAGTTTTCATTTGCTCACCATCAAGTACTAATTCTCCGATATTCTCTACCTCATCAAAATTAGTATCTAATTTAGTTAAAGTGTCAATAACATCAGGCATTTGAGTTTTATCAAGGACTTTTCCTGCAAGAGACTTAACTAATTCAATTACTGGATTCTTAATAGTACTCTATATAGAATTATGTAATTTAACTATAGCATTATTACCTACATCTGCAACTAGAGAATTTACTTCATTATTTACACCTTGAGTTAGTGTCTAAACATATGATTCAACATCTGAATCCAACTAATCCTAGATCCCCATATCATCATTTACTAATGAAGATATACTAGTATCAGGACTAATTATACTTACTAAATCAGTAAGATTACTAACTACTTTATCAGACTATTCCTTAGATATTTTAAATTCATATAAATCTAATAAACTATTTATTTTCTATTCATACTAAGGAGCTGATTTCTATAACTAATTAAGATTCTATATAGTAGCTTGAGGATCATTTATATTAGCTAAGATATTCTATATCTAATCCTATAATTCTGGATCAGTAATAGCTTGTAGTTGATTAATAATATCCTACTTCTAATCATCGTCAATATCATATAACTAAGAAGGATTGTCTATTAATTCCTAAATAGTCATATCTTCTATCCCATCAATCATAAATAAATCTTCGGGATTTAACTCTTCTCCTTTAAGATTTGTATAAACCTTAGGGATACTTGCTGCTTCCTATTTAACTAAACTCTTAGTTTTAGCTAAAGCACTATTCTTAATAGTATCTAATACTTCCTTAGTATTACTTAAATCTGTATTAGGATTACCTAAAATACTCTTAATTTCATTACTTAATGGTGCTAACTATATTTTTCTAGCTAATACATCTTTGATTCTCTTAGGAATAAGTTTCTTTAATGTTCCTGCTGCTATTGGGTCTAACTAATTACCTACTACAGCTAACTACTACATTATATTATTAACCCACTCAGCATCTTTCTAATCATTAAGAGCTTCAATTTGACGTATTCTATTATTCTTACGATTAATAAAATCCTAATCAGACTCTTCTGCTCCAGTTACAGGGTCTACTAATTTACTATTTCTAGCATTGTATTCGTCATCTGATTCTGTATCTAATTTAGTATCGTAATTAGCATAACTAGATATTAAATCTTTAGAGTCTAACTAACTAACTATTTGCTGAAATCTCTAATGCCATTGTTTAAACTGAGGAGCATTATCTGTTAAATTATGTAACTCCGGATTAATAACTTTTTCAATCTATTTAAATCTATCCCAAGATTTAGTTATTGCTTCCTTAGTCTAAAACTTCTATTTTTCTGGTAAAACTACTGTATAAAAGTGTAATTTATCTTCATCAGATATTTCATCCATTGACTTGTTTCCAAACTGCTCTTTCCACAATGCTTCAGCATCTATATCCATAAAAGGACTGTGTAAATTAGGGTCTAGAGCAAAATTTAGTTTACGAGTATAATCAAGAGAAGTGTCTCCTGATAAAAATTCATCTTTAGCTTGTCTAGCTTTCTCTACTTTCTATTGTAACACAGCAAGAGCATTATTTCTATTTTGTTGCTATTCAGGAGTTAAAGCTCTTAATTTCTGGTCAGTAATTTTATTAGAATCAGTAAGTTCTGTAGAACCATCTAATGTTTGAGAAGCAGTTCTGTAGTCTAACTCAGCTTTAATTAAATTAGATAGGACTTCATTAAAATCTTCACAATAATTAGTTATAGGAGCAATATCTTTATACATCTAATATCTTTGTTCCCCTAATACCATTGTATTAAATAACTAATCATCAGTTAAACCAACTTGATTATTATTTATTACAGTATCTATAGCTGTAATTTTATCATTAATTAAGTCTGCAATTTTCTAATTCTAAGAATCATTCTCATTATTAGTAGTTAACCAAACATTTTCTCCCTTAGAAGTGGTTTCATAATCACTAGCAGATAATTTAGTACTTCCTAATTTACCTTTCTTACGTAACTTTTCTACTTCATCACGTAATTCTCCTATATGCCCATTTCTAATTAAAGTAGCTAATTCTTCATTAGATTTATCTCTTTTGTAGGAAGCACCATCGAAAGCTTCTTTTGCATAGAATACACCCCCACCAAGAGCACCTCCTAAAAATGACATAGAATATCTTTCCAATGCATTATCCCAAGCTCCCACATCAGCAGTTGAAGTATCTGCTCCTAAAAATCCTGCTAACTAATATATAGATTTAGCAGTATCTGTAACTAATTCTTCACCTACTTCTTCTAAACCTTCACCTGCAGCTTTTCCAAAAAATCCTGTAGTATGATATTTTAAATCATCCGCATAATTGCCTAAGAAAGATTTAGTCTTGTTTAAGGCTGCATGTATTTTCTACACAGCCTTATTAGCTGGAGTATCATTAGAAGCACTTATTTGATCAAATATAGCTTTTAAACCCCCTTTTCTAACACCTTTCTCGTCTGCTTCTCCTAATAATTCATTTTTAATAGCATTTCTAGCTGCCTTCACACTATCTTCTGTAGCATCGTCAAAGAACAACTCTCCAAGATGTGCATATTTGTCTACAGCATACATACCAAGAGTACTACCTAAAGCTATAGCTGCTGCATCCTATTTAGAAGCCCCATGTTGTAAGGCATCCCCATATACATCAGAATTAGATACAATAGCCATATAAGCTAATGAAGCATCACGTCCTAGCTAAGTAGATTCTTTCATAGCTTTTTCAGCTGCTGGTAAGTATTTTTTAATACAAGCAGCTCCTAAAACACTATCTTGCCAATTACCAGTCTAAGATAATGCCTACATAGGCATAGAAGAAGCTTTAGCCTTGTATAATTTAGCTGCATCTTCCATAGCTTCTTCTATATAATTCTTACTACCTTTTAGTTTATTAATAGCCTAGGCAATGCCCTTTTGCTAACCCCACTATAAAGCTACATCAGAAATAAGATTACCAAAGTTTTCAACACTAAAGGTATGTTCTTTAGCATAGTCAGAAGTTCCAGAGGTAAATTTATCGCCCATAGCAGCTATGGTATTCATCCATTTAGGAGTTTCTGAATCACTAAATAAAGCAGTCGTCATTCCATATAACATAGGTAATGACTTAGCCATTTCCCTAGCTATAAGAGCAGTAGAATAAACAGTTCCAATTGGACCCCCTACAAACATAGGTATAAGAGTAGCTACATTCTTAGCAATTACCCCTCCTACAGACTTTTCAATATCATCAGAATCAAAGAAATCATATTTGTTTAATTTAGTACCATCCACAGTAAGAGTATCTAAAGAAGATAATACTTGTTTACCAATAGGGCTTCTACCTCCTAAAGTTTCATAATAATATGTACCTTCTTCATTTAATTTATAGTCTCCTTTCTTATGTTTGGTACCATCTTTGTCTATAGTATCTTCTTCGTATTGAGCTAATACTAATGGGTCTGAAAACAAGGATTTTAACCAACTCAAACCAAAATTAGACTTACCATTAAATAATGCGTTATCATTTGGTGTCCAATTTTCAAATTTACCAGTTTCAGAATTAAATATTTTCTATGTTTGAGCTAATTCTGATCTACTACGTTCAGGTTTACTCCAAACATTTACTCCTTCAATACCAATTTTCTATCTATCAGGATTATATCCTCTACCTATTTTAAGACCATTACTTCTAACTTTATCATTAGGAGTTCTTAATGTGTCAAAAACATCAAGTTCAAATCCTGCTGGAGTTTTATCATTTTTAAACTACTAGAAATCCTAAAGTCTCTAATCATAATATTTATCAAACTTTTTCTAATCAAAGTCCCCATTGTTTCCTTTAAAAGCAGGATTATTCTTAATAAAATCTGACTTTAAATACTAATCTTTCTTTAAAAATTGTGTATTATCTATACTCATATCCGCGATATTTTTAAAGTCAGAAACTGTAAAATCGGGATTATTTATATTTGCCACTAACCAATCGTTCATAATACGTCAGCGCTTGTAGTTTTTGCATCATTCATTTTCTAGAAGTTCCTATATTTCATTTCATATTTAAGAGCTTCATTATAATCTAAGTTCTAATTACCTCCTCTAACAGCAGCACCTACATTACTAGATATTGGAATATATACAGTTGCTTTATAGATATTTTCAGTACCAAACCAATCAAATGGATTATACCAATCGAAAGTATCTATATCTGGAACTTTAGCATCTTTACCAGTACCCACAGTAAGAGAATCCTTAATTAATTGTATCTAATCATCCGTAGGATTTTTGATATGTTTAACATATGCAGTGTCTTCAATACCATTTTTCTCTGTAGTATAACCTTCAGTAAGTATAAATGGAGCAGTATGTTTAGGATCAGGAGTACCGTCATCTTTAAGATACTGATCGAGATGATACTTTGCCTTGATAGCTTCTACTTGTTCCCTAGATGCATTTCCAAGTCCTTTAATTTTATTCATAGCTGCATTAAAATCATCAAGAACACTTAGTTTTACAGTTCCATCTTCATTTACTGGTAAGTCAGCCCTAACAATTCCAGTATTGTTATATGTGATTTTAGATAACTACTCAGGAGTAAGTTTCTAATCTCCAAAAGTTATACTTCTAACATTTTTAACTATATCCTACAAACCTGATTGAGCTAACATATTCTATAGAGAAGTATTAACAATAGGTTCACCTTTTTTATCGTTGATAGCAGAGAAGAATGAACCATATACAGACATTTGTACTCCATCACCTTTATCAATAGTTACTGGAGCCACATCAGCTCCTCCCATATCCTACATAACTTGTAATGGGAGAGAAGTTTTTAATTCTGTATCATCTTTACTTCCAGCATTAGCATCTTTAGACATGGATTTTTTAGTAGGACCACCTTCTAAATCTACAGTAAAAGATCTATCTTCACTAGTTTTAGATAATACTAATGTACTAATTAAGTTTAAAGCTTCCTTATCAGTTCCTCCTTCAGTTCTTGTCTTTAATAAAGATTTAGCATTTTGTGGTAATGTTTTATATATATAAGCAATAGCCTACTAAGCCTACTAAGCCTGTGTTTTATTAATTATTTGTGCTTTATATAAATCTTCTATGGAAGCATCATATTGCCCGGTTTCTTGGGCTGCTTTAATAAAATCATTAAGTCCTTGTATAAGCTATCCTTGTTGGGTTGTAGCATAAGCAGTTTCAGAATTACTATTAGTACCTAAATTTCCAATACTATCCTGTATCATTTTGGTTACTTGACTAATTCCTATACCGTTATTAACTACATTTAAAATCTCATCTTTTCCTGATAAACTAGGGTCATTAGCTCTTAAATAAAGTAAATCCTAATTAGTCATTTGTTTCCATCCGGACTATTTAGCTTTTTCAGGAGACATTAACTTATAATCTTTACCATTAGTCATATATACTTGACCATACTAATTTATAGCAGCTTCATTAAGTCCTCCATTAGATTTTACATTATCTAAAGCTTTATCATACTATTCTCTACTAAATGAAAGTTGATTCATAGTTTGTAAAGTAGATAAATATTTAGATTCAATATTCTAAGTAAATGAACCATCAAAATCCATTGATGTAAGCTATTCAAGCTATTGTAACTAATTCATAGCTATATTTACATCGTTAGGAAGCCCTTTCAGTTTTTCTTTCAGCATTGTATATAAATCTTTGCTTGATAACTTACCACTCTCAGATTCTTTAGTAGCCTTTGCTGCTAATGCTTCTTCCTAGGTGGCAGTTGTCCGCTTATCAGACACTATAACTGGCTAATAAGCAACAAAGGGAGGAGTGGCTCCTCCCTATTGAAACTTAAATATCATATTTCTGGTAATTTATCAATTATTATATTTCCTATTAATCTATTATCTTTGTATAAATCGGCGTTTATATAATTAGTAGAACCTGGAAAATTAGTACATTGTTCTAGGATTTTGTCTATATTTTTGGTTACAGTTAGAGTTTTCATTTTAAAATTAGAATCTAGTAAACCATATAAACAATCTACTTGTGTAAAAATTATTTTATCTATCTTCCCTAGGTATTGTTCTACATTATTTGTGAATAACCCTATATTATCGGAATTGTTGATGCTATTCCTCTCCATACGTTTCTTAAAGATTTATCAGTGAAAAAATTGACTCCATTATCTACAGTCTATGGGACTTCTACACTATGATTATCCTACATCCATTCTTGAGCTGCTAAGCCTCTAGACCTAGTTTCCTAGTTTCCTAACCCTCTTTCAAATATTTTATTTGTTTTAGTATAGTCTAGTCAGCTTGTTCCGGTGTCATACCTCTTTTTATTAATATCCTTCTTACATTGATTATTTTCTGAGGATCAATTTCTAGCTAATTGGCGAGGTTATTTGCATTTTGCATTAACTTATCTATTGCTGTTTTAGCTTCTTTATTGGACATTAACTACTCAAATGCAACCCTTTCATTTGCTGGATTATAATTCATGGTACTCATATGACCTCCTTCATGCACTCCAGTATATTTAGGAGAATTTGGACCGGTCCCTAAAACAAGTTCTCTTTTGATAGAGCCGTCGGGATTTCTTGCAATATTACTATAACTGCTGTATGAATTAGTATCCTATAAAACCTATAAGCTAGGCACCCTTGGCTCAGAAGATTGTTTAGTAGATAATAAACCATTTGCATAGTTCCTGAAAGTTTCTATTTCCTAGTCAGTTAATCCTGCAGCTCTTGCATTATTTTCCCAAATAGGATTCTGTCTATATCTACGCATTAAAGCAAGTCTTCCCTAGTTAAATAATCCCAAATCAGAAGATTCTTTTGTTGTTTTAGTAAGTAAATTTATTTGATTTAACTTTGGAAACTTTGACATATTAAACAGTGCATTTGTTCTAAAAGTACTGAGTATGTCGAATCCTGTGTTTAAAGCTTCATTACCAGTGCCCTCATTTCCATTATCTATATAGTCCATAGGTTTCTAACCTCTAACAACTGCAGTTACTAATTTAGAAGGTCTTACTCTATCTAAAATATTAGAAGCAACCTAGGCAGTTTTGTGTTCTGCCTAAGTTATCTACTTCTATTTTCTTATATTTGGGGCATTCCTACTGTCCTGTTTCTTTTGCCAATTATTTCTAGTATCTTTGCTAACTTGTTCATTTCTAGAGCGAACAATAGTAACTTTTCCGTTTCTATCTTTATAAAAAGATTCTCTAGGTTTTAAATGATACTAATAAGTAATTGGTAAAGTAGGTCTGTAAGAATGTACTGTATCTTGCTAGCCCGGCATTAATTCTTTCTCTTTTTACGTTTCTTTTTAGTACTACTATAATTAGTTAGTCTATTTATAGCATCATACATTCTATCTATATGGTCTTTAGTAGTTTTATAGAATCTATCAGCATCTGCAGTCTAAGCTTTTAACTATGCTGCTGCAAGTTTTTCTCCTTTTGCTGCTTCTCTTACTTTACGTAGATTTAGCTTAGTACCTTTTTTAGCTTCTTTAACTTTATCGCTGTAACTATATGAAGGAGTAGATTGTCTGACAGTCCAATACTTAGATTTAGGAATATCCCAATATTCTCCTAATAAATCTTGCTAAATTTGTCTAGTAGCTGATAATATTTTATCCCACTATCTTAATTTAATAGGATCTTTCTAAATATCATCTAATTTAACTGTGCCATCAGTATATACCTTATTCCATAAAGAAACATCTTCGGGAGTTAAACCATACCTATCAGCATACTTAGAGAGACCATATTTGATAGCATTATTTATATCTCCTTGTGCAAACTAATCTGCTCTTGCTCTCATTTGCTCGTAATCAGATTTATCCTTAAATTCCTTCTCCTAAGCCAAAGCATCCCATACAGTAAATTTCTAATTAAGATATGCTGCCTCTAAAGCTTTATTTTCATTAGCAGTATTATAGAGAGATTCTCTATTCTTCATAGCAACATCATGTCTATTCGTATGATTAGCTACTTCTTGCTACCAAGCCTATTCCTACATTTCTCTTAATCTCTAATTACTCTATTGACGTCCTGCAATAATAGCATCATTACCTTTAGAAGTTGCTTCCAACTAAAGCATAGATTGTAAATTTCCGTCAGATGTAATAGGGTGACTGGCTGTTCTAGTTAACTAAGCTGCAGCCTATTGACCATTCATTTCTGCATCTAAATCAGACTGAATATAACGATGGTCTTCTTGTGGGTCATATAATATAGGCTACTTCTTTAACATATCTGTAACCTTTCTATTAGTTATGTCTGCATACATAGCTCTAGGAATGCCCCATTTATCAATAACATCAATCTTATTTATAACATCTTTTAAACTAAAGTTATTAGGCTATTTAGGTTTATCCTAGTCTGCTACAGTCGTCTTTGAAGGGTCAGTGTAAGGTTTTAATTTATAATATTTAGTATTTGGGTCTAAATAAAAATCATATCCCTATTCTTTGAATTTTTGCTAGTATTGTTTTAGCTATTCATCATTAAAATCACCCTCACGACCCAAAAGTCTTCTAGCATCAGTAATTCCTCCAAATGAATTATCAGTTTTATACATATTACCATTACTTAACCAATCACCTGAATTAGCCTTTCCAGACACTATACTAAATTTTCCAGAATCTTGGGCTGATTTAATTCCAAGAGTATTGTATCCCAAACCATCAGGATCATTTCCTTCAGGACTTACGTTCCATTCGTCTTCATATCCAGCTTTATACTTATCCTAATACTAACCAACAGTTGCATTATTATATGCATTAGTATTTAAATAATCCTATTTAGAAGCATTAGTATAATCATTATAATGTAAGTCCTACATAGTATTTAACCAATTAGCATAACCATCTTTATACTATTTAAGACTACCTAATATATGGTCTAGATTTTTAGAAAATACGTCGGTATTCCAATTATAATCATTAGCATATCCTACACTATTCTATTTAGCAGGATTGCCATTTATATTATTACCATTAGCTAATTTCTAAATCGAACCACCTTCTTTAAAATAGAATCCATGTTTCTAAAATAAATCTCTCCAAGTCTAACCTTGTGTTTTAGGTCCATATTTTGGAGTTGGGGGTATATATGACTAACCAATAGGTGCATTATCAAATCCTATTCTAAGAGGAGAATTGGCTAATCTCTAGATTTTCTGTTTAGTTGAAGATTCTGTAGGTTGTTTAAGTAATGAATTTCTATATGGATTTTTTACATCTAAACTAATACCATGTAAGTTATTTTCTCTAGCTACTCTCCATATATTAGAGTTACTAAATGTTCCCTAGTTATTTAATCGACTAAAATCATAAACTGATTTAACTTGAGGATTATTAAAGTGTAAATGTCTTAACTACTACCATTTACCATTTCTAAAGAAACTACTTAATTCAGCATCAGGATGTAACTTCTTAAATTCTTTATTTACATCTTCTAATGACTTTTGTTTCTTTAAAGTTTCTAACTATTCTGCAGTTACCTTATACTATTTGCCATCAGAAGCAGTTATATTAAAATCCTTAGTTTTAGTACCTTTAGCCATCGTGTGGGCATTAAAATGTCCAACTGCACCTCTAGAAACTCCTGCTAAAGCTGAACAACCTGCTGCAATATTTTGCCAATCTTTAACTGTAAGAGATTCATTACTAGCTAATTTAGCCCAAGATGCTCTAGATTCAGGAGATAAAGCATTAGCCGCAGATAGAACAGTTACTATCTTAGGTACATATTTAATTAAGGTTTTAGTTATTTTACCTGCTTTTCCAGCAGTTCCAAAACCCGGAACCAATCCTACAGCATCCATAGCAATATTAGTCCCAAGGTTTTTCCACATATCTCCTGCAGATACAGATTTATCAGACATATCTGCACCAAAATTGGTTAAAGAAGAAATTAAACCCGTGCCTGCACTTATAGCAGTACCGTACACTGGAACAAATGCTGATAAAGCGGAGGCTACATCCATTCCAGCTGCAGATATTCTAGCTATATCAGTGGCAGTAAATTCGGTATCTCCAGGTTTTCTCTAACTTGCTATTTGCCTCTTTTTATCCTCTGGTGTATTTGGATTACTAAGAGCCTTTTTATTTTCTTTTTCTTTTGCAGCCTCTTTTTCAGCTCTAGTTTGTAATTTCATACCTAACTAAGCCCTTGCAATAATCTGAGCCTTTCTTACAGAATATGGATCATCTCTATAAGCATGTGCTTTTCCATTTTTAAACCATATATAAAGAGGTTGCCCTTTTGCATTTTCAGAACCCTTTAATTTGTATATTTCATTACCTGCAGCGTCCTACACTTTTTCAAACTAATCCCAACCACCTTGTGTTTTATCAAGCAATGGTTTATAGTAAGCAAGTGCTTCACCTAGATTAGAAATCTTCTATTTACCTCCATTAACTGTCATATTAATAGCTGTTCTAAGAAAATCTCCTTTTCTATTTCCAGTTTTGAAAGCATTCTATAGACGTCTCATTGCTTCTTGACTAGTTCCACTAGTATACTCAAAATCGGTATTTCCGTTCTGCCAACCATTACCAAAGACTTCAGTACCAAAGTTTCTTTTACTTACATTAGCATAACCTTTACCTTCATTAGCTAAATACTACTGCCATATCTTATTATTAGCAATTTCCTATTCCTATTTAATAGCTGCATTGTACTCATCAGTTATATTCTAGGATTCCTGATTATATTGTCTTCTAGCTAAGTCAAGAAGATGCTCTTTCTACTCAGGATGAGCAGCAATCTAGTCTGCTAATTTATATTTATCAATAACTGCCTAATCATTACTTATATCAAAAGCCTCAGGCTTTTTATCATCTGTAGGTGTAGTACTTTGAGAGCCGATATTAAAATACCCATTATTCCATCCACTAATACCTGCTCTACTTGCAGCAAGTATCATATTGTTCTTCCAAGTATCTAAATTAAAATTCTTATCACTTGGATTATATTGTCCTAAGATATTTCTATAATTAGTATAAGCAGCTTTAACATCATCATTCATTTCCTACTTAGACATATAATCATCTAAGTCTGCCATAGTTTCAGCTACTCTATTAGTGTATTCTCCTTCTTTGTCTTTATTCCAATAAGGTTGAAGGTCATTAGCTGTTCCTGCTGGATTGTATTTCTTCTACCAATAAGCATCAAATCCGTTCTTAGCATAGTCAAATCCATTTGTATCATCAGAAGTTTTATTTTTAGCAGCTAAAGCTTCTCTTAACCCCTTACCTATCTAACTGGCATAAGAGGCAAATTGTCTATTAGCTTCAAAAGCCTAATACTTACCTTGCTTTCTCTTTTTTAAGGCATCATAATCTTCCTAACTAATTTGCTGACCTTTATTATTATAATAGTAATTATCAGAATCTGTATTAGAAAATTCTCCTTTAGTGTCTGTTATAGTTCCAAATTCATCAGTACTAAATCTTCCACCTCCATTATTAATATCTTCCTATAAAGCATTAGTAAAATTAGTGTACGCATGCTTCCATTCTTCTTTTTGTTCTGGAGTCCAATCTGTTTTAGAATTAAGAAATGTTTCTGCGTTATCTCTTATATTCTAGAGATATAATTTAGCATCTAATTCATGACCTCCAAAATTATATTTCGATTTTTTAGTCTATTCTGCCATATTATAAAATTAGGGATATACCTAAATGAGTATCTAGATATATCCCTACGTTTAAAATTGATTACTTCTAAATTCTTCTTACAAGACGTCCACCTCTACGATAAACAGGTTCTGATTGTGGAGCACCACCTGCTTCAGGTCCGCCTGCTTCTGCTGGAGCACCACCTCCACCGAGCATTTCGAGTACCATTTGACATACCTGAATAGCGATTTGACAATCTTGATTTTGTACTGCTTGCTGAGCGCCTTGCATCAACATAGCTGTTGGGTCTTCACCACCCTACTGTGGAGCAGCAGCCTCTGGTGCTGGAGCAGCTCCGCCTTCTTGAAACTTCTTAATAAATTGCATGTGTTTAAATTTAATTTGTTAATTAACTAGTTAATTATCTAATAATATTATGTATTTCAACAGTACATATCAATTATCTAAAATGCAAATAATTTTGATGACTTATGTAATTATTTATTTTTTATCGTTCTAATCTTTCTTAGATTCAGGAGCATCTACATATTCTGGTTCTCTGTGGTCCTGAGCATATAATTCTTTAAACATTCTCTTGCCAAGTCTCTTACAATACTTATTAAATAACTCCTTATTATCTTTATTAGCTTCTGCTTTCTTAGCCCAAGTAATCATCTACTTTGTAGAAATTCTACTAAATATGCGTTCTCCACCCTATAGATCCATCTGAGTTGAACCATCAGGAGCAAGTACCTTCATTACATATTTATTAGGGTCATCAGATTCATCAAACTCAAAATCATCCCCTTCTTCTATACCTGAATTCTAGTTTACTTCAAGTATATATTTAGCATTAGGAAATGGATGTAATGTCTCATCTTCAGGCTAAGCTTTATATACTGCAGTTACTTCATCGTCATCATTAATAGCTATCTAGTCAAGTGGAATTTTAGTATTTTTCATCCACATCTCTATAACTGGCTACTATTCAGACCAAATAAATAGCATTCCTTCATCAGGGGCTAGCTACTCTCTATCTTGAAGTCCCTTCCTTCTATCTTCTTCAGTTTTAGCTATTTCTACAGTATATTGTTTGTCTCCTATAATTATTCTTTTCTTATCCATTAAGCCATTTTATTTAATACTGCCATTAAACTAGTTCCTTGTGGGTCTCTAAAATTGGATTTACCGGTTTTAAGATATTGACTTAAAGCTGCCGGACTAAACCACATTCCATAATCAACTTGTAACTAACTAAGACCTCTTAAATTAGCGAATTTACTAGATATATTTCTATTAGCTTTAAGTAATTTAACCGCAGCAGAAATCTACTCCTCTGGATTATTTAAAAATTGTTCTTTAGTTAAATGCGGTGCATATTGTTTTCTTGTACTATTTATAAACTAGAAATATCCACTAGCAGATGACTTAGCATTTTTAACAGTAGGATTAAAATTAGATTCTTTTGCAGCTATTTCTGTAAGTGTCTATCTATATTTAGCATCTTCAGGATGTTTAGCTAAATAAGAAGTCATAGCTAAATTGAAGGACTTAGAACCCTTTGCAGGAGTATGAGAAGTATTTGTTGAATTGTCTTCTGAAGTATTTTGTTCTAGAGGATTCCATCCTGCAAATCCTTCTTTTTTCTAATTTCTAGACTAAATTCTATCTAAATTCTCCTAACTAGTTAATTCTTCTCCTATTGGAGTATATTCTATCTAAGGAGATTCTAAGTAAGAAGGAGCCTATACCTAATTATAGGATACAAATAAATCACTTATTCCCATCTAATGTTCCTCCTTTCTTACATTCTTTAATTAAACCAGTTCTGTCTTCTGTATTATGTAGAATCTCATAAACAAGTAACTTTCCGGCTTCAATAGCTAATTCATCTTTCTCTTTCTAAGTATTAGTATATCCCTAATATCTTTTATGCAAATCTTCTAACTACTTAGTTACTTCTAAAGAGAAAATAATTTCGTTACGTTCTATCTCAGCTTGTTGTTCACCTTTATTATCAACTACTGGTATACCTTTCTTAGTTAAATCTTCTGCATTTTCCATATGATGCTTATGAGCATGTAAGGCACCTTCAGGAATAACATTTTTCTAATTAGTTTCCTCAACCTTCTCAGGTTCTTGTTTAGGTTTATCAGTTTTACCACCCTCTTCTAACTTCTATATATCTAAACTAATTACAGGAGTCCATTCTTTAGGTTCTTCTAACTAGCCTCCTTCTTTTAATTTAGATACTTCTGGGTATTCAAGATTAATTATGGGTTGCCACTGTTCCTATTTAACTTCTATATCTATTTTATCTTTAAGCTAGCCACCTCTTCTATGTTTTCTTAGATTAATTCTCTATAGAATAGCACCATGCTTAGCAGCTCTTAAATACTATTGTTGTATACCCCCATTAATATCCTATCCATATCTAGTATAAGCTAAATATGATTTATTAGCCAACTAATCTTGATATTCATTAGATATATTAGTCATAATATTCTATTGAGTTTTGGCTGTATCAATAAGCCTATTAGCTCGTTTCCTGGCACCATTACTAAATAAGCCATATTTCTTACCCGCTTTAGATACTGCATCTTCTATAGTATTTACAGAATCTGCGTAATCTCCTCCTACTTTTTCAATAGTGTCATTATTGGCAGAGAACTATTTAGCTCTTTTTGCACCTATACCGTTGATTAATCCTGCAGGAGTAAGCTTCATAAAGCTACTATCTAATATTTTATCTGTAGTAGTCATCTAATCAGTTCCTATTCCTAATGCAGATAATCCATCCCCTATAAACTTTCCAGCTTTCATAGCACCTCCAACAATAGTTCCTACAGGAGAAAACATCATTGCAGCATTAGATACGGAATCATAAGCACTATTTAATCCTTTAGTTAATCCTGAATCTTTAGCATGCTATTTACCAAAGAACATATTATCTAAAGTATCCATTGCTTGACCCCCAATTCCAGCTACTCCTGCTGTCTTATCCTAATTAGATAAACTTTTCCAATTAGACATTAACTAAAGACCACTACTAAGAGAACCTCCTAACTAACCTAGATTAGCCATAGTATAATTACCCGACATTATTCCGAAATTAGTCAATCCCTAAGAAATGGGATTTAAAGCATTAGAAGCTGTCTAATAACCCTAACTTATTTGCTACTATCTTATTCTAGCCTATTCATCTTGTTGTGCTTTCCATATATTAGTCTATTGCTAATTGATAGCATTTATAGTATTCTAATCTAATACAGAACCAGCTGTAGTAGGGACTAATCCTCCAACTAATCCCTACTACGTAAACTGAAATCCTGCCTAACCTTTCTATATTAGTCTTATTTTTTTATGCATAGCTAACTTGATATATAGTATTTATAAAATCAATTATTGCTAGTTCTTTACCTGAATATCTAATTCTAATCTTTATGAATTTATCTCTCATATCAGTTTCCTTTCTATTTTGAGCATTTCCAAAATTATACTTATAAATATTCACATCATCTAACCAAGAGGATGTATCAAATGGATGTATTCCATTCTCAAAATCTACCTTATATAAATTATACATTGCATTATCCTTACCTTCAGTAGTATCTTTATATCCATCTAAGACAGAATAAGACTATCCAGGAATTGCTATTTCACCCCTTTCTTTTACTGCATCTGGAATAGGAGAATTATACAAAGGTAATGGAGGTAATTTATCTCCTAACCTAGTACCCGCTCCATCTTTCCAAGTAGAATTTTCTGGAGTGCATAAAGCCTTAGTAGAATCCCTTCTTTCATACTCATTTTTATAAGTAATTAATAAAGGATTTATCTACACTTTCCATCTATCCTCAAGATAACGCATATTAGAAGCCATTAAACCTCTTCCCCCAAAAGAAGAAGCTGAAGTATCAGTCTAGTCATCAACATCAACAGCAGGAACGTGATTCCAAACTCTGAACTCCTATCTATTTGGATAATATACAATTTCACCTCCAGATAAGTGTCTATAATCGTGTGTTCCTACCTAAGCCATTATGTAACTATCCTCCACTTCATTAATGTGCTTAGCTCTTGCAAAATAATTATGTGGTAAATCTGCTGACTTATTCTATTGTCTAGTCTAAATCTTCAGGAAGTCACTATTATACTCAATATCACAACCATTATATTGCCAAAGAGCTTTCATAGCCTCTTGTCTAAAATACATATTTGGTTTATCTTTTGCAAAATCATAAGCCTCTCCTATTACTTCATAATGAAAAGATTCAGGTTTTGCTTTATTAGCTATTAATTCCAGATTAGTAAATATCTTATGGACACTAGGATCATTAACTACAATAAATTCGAATTCAAATGGATGCTATTTACCATACCAATAACATGGATATATGTCATCTGCTATATCAAATGAACCTGCCTAACCGTGTTTCCAGAAATCTGTACTTAAAAACTACATATTCCATTTAGGGATAACTGCAACAGTAGATTCATAAGTAGCTACATTATAACTAGCTGTTTTATTATAATAGTAATCTTCTAGAGATTGATCAGTATTAGGTATAGTAGCCTTTATAGTAGCTTTGATATTTAATAGTTTAACTATAGTATCAGGATTTATCTATTTATCTTTAGGTAACATTTCTCTTTTACCTTGTAGATTCTTGAATATAGGAGCATTAATGTGAATTAACTCCGAATAAGTAATAGTTTGTGCATGAACTATATAAGTCTATATAGGACTATCATTGTACTTAAACATGTTATCAGAGTAAGTAACTAATTCCTTCCATTTGAAATACATAGACATAATATTAGTAGATTTAGATAACTAAACATCATTAGATACTTCTATCTAAGCTGATAACTTACCATACTAGTTATATAAATCATTGATAATCTCATATGCCTTTGTTTCTTTAAACTTTTCTAAATAATTATCAGAAGTTACTCCCTATACAGTATCCGCAGTTAGTTGCTATTCTATAATATCTATACTTTCTTTAGTATTAGGCTCCCATTTATTTACATCCGTATCAGCATAAGCATGGTTCTTTTTATTTCTATAATAGAGTTCAGAAAGTAGCATGGATCTCATATCTTTATGTATAAACACACTACTTATTTTGTTATGCTCTTCATCCTTAGTAGTTAAATACACTCTCTTAACTCCCGTATTATCCATTAAATCTCTTGTATACAATGGTGATTTAGGATTTATGTACAAACCATACACAGAAATATTATGGTCAGGAAATAATGCATCTTTTACGTTATCTTTTAAAGAGAATGTATTCTACTCATGACCATCTTTATAGAATTTTAATTTCTACAGAGTAAAATTTTTATAGTTGCCATAAACATCTCTACATAATTCATAACTAATATCATATGGCACATTGTAATTAGGAATTACCCTATTAGATAATTGTAATATACCTATAAAATAACTTGTTGTCATTACAGTTCCATAGGTAGTTTTATAAGTTCCATTTTTAGTTAAATAACTAATAGGTACTGATATATTCTAAACAACTTCATTATCTAAAGTAGGATCAAATACTACATTAGTTAAGGTAATACCATCTGCAAAAGAACTTGAAGAATGACTTGTACCTAGTTTAGCTATCCACTTAGAAGTGTCTCTATTAAATGAGAATGGTATATTATTTATATTCTCCATAAAACTAGGAACCCAACTGTAGAATGTAATAAACTTATCTAATAATTCATTATAACATAAATTCCACACTTTCTCCTAGAAACCGGTAGTATTATCATAGAAAGTAAACATTACATCTCCTTTATAAGAATTATAACAAGTTTTTACATTACGAATCCCTAATGTAGGTGTAATCTCTCTTTCTCCAAGAGTAATATTATTATTTAGAAATTCTTGTACTTTAACGTCTGAAATACAGATTAGAGAGCTTCCGTCAGTCTTCCAAATCTTCTTAGCTACAGTATCTACGCCATATACATACTAAGTACTATCTCCTCTTTTTCCTGGAGTCTTTAGAATACTATCTGCCCATTGACTACCAAACATATCAGAGATAACAGTTGGAGTCTCTGGGAGCACTCTAGAAGTAGCTACAAGCTATCCTGATACCTATTGAATTGCTGTCTAATTAACTGGAGCAACTGCAATTCCATGTTCAAATATAATTAATAAATTGGAATTTAATGAAATTAACTTAGTTATTTCTCCATATTCCCTAGTATAATCAACGCTATTAGTCTTTCTAAATACTCTATAACCATTTTTATACGCATCATTAATATGAATATCAGAATACATAATACGTGTTCCAAACCAATTCTTAATATAAGGAACATCAGGTAATAAGTTATTCCATCTATCACTCAGAGATTTACTAAATCCTTTATTATAAATATGAGATTCTGGAATTTTATATGTGCCTTCTACACTCATAGGAGTATATGGAAAATAACCCCTAGAGTGTCCTGTCATTTGTTTTTCATCAACATTAGAACTGTCTAAAGTACGTATATTTAAATTGTAAGAGGAACGTACTCTGAAAGTTACCCACATACCTAACTAAATGGCATTGACATCTCCCAAGTTTATATTCTCATAACTCTCCGTTTTCTCTGGATTATAGTTATCTTTCCAAGTATTTTCATCAACAATTTCATCATTATAAGGGGCAGAAGGGGAATTAAAGTTTCTTATGACTCTATGAGTAAACTAACATATATAACAATCTCCTCTAAATGCAGAAAACTAATACCCCTCTTTGTAGAAGTCTGTGGAATCATTAACTAACTAAGATTTTTTAGTTACTAAATAATTATCAGATTCTAATATGTCAATTCTATCAGTAATAGCAGAATACGTAGAATTATCATCCATTCTTATCTAAATATACTTAAGTGTATTACTACTATCATATTTAGGTATATAAATATTTACAGTAGTCGCAGGAGTTAATTTATCCGAAGTATTAGCCACTCCTAAATAAGCCCCATAGATACCTCTAACTATATCAGAATTAGTCTACTTATTACTTATTGTTTCTTCATCTGTTTCTGATTTATTATTTTTATCATTCTCTGTTTTATATTCATCACCTACAGATTCATATCTCCAAGCTTCTTCTGCATATCCAGCTCTACTTCTAAACTTTAAATTATCTAATCCTACACACTTAACATCTTCAGGGACACTAATTAATTTATAAGTTCCTGATATACTAGAATTAGTATCATAATAGTCAGGTATATAGTAATGTCTATAGTTATTAATAATATCTTCTGAGAAATAATTAGAACTATGCCCCAATAATAAGTTATTTCCCTAAGCTTTTGTAGATTCTATCAAATGTTCATTACCGGTAAATAACTAATTAAAGTAAGCTTGATTTACTTCAAAATCTGGGCATAAGATAACCTATGTTTTATTCTTAGAATTATCCTTAATTATAATTCTATTCTCGAAATTTCCTCCCACCTTTCTAGACTCATCTAATTCAGCTATTTTATATCCTTTAGGACATTTAGTATTTCTTCCATCTAGTTTTTTATGCTACCAAGTCTAAATACCATATTTAATCTCCTGACCTGTAGTAATTGCAGCTGTTACTAATCCTACTGCAGTTCCGGTTCCTACAGCTATAATAGCAGAAGCTACTCCAGTAGCTAATCCCAGTCCTGTAGTTACAGCTCCTCCGGCAACTAGGATTCCTCCTAAAGCAGTACTACCAGCGGTAACTGCTCCAGCTAATGTCGATCCAGCAACTAATGCTCCAGCAGCTCCTGCAGTAAATACTGTAGCTGCGCCTAAAGCTACAACTCCAGCTGCAATAGCAGCTATTTTACCTATTTTACCCCATAAGCCAGATGATTTCTTTTTAAACTTAAACTAATATCTAGATAAGAACCCTTCAGAAACATAATTTACATCATTAATATCTTCGGTAGTTACATAAGTTTTATCCAAAGAATCAGATAACTATTCTAATAAACCTCCTGCTGTTGGTATAGTTGGAGTATAAGAGTTCTAATCTAGTCCTAGTGTAATACCTTGAGCTAATATTGTAGGGATTCTAGCTTGACGAACAAAGAAAAACCCTTTAACATATTTCTTTAGTTCCTACATAGCTTCATTATTAATTCTAATGTCTAAACTATGTATAGTATCAGCATCTTTATCAGATTGAAATCTAATTACTCCTTTAACGTTTTCATTAAGAGCTGTAGATTTTAATTCTTTGTTTCTAGTATTAGTAGTTATTAACTAGTAATCTGTTTCATTATAATTAACATAATTACGTTCATTATTAAGATATAATGGTATATCTGAGTATAAATTAAGATCTGAATTATACTCAACTATATTGCTGCATCCTCTAATATTAAATACAGGAGTTAATTCACCATTAGGCAGTATATAAACTATTCCAAGTCTATAGAACTCGTTATTCCAATATCCTACATAATTATAAATATACTGGGAATCCCAATAACCTAAAGATGAAGTATTTATATTATAATTCTGATCAAATTTGCATTCATAGTCTTTATTTTTTAAATAAGGCAAAAAATGTAAAGATAAATCAGACAATTCTTTATAAGGTATTTCAGGTTTATGCACATTGCCTAAAAATAACATATTCTAACAAGAAACCTATGCTTTAGCAGCATCCACAATCTCAAAGGTGTCATTAATGTCAGTAGCTGTTATAGGTATGGTAGGTTCATATCCATTAATACTTATGTTACAAGTACCCTAGTTAGATACTACGAACTTCTTGTCTATCTTTTTATACTCTGTATTAAAATTTTCATCCTATTCTGCAGTATAACGAGAATAATAAACATATAAATAATCATATGCTAAATCTATATTAGACATATATAGATTTACTGTCTTAAAACTATTCTAATCTTTAACACCTGTAGTCAAACTATCTGGATTTCCAAATCCTATAAATACACTAACTAGTCCTGATTCTGCAACAAAGTCTGTTTCATTACCGTCTGCATCAGATAATTTAATATAAAAATGATAATTACCAACTTTAAGATTACCACCAGAAGATGTACCCTCATAAGATAATTTAGGGATACTAATTACTCTTTTATATAACGAAGTGTCTATCTCAAACTGGTCTCCCTAATCATAAATATTGGTGTCATTATTACCTTTTCTGTCTATTATCTCATAAGTATTTTTACCTGTGGCACTGAATCTACTATTAATTAATTTAGGAGTATTTATACCATCATTGATAATTAAGTTGACAGAGCCATCATAACTATACTAAGGAACAATATTTACTGGATGATTTAAATCAAATTTTAACTCGTCTGTTACAAAATCTATTAATTCTCCTTTTTCATGTAATATAGGTAAATTTTCAGTGAGAGGCTCATAAACTTCTTTGCCTTCAACAGTTGTCTTTTTAAGCCACTAAGTACCTATAGTGTAGGTAAATATTGAATCTATATTACTAAGAAAATCGTCTTCCCAATATAGTTTATTATTATATCTCACTACCCAAGCAACCGCAGGGGTTCCGTTAGGTAAGTAGTTGCCGCATTCATCGGTTACAGGATTATTAGAAGGATCTCTACCTTCAATTTTAAAGTGTTGCCTATAGGAACCGTTTTTAAATGCAGTGATAGATATATTTATAGCAGGACCATCTCTAAGTGCTACTTTCTTTCCATTTTGTATTGTTGCATTTGGTACCACTTCATATGTTTTATCTATAATTATATCAAAAGTATCTTCTAATTCCTATTCTGTATATAACTGCTCCTAATATTCATATTTGATCTAGGTTAGTCTATAATTTCTAAATGGATTGTACTCATATACTAAGTTACCTTTAGTGGGTAATACCTTAGTTTGTACATTAAAATTTATTATATCACTCATCATTTAACATGCTTAGCCCCAACTAATATTGTATCTGAAATAAGTAAATCTTTTATAGCTCCGTCCCAGCCCGATCCTGTAAATTTCTAAGAATATAACTAAATACCTGCTGAAGACGATTTTTTAGGAACTAAAGATTCATCTTGATACATAAAAGTCTTAGGTATAGAAAATTTACATTTATTTTCTGAAAAAACGACATTAGACTCAGTGTAACTAGTTAATGCCTATATCTCCTAATTATTATTAATAGGTATCATTGTATCATTTTGAATACAGTATAAATTACCTGCTGATATATTAGATATATAAACATTATCAAAAGTTTTATTAACAAAAGGTTTTATTGTAATATTCTAAGATTGCTATGGTCTTACCGGTATTAAAGATTTTAACTAAATCTGTATAGGAATATTTTTGGTTACGTTATTAAATTGTATAGTAACATTGGAATTAGAAGTATTGCCACTATATTTTTGTATCTAATCTAGATATATACTATAATCATAATTATTTAATAATAACTAACTATTATCACTTACTACTTTTGTACAATAAACAATATCTTTAATAAAGGTAGTTATTGAATTAGAATAAATTAATTCATTTAATTGTAAACTAGAAACTATACTAGACTAATTTAATATATATGTGTTAGCTAACCATCCTGCCCATTTACTAGCAAGATCTTGTAAAGCAGTTTTTAGCTAAGTATTATTACCTTTAGCAGATATATTAATATAATCATTTAATAAATGAATGTCTCCTCCACAATTAAATGCTAACTAAGCGTATATGTTATTATTCTAAAAACCTTCATTATTTGAAAATATTCTATCTCTAAAAGCATTATTAGTATCATTCGTTTTTGAAATATAAGTCTAATTAGTACCAAAATTTAATAAATTAATGAAAAATCCATTTGGAAGATCAAAAGATGCAGAAGGATTTACATCATATTTACCTTCTCTTAAAAAATAATCTCCACTACTTTTCCAAATTGAATGTTGGGAGGTACCATAGGCTTTTCTTATTTGCCAGAGTTCAGCCATTTCTGCCATCTTATTTATTTCGTCCCACACCTCTTTAGCATCATTCTTTTTAAAATAATCTAAGTCTCCTGCTGCTGTATTAATATCACTTAAAGTTTTACTCTGATTCCATTTTACTATATATCTTTGCTTATCTTTACCATCATCACCACTTCTATTAGCCCATAATGAATATACATAATTAAAGTTAAAAGAATTACCTTCTAGAGTTAGACCGTATCCTTCATATCCCTTTTGTATCAAATTAATCATTTCTTTATGAGTAGTTGCCTAACTAATATAAGTTTTTATATACAACGTTGGATTAACTAAATTAATTTTTAAGGATTGTTTAGTGCGCAATTTTCCCAAATTACTTTCTATACCTAGAGAAGAATTATAAGATTTTAAATCATTACCTATATATTCTATTGTATCTAAAGCCTCTTCTGAATCTAATGTACTGGTAAATAACGGTTTATAATTTTTATAAGCATCTTTAGAATCCCATGGATTTGCAATACCTGACATATCTGTGCCCTACCTTTTTATAATATATTCATACTTCTTACTAATATTATTAGGAGCTATATTATCATTAGATTGTCTCAAATATTCATTATTCTAGATATTATTCTAAATCTATATATAAGAATTTCCTGAGTATATATTAATAGGTATGTTATCAGTACTTGAACCTTTTTTTAAACTAAATGAATTATATGTATTTTGTAATCCTAAGTCTGCCGTATACTATATCTCTCCATTATTTATATAATTTAAATTTAAACCTAATCCTTTGAAAACATCAGTGGTATCATTTTGAGGGCCCTCATAACCAATAAAATTCTTTGTTTTAAAATTAGCATAATACTAGGCTCCTACATCTAATGTTAATTCAAACTAGTTGTCTTTAAAGTCTCTCACATTATAGTAATACTGGTTAAACATAGTATTAGTCCATAACCACCTCCATTCAAATTTAAACTATTCAATTTCTTCAGTATTATACTCTCCTAAAACATTTTTACTCGTATATTTGTATATTATTTTGACAGCATATAACATATTACTATACAAAGTACCTGCATCATTATAGAATATTGGAGAAGTAGGACCGATAGTCACTGGTTCTTTATTATCCTTATCCTTATAAAATGTCTTATCTTTTTTATTATAAGTAACTTCTACAGGTTTCAATTTATCTGTTTTTACTAAATAAACATAAGATAAAGTGGTATCTACATTCTTTGGTATTTCACCATTCGTAAACATTTGACCCGCATGGGGTATTAATTTCTTATTATGCTATTTAGATAATTTATAATTTGAAGAATTACCATTTAATGGTATATATTCTGTTATAATACCTGAATAAGAAACTAAATTATTAATAAAGTATTTAGCACATAAGCCTTGATTATCGTAGAACTATACTTCTATTTCAGCTACTCCTTTATTATCCTCTGGATAGATAGAACTATCTATTTGTAAAGTACATAAATTCTCTCCTATATAGTATTTATAGCCTTCTAGGTTAATTTCACCACTTCCTATTTTACTAAAATCTATATAGTGTGTTTGTACTAAATCAGAGAGAACTCCATATTCCATCATAGGGGCTACTTTAAAGGATAATATTAAATCCCTCTTATCTATCTTGTTACCTTTACTATCAGTATCAGGAATATTTATTGTAAATCCTTTTTTAGTTATAGAAGATTTAAAATAATTATTTACTATACAATCCTATACTTCTACAGGATCTACTGATTCTCCTTTATTATTATAATACTTTCCTTCTACAATATGGTGTAAATCTAAGTAGTATTTACCTTCTTCAGGAATGCCATTTTCTATCTACTGTGTAATCTTAGTATGTCCTTTATATTGATCAGATTGTGTCTGATAGTTACTATTTAAGAACTTATCATAATTATCAGTATCAGCTTGTCCCTTTATTTCTAATTCTATATATTTTTTAGTTTCATCAGTTTTAGGAATTTCAGGAAGTGGAGCAACTTTAACTACTTCGTCTCCAGTAACATAGTATTGTCCAGCTTTGTTATCATTTCCTGAATTACTAGCCCATTTGAAATCATATATAACTATACTTTTCGGATTTACATCAAGATTATTAGTTTTCCAATTAAAATTAATGTAAACATCATACTACTAATAATTAACAGTTGTTGATTCAATAGTTTTAGTAACATCTTTATTTTTTAATACCTCATAAGTACTATTAAATGCCTATATTCTTTCTAATTCTATTAAAATAGCTAGCTTACCTGAAACTTTAGATTGAAATACAGAATATCCTGAACTTAATAAGTTTCTGTAACTATCTATATCGGGTTTATTAGAATTGTTAGTGGATTCCTAATTTATATAAAAATCATTGTACCATTTTAAATCATTATTTAAATAATTAATTTTACCTGAATCTTCAATAGCTACCACATTTATTCTAAATTGTTTAGGGAAAGCTCCTACAATATGTGATTTATTTCCATAATCAGATATTCTTGGCATATTATCATGTATATCCCCTGAGTGTACAATAAATTTATCTCCAGGATTCAGCTTATTATCATAAATAACTTTCTTAACAGAATTACTTATAGTTTCTTTAAAACCAAATTTATTCTATTTAAGAAACTCCTCTTCTAATTTAAATGTAGTTTTAATGCCACTTAACTCTTTGCTGCTAATATTTCTTTCTGGCGATGGAAAACAGCCTATTTGAGACTTATTAGTTATTGGATTGTAGGATACAATGTAAATAATATCCCCGAATTCACAAGTACCTACCGGAATATAACCCTCAGGTAAATAAGTTGTCTCTATTCTACCATTACCCATATCATTCTATAATGATAATTCATTACCATTCATAGTTAATAAGGTAGCATTAAGGGCATGAGTAAGACAAGTAGCCTGAGTGTTGTCAGGTGCAAAATCCATAACGAGTCCGTCTCCAAAGGTATTTTTTGCAGTCATTATAGTATTACCTGCCATAAATTATTTCTTTTTATATTTACGTTGTTCATCTATTATAAATTCATAATTATATTCTGATAATAATATGTCTTTGAACTTTAAAGGTTCTCTAAGTAATATTAATTCAGCTTTATCTGTTTTTAGTTTTGCTTGATAGAAAGAAAAACCTCTATCCCAAGAATATGGAAATCTAAATATAGCTACATGTCCATTCTACATAATGTTACATTCATCATATACCTTGAAGAACATAACTTTTTCAAATATAAAATTCTTTTTAGGTCTTCCCCTACCGGTGTGTTTCTGAGCTAAATAAGCTTCATATTGTGGTCTAGTTAGAGCAAAATAGTAATACCCATCCCATTTGATTTTTTTACGTTTATACATTACTCTTAACTTAGTTCTCATTTTATGCTAATAATATTCAAACCAACGTAATGAATCTTTCATCAAATATCCCGAATAAAACCATAATTTACCCTAATTAACAAGCACATCACCACCATAACTATTATGTAAATAAAAAGCTTTCCAACCATACTAGAGTATTCTTTTTATATCAGATTGTGCTATAGTTGGATACATCTCAAATATCTATTCATAATAGTCCTAAATTGTTTTCTATTTCAATACTATTTACCCTAATTAGTGTATTCAGTTATTCTATCTTTATCGCTAGTAGCTAAATAAATGGGTTTTTCTCTTCTTGTTCTTTTCTTGCTTTCCATTACAAACTATAACTAATAACCACAGAAATTAGATGTAATGAAATCGACATCACGCCATTTACCTCGTTTAAAAGCTTTTTTAAAATCATCTCCTTCTGTTCTTTTCATCTATATGTAAGATTGTGTTCTACCCATTCCAGGTAATTTAAATTGAGTATTATTCTCAATAATATCATCAAGAATTAATCTTACACTACTCATCCAAATAGAAGCTGCTAAATCTCTTTTACTCCCATCGGAATAGACTTCTTTACACTATTCAGGAGTCATTTTAAGCTTTCTAACCGGAAAGTTCATAAATATGTCGTGGCATGTAAAAGAATGCCCCATTGCAAAGTTACCCATTTATATTTGTTTAGTTATTAGAAACAAAAATAGGGAAGCAAAATTGCCTCCCTATTCATTACATTGGTTTATATGATTTATTATATACCTTTCTGTCCCAAGAATATTTGGCATCTAGTATATCATTCATTTCATTTTGTGAAATATAATCAGGTACTCTAGCAGCATCTAATAAAAATAACCATCTTTTACGTAAGAATTGAGCTTCCTACATAATTACTTGGTTATGAGTTCTAAACGCTTCTTTCTATTTAATAGTATAAGCTATATAAGCTGCTATAGCACTTGCTTCTTTATCATTTATATCAGGTAATCCATTTTCGTCTAAAATATTGGCATGATATAATAAATTTACTGTATCTAAACCTTTATTTACATATAAGGTATTACCTACTCTTTTATATTTAACAAACTTACCACTTATATAATAAGGATTGGTAAATGCTTTTCTGGATTCTATATAATTCTCTACATTTGCAGAATAAGGATCTCCATCATACTTTACATTACTAGTATAATTATAATCTTCACCACAATAAGTAACTGCTTCTATTATAGAAACATCACATGGTAACTAAATAGACCCATTAGAGCAATCTACTTTTAACTGTACCTATTTAAGTATAGTATTTTTATTTCCTATTTTATCGTAAGCAATTAAACCAATTTCTTGTAAATCTTCTAAATCGCCTGTTACATCATATTCTGTTTTAGCTTGACTTATTGCATAGTTAAAATTCATATTGTATTTAATTAGTTACCAGAAGTATATTGCTAGTCATTAGGTAATTTAGGAGCAGCTGCTTGTCTATAATAATAAAGTTTCTCTTTAGTTAATTTGTCTTTAATTAACTAATCAATAAAACTGTTATTTACATCAGGACCATTTAAATCATCTAAATTACAACACTTATATTTATTTAATTGTCTTGGATCTTTAAATACTGCAACTATAGACACTTGTCTTACAAAGGGAGCATTAAATAAAAAACAATCTAACATTCCATCTGCATTAGGAGCAAGGTCAATCCAGACATAAGGTTTAGTTAATCTCCTTCTTCTATATTTTATAGTTTGTAATTCAGACAATGATGTGACAATAGTAAATTTATTCTATCTATCAGTAGCTCCTAAATATTTAATAGCCTAAGTTCCGTATGTTGTGACAAGTTGTGGTATTTGAAAATGTGCTGTAATGGTGTCGCCATCACTCTTTTTACCACAAGAGCATCTCTCTAAAGATTCACAATCAACATCTACACAATTAATAGCCATTAATAAGTCATCTATAGGAGCAATTCCTTTAGAATGTAATTCATTTATTATTGATAATCGACAAGCTACTATTTCATCCTAGAGCTAGTCTATATTCATAGATAAATTCTAGTGATAACCTCTTAAACCTGATACTACATCATTTCGTATCTAACTAGCTAATTTCTCTATGTACATTTATACTTATTATTTAGATTTATTTTCTTCAGGATTCTATTTAATTCTATGCTAACATGTAAAATTATAACAACGTATACCCTTTAAATAAGTAACTTTCGATTTTAGTTCTGCAATTTCTGTGCATTTATCTGCAATAGCTTTAGATTTTTCAAAGGAAACTTTATCAATTTCTCCTCTTAATCCTTGTAGCTGTTTTCTAAAATCACTCTCTAATTCATGATAGTCTTTGATATACTTGTCACAAGTTTTCTACAGGAAATCATACTAATCCTGTTTTAAATCTTCTTTCTTATGTTCTACTTCTACTAAACTTTGTTCGGCTTCAGCATCTGCTTGTTTCTTTCTACTATTAAAAGTAAAAATATAAGTAATGGCGGCACCCAGACCGCCACTACCTATTATTGGTAAAATCCATTCAAGCAACACTTGTTCCATTAACCCTTAACAGTTTTTACTCCTTTAGTTAATTCAGATTCTGCTTGAGATACTTCACCAGTATCTGCAGAAACATCTTTATTAGTATCTGAATCTACAATAGTGCCAACTGTCTTCAAAGCAGTTTCCCAAGCACTAACTAAGTCAGCATCATTCTTAACCCAGAATACATGAGTTGTATAAGAGTTTAAGCGTCCACCAACAACACTCAATGGATGACTGTTAGCAGGAGCATGATATTCAATGATATACTGATTGTATGTAGCACCTACAATAGGAGTTTCTACCTGACGAATAGCAGACCATTGATAATTTGCAGCAGTAGGAAGTCTCAAATCTTTAATAATCTGAGAATAAGTACCAAATGCATTCTTACCAAACTTAACTAATGCAATAGGGTCAGTAGCTTGTACCTTATTAGGATTCATTGTTGCTACTTCATCATCATAATCAGCTGCTTCCTCAAAGATATTGATAGTTACCTTTCTAAATCTCTGATACTCTGTAGCACCAGTAAGAGTAATCTTACCTTTACCATCATTAGCTACCTTGATAAGGTCTTTATCTACTTGGAACATATGATTGGACTTAATTGTCTTCTCAAGTCTGTCTGCAAGAGCCTTAGCACTATCACCCTTCTTAGCAATAAATTCTACCCAGAAAGGTTTGCCCTTATGATACCAAGGAGTTGAATAGATATAAGGTTCAGCACCATCTACTCCTAAATAAATATCAAGTCTCAAATAATTAACTGCATGGTCTGTAGGTACAACAGAAGTTAACTTAGTAAAGTCAATTGTTGCTTCACACAACTCTGCTGCATAACCTTTACGTCTACGAATACAATCAACATTATCTTTTACAAAGAGAAAATCTCTCTTAATCTTGAGAACATCTTTCTCAACTCCATCAACTTTCTCTTTCTTACCTTCAAAGAGAACTACTCCTTTACCTGAATCTGGATCCAGATTACTATTAATAATAGTTTGTGTCTAAAAATTTAAACCTGCCATAATTAGTTATAATTTAATTAAAATTACTACTGTTGAGCTGCCTACTATTGAGGTGCAGCCTACTACTGTCCAGTTGGTCGGGCAATAGTATTAGTCATCTAAATATTATTTGCCAGTCTTGGATCATTTGAATGCTCCATAACTAAGTGTACCAACTCATTTATAATCTCCTGGTTTACATAATCTGGGAACTCCATAATCTGAGAAGTATCTTCAGTTAAATCAATCTATTCTTGTGTCAAACGAATAAATTGAGGACTCTTTACATAATCAATTTGTACTTCTACTAACTAAAAAAGTGAATCGTCTTTACCATAGCGAATTTCACAACGAACATTACTTGGATTTGCAACTCTTACTGCTGTAGGCTTTTCTACTAAAGAAATTGTTTGCTCAAGCTTTTCGCCACCATCAAGTGGCTATGATAATTTAAAGGTTCTCTAAAAATTAGAGCTTTGTTTATCTTTATCAGTACTAACTTTCCCACTGTCAGTAGTGTCCCCCTTTGCATCAATTCCATTATCTGTTACTTTATAAGGTCTTGCAGGCATATCTGTTCCGGTATATCCTGCTGGGTTAATATCAGAAGGTTCTCCATTACCAGTTACTGGGGAAGTCGGAATGGTGATACTAGAAGCTTGGTTATGTATATAATAATATGGACGCATTGGAGAAGGTCTATTGTAAATATCAGTTACAATCTAACTCCAAGAATCCGCTGTAAGTCGAGTTGCAGGAATCTAAATATATGAACCTGCATCCCAACAGTCTTTTTGTTTTGCAACATAATAGACACATACGCAATTAAGCATATGTAAATAATCAATAGGCATAAATACCTCATAAGTAGCACCATTCAAAGATTGAATCTAAGAATGTACATTACTTAAATAAGAACTAGCCGTAGCATATGTAGTAGTATCGCTAGGACTCTATCCATCATATGCGGTTTTAGTACCTCCACTCTTAAAATTATTGTAAGGAGCATTATCTGCTCTATACTTATGAGGTTTTAAATAAGCCGTAGATTTTAATACTCTTAAATCATCAGTAGACTGCTAATTAATATCATATACATTGTATACTTTATTAATATACTAATTAATCGCCTTGTTAAAAAGGTAATTAAATTCATACAGTTTAAGAGCTGGAGCTTGAATCTTACTCAATTCTATTAAAGTTGCTTCAAATATCTACCTAGCTGTCATTTAAAACGATTAATTTTGTTTATTATTTCTTATCTGAGAGTTCTTCATCTACGAACATTTCAGGATAAGTATCTTTACGAATCATAGCCATGACTTTACTATTTTTAGGGCTTTGCATCCATTCAATAGCAGCATCATCTGTTGCTCCTAAGATACATTTTCCATCGTCACCGAAAACATAGAGACCTTGTTTCTTTCTAATTACTCCATGTTCACGAGCTTCAATAAATAACATACGGAATTGCATGTCTCCTCCAGTGTAGCAATTAATAATTTTCTCTGGAGTCTTTTCTGCAATAGAAATTAAATAATCCTCAACATCTGCATTAGGTTGATTCTTCATATTTCTACCCAATACTCTAGCTACAAGCAATCTGCCATCATAACCTCTTTCATCATCAAGAATGAAGTTAATAGCTTGGTGAATGAGTTTCTTTCTAGTAACTCTACGAGATGCATCAAGACCAGGTCTATCAACATATAACTCAGCAGCACCATAACGAGGTCTTGTAGAGTGTTTGTCTACAGTACCGTCAATTAAATAGTCACCCTTATCATTCTTAGCATATCTATCTACAGCAATAAGGTCACAATTTTTAATTGCTTCCCATTCAGCAGCTTGATAAATATCGTCCAAGTTAAAAGATTTACCATCAGTAATAGTAAACACTTCAGTTACTGGAATAAAGTGTACTAAACCTTGTGCTTCTCTATTTCTTTCATCTTCTGTGAGAATAATATCTCCATATGAATTTACCTACTTTACACATTCCGGAAAACGTCCAGTTTTAGGATCTCTTTGTGGTTGAATAAAATATTTCTATCCAACCTTACCATAAACACTTCTAAGAACAACAACATTACTTTTTAAGTCGCCGTCTTTTACATCATTAACTTTTTTTGCCATAATTCATTATAAATTTCTATGAATAGGTAGGAGAGCACCTCGTCTCCTACCGTATCTTAATATTATTAGATAATCTTTTTAAATCTATTAATTAAATCAATATTCCTTAGCTTTAAGGATAAATGATTTATAAGGGTTAAATACAGCAATACCTGCATATCCCCAAATTGTCATAAGACCACCAGCTACAGGTGAACTTACAACACCGCTTTCGCCTCCTGAGCGACCACCTACACCAAGAACTTCATTAAAGATATAATCCTTACCTTTCAATGAGAACATTTGAATAGGAGGTCGTGTAGATGTCTTACTTGTTGTCAAATCAATACACAAGAAGTATGGGTCCTGATATTCTCTAGACAATGTTCTATCAACCTTGAAGCTAATAGTATTACCACCCCACTCATATGCATCGAATGTAGCACCTACTTTAATATATTTTCCTTCACCTTGCTTAGACCAGAGATAAGCTCCATCAGTTTTTCTAGTAGAAAGATACTCACCAAGTACTCTCTGTACAATAGCCCAAGCTTTTTCATTACACATAAAGCAGAAATGATTACCTGTTGGCTTATCTGCTTTTGATACCATATCAGAAATTATTGTATGGAATGTACCTATTGTAATTCTGTTTGCAGAATACTTACTTGCAAATCTCTCAATTTGAGGGATAGCACCATCACCAATAAAGATAGGTCTTCCTGTAGCTTTATCAGCCAATGTGGTCTTACCGTCAACACCTACAGTACCCTTAGCAAGCAAAATCATATTCTCTCTTGCATACAAGAAGTTCTCAATAAGATTCTTCTTCATAGGATCCAACTTATAAATCTTTTCAGTAAGACATCCTTGATTCTCTCCTTTACCAATCTTGATAAATGTATCCTCCATCAATGCATACTTAGCACTATATGTATCCTATACACGAATAGTACTCATATAATTACGCATCTTTTCTACATTACTCTGATACTTAACCCAACCAGTCTCATGCAATTCTGGTTTAGCATTACCAATAAAATAAGTGTAATCACCAATATGTGTACCATCAGTATCCAATACAGAAGAATAATCATCATCAAGCAAGCGAACCATTACTGACCACATATTATCTGCCTTTCTAACACTGTCAGAAACAACAAAACACTATTGACCAGTGCTTTCAATCTTGAAGATTTCATGCAAACGATAGTAATTCTCTGGGAAAATCATTTCAATCTCAGAACCATTTGCTCCATCACCAACTGGTTCAGCTGCAAATGGGACACGCTTAATATAATTAGTTTCTACTTCCCACTCAAAGTAAGTAGAATCAATACTCTGATACTTACTTGGTTTAGAATCACCATAATAAACATTTCGCAGTGCCTCTGTCAAGAATGTAGCTGTCAATTCTGGATAGAGTCTTGACACTACTCCGAGTCGGTGAGGTCTTTCACCTAAAAACTTACTAAAATCTTCGTAAGTTCTTGTATCTCCCATGGTTGCATGGTTTGTTACAAAATTTGCTACTAACATAAATAAAATTAAATTTAAAAATTAATCCCAATCGTCTGAATCCCAAATAGATTCATCCTTTTTACTCGTAGCTTGCTTTGTGGGTTTAAATACGAACTTAGATTTGTTAAGAATATCTCCTTTACCTGCATTATAACCACGAGTATACGCATCTTGTTGTTGCTTCTATAATTCTGCAATTAAATCCTATTCATTAAGCAGCCAAAAGGCAGCTTTAGTTAAAAGCTTAGGATCTTGTAATGCCTTACCTAAGGTACTAGAACCATCTTCATCTAAAGCTAACATAAATTCAGACAAATTGTCCTTATCTTGATTAGATAATTGAATAGGTTGTCCTGCAAAACTATTAAAGTTGTCAATCTAATTGTTAACCACATTAGCAAATGCCTAATATCTCTGCTGAGCCGCAGCCTATTGTTGATTTGCAATGTTTTGTTTTTGTTCTTCTTGTAATCTATTATATTGTTGTCTTAATCCGTCTACTGTTTTCTTAAATAAAGTTTCATTAGCTTTAGCAGCTTCTAAGGCTGCATCAAGTTCCTCATCTGTAATGTTATCATTACCAACTTTATTTAATATGTCGAAAGCATATAAATCCTCATCTGACATAGCATCAAACTAATTTGTATCCCATGGCTGATTAATCTGTGGAGTAATAGTTTGCATATAATCCTGAACACTCATTCCACTATTTCTAATAGCGTTAATAAGGTCAGCTTCGTCTTCTGCCAAGTCATTATTAGTTTCCTAATGCTCTCTCTAATCTGCTAAGATATTTATCTGCTCCTCTTTAGTCAGAGAATCCCAAGAGCGTTCTGTAACAGCACCACTCTCATCTTCAAATTTAATCTTGTCTGGATTACTAATACCTCTAAGTCTTAATACTTCAGTAGTTAAATCATCTTCCTAATCTCCTTCACTTGGAGGAGTAGAATCAGTCTCCTAATTACCTGTTTTTTCTGGCTTTGGATCTGGTTCTTGCTTTTCTTGAGTAGGAGTTTCATCAAACTCATCTACATCAAACATTGAGTCATCAAAATTACTTTCCATATTCATTGTTTCATTTTCATTATAAATATTAAAGAATAAGCATCAAGCTTATATTTATTATCTTCTTTAGGTTGTTCTGGAGTTGTTTCTCCAGGTGTAGTTTCAGTAGTACCTCCTTCAGAAGTAGTTTCCTCTGGAGGAGTAGTTTCTGTTGTAGAATTAGTATATTTAGTTAATTCTATAGATTCTTCTTTAAGAGTCATTCCTGCTTTAATAAACTTATCAATTAAATTAGGAGTTCCATTAGTTCCATCACAAATCTACCATTTATCAGGTATTTTATCAGCATTATTAAACATTACAATAGAACCTTTAGGTAAAGTGTTCTTATTAATCAGAGCTAAATTAGTATCACCTGCATCATCAACAGCTTTCTTTATTTTTTCGTTAACTATTTCCATAGTTGGAAACTAATTATTTGCCACTGTATCTGGCTTAGTTTCAGTAAAATTAGGTAATTGTCCAGAAAACTAAGCCCCACTTAATGAAATTCCTGTAATCTTAACATCATCACTATAAAATCCAAATTTATTACTAGTATCATCAGATATTCCAAAATTAGATTCCTTATAAGTGCCCATAATAGTGTGATAAACATATTTATTATTTTCAGAATCCCATTTACGTAATGCTAAAAATCCCTCTCCCTAAATAAATTGAGGAACTCTTGCCTAATATATTTTTAACTAGTTAGAATTTAATAAATCAGATGCTAATAGAGTATTTTGAAGCTTAATAATTATATAATACTTATCTACTTTACGAATTTCAAATTCTAAGGGAATTATATCATGCTTTTGTGTATTATCTATATCAACTATATATTTAGTATCAATACCATTATTATATAAATAAGCTTCAGCTACTGATAAATTAACGTCAAATAATTTAACATCATTTCTAGAATAAAGTTTAGTAGAAGAATCTGAAAATTTCACATATAGCTAGTGTGTTTCCGGAATGTTTTTATTTAATACTATTTGATTATAACTTATATCATCCTATACCTACACTTTTGTAGTTAAAAGAAATACATTGTAAGTAGTTTCCAACTCTGCTAGTATATAATTAGACAACTATAAAGATATAGTATTTGGATATTTCAATTGTAATTTATATAAAGACTCAGTCTCTGAAGATTCGTCTGTAACTTCAGTAACTATATTAAAATTACCTAAAATAGTATAAGTACTATAAGTTTTCTAGTTTTTAGGTAATTCAGAATCTATATTTCTCCAGTTAATACTATCTATGTCAAGAACAGATTTACCATTATCTTGATATAAAGCAAATCCTGATTTGTTATAATTATAATTTATTGATTGTAATTTATCAACTAAAAAGGGAACACTACAAAGGACATTATCATTTAACTATAAATATGGTATATTATTAATTGTAAGTATTAACTAACTAGAGTTTATAGTATCATTTTTAATAGTTAAATTACTAATAGTTAAATCATCGAATTTACCTGAAGTAGGTAAAGCTGATGCCACCTAATATTCTGAAACTACTTTGTTTTGAATTAAATATAATTTATTGGCTTCAACTACGTAAGCTAAACCAGTTACGAGATTTGCTTTATTTAAGGCATCTATATTTTCATATATTAAGCCTAAATTAGTTAAAGCTTGCTATTTCTATTCGGGAGTTGTTTCCTATTCTGTTAAAAATGACACATAAGTAGTATTAGTATCATTTAATTTAGTTTTAGTACCTTCTACATTTATCCAAATAGAACTATCTTCTGTAACTAAATATATTCCATTTGCTTTAATTTCATCAGAAGTATCTACAGTGAATATATAATCTTTAGCTTCTGAATTTATTTTTCCATTTTTAACTAAATCTATAAATTTATTTCCCCACTATAATTTAATTTCTCCATTACTTCTTAGTAATAGTGGGGAGGAAGAGGAACCTGCCTCCTAATAATTTTTACCAAAAAGTTGTGCCATTATTTAATATTAAGAATTTGTCTTCTATTTCTATTAGAATAACTAACATGTACCCAAGAATAATTATACTCATTAATTAACTAATCAAAAGGAAGTTTTAACTATTTAATAAGTTCAAATAATTGTTTATTACTTTCTTTAGAATTAGATTTAGTATGAATATCTGCAGCCTAACCGAGTGTATGCTAACTAGTTCTAGCACCTCCAACTGCCTTATTTAATTCAGGGCATCTATATCCACTTGACACAATAATTGGCTATCCATAAGCTTCTCTCAGTGGATCTAAAATATGATCTATTAACTAATTAAGACAATTCTCTACTTCTTTAGTAGGTTTATTGCTAATTTTTCTTTTATTTGCAGTTTCACTCTTAGTTAATTCTGCAATGCTAAAATATTTTCCCATAGTATTTATATATTTATTACTTTATGGTCTATATATATTTAATAGAAATATTGCCACAAAACAAAAATAGAGGAACTCCTCAAAATTAAGAAATTCCTCTATTACTACTTTTTAATTATTTAATTAGCTATACTATATATGGATTTATTAACTATTCTGTAATATCCCCACTTAGAATAGCAGCATCTTCTGATTCTGGATTTATATTTAATAACTTACACAGATATATCTCTAGGTGATTCTTTTCATGTGCTAATGTATTTGCAGCTTCATAAATAGAATCTGATTCTCCTACAAATATAATACTGTGGTTAGTTTTGTCACAATTATAAATAAATCCGGAATTAATATAATTAGTTAGTCTATTTGTTAATTTATCATAAATTTTGTTAGGCAAATTATATTTATTAGCTATACAGTCTAAGTATTTTAAATCGTGTTTATATTGTATTACATAAATATCAACTGACCAATTATATTTTTCTAAACAAGCTTTGTAATGTATCATATGAACTCTTCCCAATCTACCATTGTCCCATTAGCTACCATAGTTGCATACCATCTTCTCATAGTAGTACCATTACCTGCATCTTCATCATCTATTGTGTCTTTAATATAAAGAGCAAAGTGTTTTTCATCGGTTATACTACTACCATAGTAATCTGCTTTACACATATTAGCTACGAATACATAGTCGCAACCTACATTCTTTTCTAATTGGATATTGTATTGTTCTAAAGTCTTATCTACATATTCTTTAGATACTGGTTCAAGTTTTTGACCTCCTTTTTTCATCAGAGATACTGCATAATTACATAAAGCTTTATTGAAATGCCAACCATAATTACGTAAATACTACTTCATATATTTAGGCATATCATCATAAGTATCTAAAGCTTGTCTCATAATTAGAAATATCTACTATAGTCAGGGTCACGATACTCTTCTCTAGGGTATCTGCGTCTTCCATACTTCTCATTGTAATCCTTAGACTACATTTCTTCAATACAGTGCATTACTTTTCCACCATAATTGATCATTTTCTCTACATACTCAGAAAGATTATCCAACTTTGTATCTTGTACTTCGATTATTGTTGCCATGATTTCATAAATTCTTTAAACATTTCTTTTAGAGAATTAACTTCCTCTCTTAAAGCTTTATTCTCTGCTTCCTATCTTTGTCTTTCCTAGATTTCAGGATTTAATTGCATAAGTATTTCATCACATCCTTTAATAATATCTTTATGTAACTAAATACTATTAACTATATCTGTACTTCGCTATTTCATAGAATTAATTTCACTACTCATAGCTTCTTTATTACAAGATATAACTATATTATTACCAAAATCTGCTATCTCACTATTTGCTGGCAATTTCTAGAAATTAGTCATAGTTCCATTTACGTCAGCAGTAATATCTAAAATCATCTCTGGATTATACATCCCAGTATTACCATACTTAGGAACAGGCGGTGTTATGTTAGACACCTTACCTAATTCCAATGATGGTACATTATCTTTATGTAATATAAATAGTTGATTACCGTTACGTAAATTAGAAAATGCCATAATATTAAGATAATAATTGTAATGTATTATTTTCGTAATAAGCTAAATATATACCAGCCTAATTTAAAGTTGCAGAGGTAACAGCTGCTCCACCTAATGTAGTTAAATCCTAATCCTTTCCATTTGTACTAAATACAATAGGAACTGCTGTAGTAGGAGCTGTAAATCCAGGTAATTTAAATAAAATTAATCCTGAATAAGCTTTATTTAAGAAACTATGTGGAGTAAAGGTAAATGTTACATTAGTGGTTCCAACATTTACTGAATTAGCTTCTAATCTAGGAATACCATTTCTATTTGCGTAAACATAAGGATTAAGTAATATCATAGATACCTCCTTTCTTATGCCCAAAAGCCTGTATTAGCTCCATATAAATTATATGCTAAAGAAGTAGGAACTGCAGTAGCACAAGAATATGGTAAAGTTACTGTATTTGGAAGTTTACACTAAATACTAGCTATCTCTTGAGTCAGATTATTAACTGCTGCATTAATAGGAGTTGTTGCAGCATTTAACATCTGAGCAAATAATGCGCTTTGCTGAGAATTATTAATAGCTGTAGCCTGCTCACTATTCTTTTCACGTAAAGACTGAATCTTATCCTATAAAGCTGTAGTATTAAGAGCATCTAACTTAGCTAAAATAGCGTTAGTATTAATAGTAGTTGTGTCTTTAATTGTATTCTATAAAGAGCAAGTCTATTGCTGAGTAGCATAATTAGTATCTCGAAATCCGTTCTGAATTACATTATTTACACCATTTAACTGACTAGTTAACTAATAAGTCTGATTCTAGTTATTAATCTGGTTCTCGTAACCCATTTTAAGAATTTCTTTCTAAGTAGAGCAGCAACAGTTATTAAGAGCCTGGATAATACCACTATCTCCACTATTTACTGCATTAATTATTCTTTCAGAAGAGAATCCTACCTAACTACCTACATTAGCTATACTAGATTGTACACTCTGAATTGCACTCTAAATAGCATTAGCATCACAACTAAGTCTAGTAGATAAATCTTGCAGTGCCTAACTATTACCTTTAATCGCCTACATAACTAAATCTGAATTGTGATTATCTTGCATCTAATCTTGAAGAGTTTGAAGCTGTCTTTGTACTGCAGGGTCTCCGCCTTGGTCTCCATAACCATTATTCATCCAACGCATGATGTACATCCATACGAGATACATAAAAGGATTATTCCACATACCTCCTCCAAAACCTCCATTCATCATTGCCATAGTAGCAAGATTATCGTTGTTTCCTGTTAAGTTATCAGGAACAACAAAAGTTTTTGTTTCACTCATTGCTTAAAAATTTAAAGATTTAATAATTATCTGTTTATGTTCTAGAACTAAACAACTATATACTTCAAATTTTAAAATTTCGGACATTACTAAAAATAAAAAGAGGAAACATAGTTAATGGCATTATCAATTGATAATAACCTCTAACTACGTCTCCTCAAACATCAGAACATTACTTATTATTTGAATAAGTGTCTAAATAAAAGTCAAGATCAGATTTCATCCGAGACAATTCCTTAAACCCATCCTATTTATATCCTTTTGGAATCCATCCGTTCTTAACATAATTGTCAAAAGTAGCACGACTAACACCTAAATAATCACATGCTTGTATTTTGCTCATTCTCTAATCCTTATCTGTTATATTCTAGATAAAGTGAAGAATTTTACACTACTCTTCATATGATACATTAGAATTACCCGTATCAATATCATCTATTATTTGTTTTAATAGTCTTTTTATTAGCTATAACATACTTAGTATATATTATAATAAATATTCCTGTAATAATTAGGTATAAACAAAGTAATTGTTTATCTGAACAAGGAATACCTACATAAGTATCATATAAACCTATTAAATTACTGTATACAACATAATGTAAAGGAATCCTATGTAATTCACAATATTGAAAAGCATAAGATGCAGAATATAAAAAGATTAAACTTAAAATAGATATTCCTCCGAAAAAACTTAGTAATTCAGCAGGAATATCTAAATAAGATAAAATTGTATGTAATATATCTATAATAGCTATTGTTATAGGAGTATACTTAAGAATTATAAGTAATACCTTATGCAGATACTTACTTAGTCTTCTTTCCTCCACCACACTTGCCACCTGTTGAGAGTCCTGCTCTTGGTGAATTAGGTTTCTTTCTTCCCATATTACTTAGAAATTGTTTGGTTAGCGAGATAATCTTTAATTTTTTGAGTTGCGGTCTGAGCATAGTCAATAAAAGCATCTAAACTTTCTGGATTAGATGTAATATTAACATTAGCCATTCCGTCTTTAGGAATACTATAATTGTAGTACCCTACTTGATTGTTCAACTCTCCATCTTTATTAATATTGAAACTAATTGTTGTATAACCATCAACATCCTGAGTGGCAGAACCGGTAATAGTCCAACCCTCAGAAGTTGTATCATTAATATTAAATGTTTGATTCTGTTTTGTTATTTCCATTATTTAACAAATAATTCATAAAAAGCTTCCATAAGGTCAGCAGCTTTTACTTTCTGACCATTAATCTCATACTCGCCATCAGAATTTACATCAAGAATATCACCATACTCACCCTCTGTAAATGTATCTTCAGGTGCATCTTTAATATCTTCATTGCCCTTCTGCATAAGATATTCCTGATATTCTGCATTAGCTTTATTATTCAGCTCATTAAACTTAGTTTCCTCTTCAGGAGTACGCTCTGTTTTATTAGCTAAATCTCTTAACTCATCTGAAACAATTTGCTTACTAAATTCTTGTGTATCTTCATCAAACTGTTTCTTAATCTTATTATAAGACATTCTAATTCTCATAATCTTTACTTTCAACTCCTTAGGGAGCTCTTTGCCATTACTAGCTAAAAGAACCTTTGTAATAAGATTCTGTTTTGTCAAAACATCATTTAAAGTCATAAATCATTTATTTTTATTAAACATATATAATTATATATTAATTTGGGTTAGAGTAAAAGTTAATTAATGTTAGCCACAATAAAATTCTATCCACACGCTATGTACAGAAGAATATATTAAAAATCGCGAACGACCATCATCATATATATCACTTATCTAATTCTAACCTACAAGAATATTGGCATCATCTGCTTTAATTATATTACACTCAGAAGGCATAACCCAAAAATAGCCATTTCCAGTTCCATAATTCTACAAATCCTTCAGTAATATTATCTAACCATCATAACCTTTATTAAATTTTATCAAAATTCCTCTTTCACTCATTAAGCCTGCTTTATCGGCAATAATACAGGATATGTCTGTTGTTCTACCTATTTCTAAGCATTTATATGTATGACCATCACCAGGGCTAATGGTAGGTAATGAGTGTAATCTAGATAGATAACATGGTTGTATTCCAAAACCTTTAGTAATAATGTTTCCATTTACATCTAATTTTTGTGTGGGAGACATAGTATTAATACCTACATTGCCTCCTCCGTTGCATAAACTAACGTTAGCAGAACTTCTATAATTTATAAATAGACCATTACTACTATTAATTTCATTAGTTCTTTCTAAACGAATATTACCCATGCTAATGGAACTACCAGCGTAAATTTGACCAACAGCGTAAATTGGACCACCAGTATAAATTCCTACACCATTATGTGCTCTAATCCAAGAGGTATCTGACATATACCAACCTCCCTAGTATGTAGTATTGTACCATCCGGTATTTCCACTACTTCTAAACCAGTTAGAACAAGATATAGAATTATCTATCCCAGGGTTATGTCCTGCACATACTCTAGTTGCAGTCAAAGTATGTACTGTAGGAGAAGTAGTTGTGGAAGAAGAAGTAGAAATTTTAACATTAGCCCAATAATAATTATTTATATCATTAATTAAAGCTAATGTACCACTTGCTGATGGTAAACTAACTACATTTGTATAATTACCAGTAGCCTATAATCTAGTAGAAAAATCATATTTACCGCTATTATCATAATGATAGTCGATATATCTACCTATTTCCATCACGCCATTACCTCCTATACAAGGTATTGTATTAAATGGTGCTTGACCATAATTTTTTGGCATTCCACCAAGAGTTTCTGCATTTCCAGCAGAGGCAGCATAAGCTACTCTGAAGTTACTAGGATTATATACATAATAAGAATTAAAGTCATTTCCACCCCATAACCAAGTAGGCTATCCTGACTAACCTGCCCAATTAAAAGCAGCAACTCCACCATCTGCTCTTAATAACTAACCTTCATTTCCTCCATTCTTTATAAATCCTGAAGCAGTAACTGAAGCATATCCCTTCTTTCCATTTCCCATACAATAAGTACTAATAGTAGCTTTATTATTTCTATCATTTATAGGTAAATAGTTAAACCAAAACATACTACTATATCCTGCATTAACTACGTTAAACTCATTTCCTGCTACTATTTTATCTGTGATAGAAGTCCAGGTATGTGTATGAGAAGCTGGATTAAATGCTCCAACAACACCTTGCTAAATTACTCCTACTTTATACCAACCATCTCCTGGTAAAGATTGAACACTACTAAATGATGTTGAAAAAAACGTTCCTATATTCGAAGAATCAGTGTTTGTACGCCAAGCTTTTTTAAGCACTGACAAATTCATTGTGCCATACTGCTTCTTTACATTGCCCCACAATTGACAATTTCCTGTAGTATTATTTACATAAAGTCTAAGCTCCGTATCCCCTACTGCAATATTTCCTATAAGCTCTACGAGTCTTGCATTTATACCCTTTGAAGTACCACTACCAGTCTGTCTAAGATAAACTGAAAATATTGAAAAATAAGAAGGATAATAACTAGCTGCTGCCAAAAAAGTTATCGTTACATCATTACACTAATTGTTTAAATCAATCTCCCATAACTTAGCCCAATAAGAACTTAATCCGGAAATATCTGAAGTAATAAAAAGTGTTCTATTTATTTCATCTTTATGCCAACCATCGACAGTATCAGAATTATTTACCTAAGTAATCTCAGCACCATATATATAACCTTTATGATTATTTACATAAGTATTCTAAGTAGTTAATATTGGATAACTATTATGATACAATCTAGCAGCAGCATTAGTTTTAAACTATATAGTATCGTTAGCATCATTCATCTAGCTAAGTACTAATGTAGTTCCTCCTGCTACACCTGATTTAACTAGAGTAATAGAAGCTGCATCACTAATATCTGAAGCTGATTCTACATGAGGATCCCAACAGATACCTCCTCCTATAGATAGGTATTCTATATTCTTTGTTCGAATGTTAGTAGCATATAATGTCTAAGTGCTAGTCTACCAAGATAATTTATCATAGGATTTATATAAACTTCCTGTAGAATTATTAGTATTTTTATGATCACCTCCTCCCCATACTAAAGGATACCAATTAGCATCTGTAGCTGATAAATATTGATATAACGTTAAACCTCCTCGTATACTACCAATATCAGAGGTATCTAACACTCTGTATCGACCCTCATTTTGGTAGAACTAACCATCAATAGATACATACATTTTACCACCATTTTCAGAAATAGATAAATCTCCTCCATTATAGTGATAATCAGCTGCTAAGTTATAACCTCTAGGATTCCAAGTACCATATGATAGATTTTGTCTATTTAATTTAGCATCAAGAAGACTATTTACCTCTGATTCTGTATAATAACGAGAATCTAATGTAGATGAGTAATTATTAGTATCAAGTAATTTAACCCAACTTCCCCATTTAGTATTATCATCTAAACCACTACGATAATACATACCATTTCTATTCTATGTAGGAAAGGCTATCTATGAGTTCCAACGATATTCACCATTCCAAGCTGCTTGTAAAATATGCCACCAATCTCCAGTAATACCACTAGTATCAGACATAAATAAAGCGTTTTTATTTAATGTCTAACCATTTGCAGCAGTACCTCCATAATTATACACATATCTTCCATCATGGTTGTGGCTTTTTGTTGCATAAAGAGAATCAGTCTTCC